CAAGGAGACATGCAGCTCTTCCGATCCACTTGGTCCAACGACGTCCGCACCGATTACCAGATCCTGAATGCAGGCCTGGACCCCCTCAGCGGCAACACCGTCATCTCGACCCTGGACAACCCAATCGAGTTCCAAGCCGGAGACTCCAACAACACTTACGTCCTAGGAGGTTTCAGCATCTCGGACTCCAACAACTACACAGTCTTTGAGAGCACCCAACCCAGCGGTTTCATGTTCAAGAGCGCCTTCAACGTCGAGCGCCTCCTGGCCAACAGCGACATGGTGGTGGCCAGCAACCTCTACGTGGGTGGGCACATCATGGGCCACGACCTGAACGTCTACAAGGACATCGCCACCGACAGCAACAACGAGGCGACCCGCGTGGGTTACGCGTTCCGCATCAATGCACGCGACCAGCTCGAGCTCATCAAGTACTCTCGCTTCTACAACGACCTACCCGACGCCCAGAAGAAGGTGGCGGTCTTTGGAATGAACGACCTCCTACACAATGATGCCAACCAAACACCCGAGTACACTGCCTTTGGCGACCTTACAAACGTGTCCTTCACCAACGGCAAGACTGGCACCGTGGTTCTCGGCTCTCAAGGAGACCCTTACGTTGGAACGGACATGACGCTCAACTTGCTAACAGAACAGAACGCCATTATCCAGCTTGATGACGAGGGCCAACTCTTGTCAGTCACTCCCTTCACCGTTAATTTCCAACCCAACCCTATCACCATTGACGTCATAGGAACCAAGGGAACCATTACACTGATTGAGAACGCGCTCGTTGCCCGTGCCCTAGTCTATAGCCCTGCGTTTACATTCACCTCTGTAAATGATGGCACATTGACCACTCCAGCCCCCGACGCATATGGAGGTTACGCAGTGGATGAGATAACATACATTGTTCTTTCGACTTCTCTTATATCTGCAAGCTACAGAAACATCCTAATTGTGCCTGGGATACCCCCTATTGGCCCGGTATACCCCCCATATGTGTTCTTGGAAGGCATGCAGGTGTTGGGGCATGTAATTGAGCTCGCTGCTGCTGTTGATGGATCGAATGGATTCGTTGCTGGCAATTCGTTGTCTGCATCCGGATACCCGAAAACTGGGCAAAATATAGTACTAACAAATGGAACTATATTGCCATTCAATGACACACTCGCCTCTTTCTGGATAATGTATGCCCAAGATGGCACTATCAATGATTACGTTACTTACAGGTTCGGTCCACTTGCCGATTTTAGTACACCTCACACTGCCGCAAAAGTGGATGGTGGATTCTGCACCATCTTGGATGCCCGAGCAAACGACCATACATTGAGAGCCTTCTATGATTCCTCGGATAATCTGTTGTTGGCTATGCCACTGACAGGATCACAAAAGATGGTGGCTAGCTTTTCGTCTACCGGTGCAATTCAGTTTGCATATCAGTTCGCACACGCAAACTTTTCATATGTTTCAATCGCTTCTGGACAAGATGACAACAGTGTCATCACGGGCAATTGGGCGCCAACCTCTACCACCATAACTCGTGTTGATGATCCTGTGGTTATCAACATTGATATGACATCTACCACTTACCCCGCGACGACCGAAAAGTATGTTAGAGGATGGATTGCCAAGATATCATCAGCGGGAACTTACCAGTGGAAAGCATTCTGTGCCACTAATGGAGTAGACTATTACAGGCAACAAGTGCGCACAGACATAATTGGCAATGCGTACTTCATGTGCACGAGTGATGATGGTACAGATGTCATTATAGACTCTGCAAATACTGCCACATCACTCACACAAAAGCCATCATTGCATACTATTAACGGGGAGGGTGTAAATGCCATCATCACCAAATTCAACACGAGTGGTGCATTCCAGTGGGCTGCCCAAGTGTTCTACCCTTCTTATGGAACCGTCAACATTAGTGTCAATGAAGATAGCGAGCTATTCTTTACTGGACATGCTTGGGGCCCAGGGACCATCTATGCATACGACTCCGACGACACCACATACACCACAGCTGCTGTTTCCGCAGTCAACGTAAACTTGTTTGTTGTTAAATACTCGAATGCAGGTGATGTACAATGGATCTCTCAGATCGACAATGTCTACATAGAACCTTACAATTCGACTGCCAATTCGCTAATGGTTGCCACATGGGACGGTGGCTGCGTTCTGGCTGGAATCTACGATTCTACTGCCCCTGTGATAAAGAACGCAGATGGATCTGTACATGCAACAATCAATATTTCTACCTTCAATAAAGGCTATTTGATTGTCAAGTATGATGCCAATGGCAACTGTGTTTGGTATGCATTTGCAAACGGACCCAATAGCGTCCCTATTTTGGATATTACCCTGACTCAAACAAAAGATCGCGGTATTGTAATGGCTGGACGACTGACAAGTGGAAATGGCACTTCCCAAGCCGGACCCATGACAATGCATGACTCTGGCATGAATAGCAAATCTATTGACAAGATATGGCTCATCAAGGTGGATAAAGACGGTCTGTTCTCTGATGTGTAACTGTGACACATGTAGTAATAATAGGTATTTTTCTTCTTTTTCTGATTGTAATTGCTATTGAACTATCGAATGTATAAATAAAACATTCGATCGTCTGTTGTGAAGTCATAAGTATCGTAGTTTTTGCATTTAATTGCATGTGCAAAGGCGACAAGCATAATAAAAACATAACAAAAGAGAGATATTCACAAAAAAACACAAACTTTAATGCAGACCTGGCTTCAGTTGGTCTACGTACTTTGAGTCTGCGGACGCGTCAATGAACGACACATTGGGCAGAGGCACGCCTTTCCCCCAAATCGAATCGGTGCCATCCTCTTTAGGGAACCAAAGGATGTAGTCCTTCTCGTTTTGGACAAGATTTTTAACGTGTTTGTCAGAGCGACGGCAAATATGACTTTTTGTGTTGTTAGTGTATTTGGCAATGACGTATATACCTACGTCTGGTACGGACAATGTATATGCATTGTCAGCTGCAAGCAGATCAGCGATCAATTGAATTCTCAAGGCAAGCACTGGCTCCATTTGTTTTAATTGGATGTCTTATTAATTACACTCACATAATTTATATAAAACCACTTGAAAATCAAACACGCAAATTGATCCTTGTTTGCGTTCAAAATCAAATTGATCCTTGTTTGCGTTCAAAACAATAGATGTAATTTACGGTTAACAAGCTTCAGGATATTGAAATGCAAAATTTGATCACTTGGGAGTTCATTGTTCATATTCATTCACAGCTATGCCAAATGAGAAATGGAAAGTTGCTCTTGTCGATGGTTACACACAATCCCAAAAGACTTGGAAGGTGTTTGAGCTCATATCGGACTTGCTTTCACACAGCTCTGAAAACCCCACTCTGGTATTATATATTACACAAGCCAATTCCACGTCATCCGTTTGCCAAACTATGACAAGGATATGCCAGGATGCCGTACTTCAAACACATGTTAGTCCTAACCGCGTTGTTAGAGCAAGGATGCCATTAGAAGATGTCGCAAAACATGCTATCATTGTAGATTTTTGGAATTCGAATAACACAAAAGCAATGTTGCACCAGTTGCAATCAACGTCTTCCGTGTTTACCCGTGTTGCAATAATTTTTGATGAATGTGACCAAGGAGGATACTTTGGCACATTCAGTAGGCTCAAGTTTGTAGAAAGCGTAGAAAACTTACTCAACAGTAAGCAGAGGAATAACCTTCATTTGTGTTTGATCACAGCCACAATTGCTAACTTGTCAAAGAGCATTCTAAAAGCTGCAATGGCCATAGGAGACGAAGATCATACGGAGTTTTCATCAAAAGGAATTGTTAATGCTCTCATAACAAAACCAATTGTACAACACCATTTTGTAACCCCTGATGCGGCCTATATCGGGCCGTCATGGTTCTTTGAAACAAAAGATGTATGGATTCCTTTGATTATGCCCACCAATCGTAAACAAATTAAAACATCAACCCAAGTACCTGGGCAAATCCAAAAGTCAGTGCAAAGCAAGCGTAAACAACAAGATAACAAGTTCATGCATATTTGCAAAGCATTGTTGGATGTCCCTTTGGAAAAGAAAAAACTATGCTTGATAGCATCCTCTACAGAAAAACACGATCAAAATGCTTTAGGGTCGGCCATTATAACACAAAACATATTTAACGTTGTTGTCATACTAAACAGCGAAGAAACCAAGGACTATCGCGTGATGTATCGTTCTAAGGGAGATGGTAATGGGTCTATCTGTGAGTGGCAGGTGCCTTTTAAGAAACTGGAGAATCTCGCAGATCAACAAGGATTGTCAATGTATACATCTAATGCTAAATCACATAAAACATCGATCACATCGCGTTATGATTTGTGTCTGCCTTGTGTGCTTCAAGCATGTCTGTTCTTGAACACCCCCGCATATCACAACAATATAGAATTATTCGTAAAAGATAAGACGAGTTATAACGACCTCGTTGCAGTCTCGCAAACTGTTGTAAACATGCCAAAACCTCATTGCAGACCATACGACTACCCTTCGTCACCTACCGTTGCAATCATCGCTGGTCATATTGCAGGTCGTGGAGTAACTATTCAAAGCGCAAGGTATAATTTTGTATGCTCATCGTTTCTGTTCACAGATGCACATGACAACAGCCAACGGGGTGCAACTAGCTCACAAAGGTTTGGAAGGGCTTGTGGGATCCTAGGAGAAATTTACAACATGGACCCTGCTAGGAAACCACTGTTGATTGCTACAAAAAACATTATGCAAGCGGCGCTATCCAATGAACTTGCTCTTAAAGAAAAAATGAAAGATACAGAATACGGGCGTCCTATTTTACTAAAGTCACTTGTAGACAAAGAAACATGGGACGCATTATCCTCAAAAACAAAAGAAAATGTAAAGCGAGTCGCTACAGATAGAACGGCCACGCCAAAAACAACAAAAGAAAAATTCACGAATGAATCACACGATTCAACTTCAATGAAAAGCAAGCAAAAGAAAAAACTAGCTACTACTAAGGTTGCATTACGCATTCTAGAAATGATCGCATACTCCGAGTCAAAGTCGCTAAGACTCCGTGATATTAAAGAAATAAATCCAGAAATAGCAGAGTACCTTGAGTCTCAAAATAGAAGGACGCTAACCCAGCTTGCCGAACAAGGTTATTTGATCAATGTTAAAGATGGGGGGAGGTGGCAGATAACGAGCAAGGGTCTCGAATTACTGAGTGTCGAGTGATGTCCAATCAAGAGGGTACCCCATAAGAAACTCGATGAATTTAGGGTTGACTAGGTATTTACGGTATTCTTCAGTTTTATTTTTATTTTTCCCATGAGGACATCTCAAGTTTATCAATGTTTTTTGTTCATAGAATATTTGTACGGTCAATACAGTTTTTGCTCTTGCAGAAGTAATATGCGAGTATATGTGCCATATCGAATAACAAGGGGTACCCCATGAAGACAACTTGAATGTATTTGTCCCATCAGTCACTACAAGTTTTAGATCTCTCTTTTTAACTATAGGAACAATAGACACTTGGTTTGAAACAAGGGCAGAGCTTCTAGAGCGGGATTGAACGTCTCGAACCAAGCAATTCCATGCATATGACGCGCATTGAGGAACGATAGAGTTCCCTAACATTTTGCACCGTTGAACAAGAGCAAATCGCGTGTCACGATCTGATGGTTTCCGTACAATGCGCTTGCACGGCTCTTTCGTCCAAGCATATTGCATTCTTTCCAAAGGCAGCAACTGGAGCTTGCTGGCATGTTTTGGCTTGTATGCTAAACAATACCATCGTTTCCTGCGATGCAAAGCACCGACATCGCTCGCATTGATCATACACCAGCTAGTGCAAAATCCACGACTGTGAAGAGCATTGAGGACGATGTCCAACCCCCTATTTACAATTGCATGCGAGTTTTCCAGGTATATATACTTAATTGACGAGTTTGCAGCATCAACCAGCCTCATAATCTCAAAGAATAGACCCGATCTTTCTCCCGTGATGCCCACACCTTGAACATTTGCAACGCTGATATCGGTGCAAGGAAATCCTGCAGTTATGATGTCTGGACGTAGCGCCCTAACTGCCTTGTTTGAGATATCTTTCACATTCTCAAATATATGGGCATCATCTAGATTTCCACTTGAAATGTTTTTTTTCAAAAGCACACGACACGATTCTTCTATGTCACAGTATGCAACGGTTGTTGTTAAGGGTTTCAGAGCAACTGTGAAGCCTCCAATACCCGAAAACAGATCTAGTGCCCTCAAATTCATGATGCTGATGAATAATACTTTAGGCTCGCGACTACTATTAGCAAAGCTAATCTTTTATTTTTATAATTTTGTATTCATCAAAAAGTTCATTGTGTATTCATGGCTGACAAGTCTATGCTTCCTCCGCTGGAGGCTCGTATATTTGAGGGTGGACCAGATGCTGGTTTGTAATGATTGTGTGTTCTGTTTCTTTTAACAGTCGTTCACGAAAATCTGGGTAATCTTCGAGATTGTCAATCTTGTCTGTAAACTCTACCAAGGCTTCAAACTTTTTACGCCCAATCTCTGACTTGAACTCGCTCTCCTCTGTAGGGTCAGTGCCTATGATATAGTGTTGTAGGACGTCATTGCCTCTCCGGACGATCTTTTCGAGTGTCTGGATCAGCTCATAGTTTTTCCATGCATTATCCTTATTCACAGTAATGCTTTTGAACGTGTTGGGCAATATATAAACAATTTGGTTCTTTTTATAGTCAATGTTGAAGTAAAGATCCTTAATCACAATCTGCAAAATAGATTGTAAATCGTTAGATGATTTGCATAAGTTTGTGAGGTATGGCATCAGTAGATAACCGTAATTCTCCATCCCAAATTGTTCGTAAACAAAAACAGGCGGTTTGTTGTTCATTGTCCTTGATTGTCGACGTTGTGCACATGCATCTAGCTTCTCATTGATGAGACAATCCATCATTATTCTGATGCCCGCCATCTTCTCGTCGATAACTTCGTCAACTGTTTGCCTCACAATGTTTCTAATATCGTCTTCAGTGTAATAAGAAGAATCGCCATAGTCACAGACAGACGCTGACACATACCCTTGCTGTGGCGTCGCGGTTGGAGTGCTCGAAAGTCGTGACGTGTTTGCAACGGGTTGATTTATACTCTTCACTATATCAATAGGCTGTGATTGCTGGCTAAGGTTGTTTTGTGTGGAGCGTAGTATATCTTTTAGATCGTCCTTGCGGAAAAAACTGGTTATATTCCCATTCGACATCAATTAGATTCTAGGATATTCAAGACACACTTATATTAGTTTTCCTTTTATATCTTAAATCATTTTGAGTTTCATATAGACTAGCCTGTGTTTTTGTAACAAAAATTTGATGGATTCGATTGTATAAAATAAAATGCACGGGTCGAAAGTTGAAATCAATTAGCTGTAACAACTCTAAGAGCGTCCTGATATAAAAGGATTACAATTGTTATGTGTATAACATATATAGTGTGGTGATCTAATCATCTTCTCACGAGATTGTCAAATGAATCAATCGATGTCTTTTCCATGCCTGCATTCTCTTCCACAATCCTCTAAGAACAAACATCACACGAGCTCAATGCGAAAGTCCGTGTCTGCAAATGCGCTGTCAGACATGGCATTAGACGCCGTCAAGTATGTTCCAGTGCAGAATGTAGCCACATGTGTCATTGAATTTTTAAATGATAAAAGTATGAGTACGCGGGATTTCGGCTCTTGTCTTGCAACCCCATTAGAATTGAAAGACCCACCAACTTCTGTGTTCTCAAATCGCTTCTACCACGACAAAAGCTACAATCAGAGGTTTCAGGAATTATACGAAATAGTGAAACGTCGTAAACAACACGCTCGTTTCGTTGCTGAGGAGAAGTAGTACTAGCAAAAACAGTAAACACATAAACACATAAACACATATACATATAAAATTTGAAGTGAGCTTAAGACAATGCATGTGAATCAACAAAGTAGAGCAGAACCTTTCGAAGAATGAATAGTCAATTTGCTCACCTAAAGTGCCTTGCAAATAAGCCAATCCTATACATAGGAGAAGTCGGTGCAGTAAACATCTTTAAAAAGTCACCAGACCCACACTATCGGAAAATGAAGCTTTTTAAATATGGTATATCAGATAATGTATATAGACGAATTGCGTATAGTCATATGAAGAAGTTTGATTATTTTGATTTGCATTTGATTAGAGAGACACCAGTTCACAGGCTTGTAGAGAGTCTTTTGACACGCGAGCTTAAAAAAGAGGGCATCCATGTAAAGATGAGCATTCGTGGCCATGTCCACAGGGAATTATTTGTACTTGAAAATAACTCGACACATCTCGAATGGGTAGAAAAGAAAGTAGATTCGCTGATCGAAGAATTGGTATACATTCAAAATACAAAATGAACGATTGAGGTTGTTAGGTAGGATGAGTTTTATATTCTAAAGCGTTCCAGGTGCCATTCTAGAATCACAAGACATTCAAGAGTGTTGTGTGAGGAAAGGTACTTAAGGCGATCAGCCCCCAAGCAGAGTCATTCTACCGCACAGCCAAATGTCCTCAGCGGCAATCACGTGTTTGGAAGATGCAGACAATGCAACGGCACTCATAAATGATACCTTGAACAATAAGATACCAGAAGTAGCAAGGCAGCACGACACCATATTGCCTAGTGACATTCGCATTGCAACAATGACGATTGTATGCAGGACTTCTTTGGGAAAGGTAGATGTCCATTCGCTACGCAGTGCAATTGACGCAAACCCACAAGGCATAAGTGAAGAGATCAACATGTCAAACAAGACGATGGGCAATAGCTCTGTTATATTCAAATGGAGGCAGGATTCGCGGAACATCGCTACAAAAGTGTTTACAACAGGCAGCTTTCATATCACGGGCGTGAAGAACCCAGGAGAAGCGGTCATAATAAGTAATTTCTTTTGCAAAAGAATCGACGACCTTTCTAAAAACGGAGTTGCATTCGCATCATCGTCTTCGTTGCAACAATCATCATTTACAACTTCTTTTGAGATCTGTATGATCAACAGTTACTTTTCGATACCTCATCAAATCAACTTACAAAAGGCATTTGCATTGACGAGCACTAGTACGGTATTTTTAAGCAAATTAAATATCGAGAAGCATCCTGGGCTTCAACTCAAATCTAAAAGTAATGGCGTGTCTGTGTTTCTGTTTTCATCCGGTAAAGCAATAGTTACAGGTGCACGATCAATTGTACACATTCTTGACGTATTCGGGGAAATATGTGGTTTCCTCAGCGAGCAGAAAGAGGTCATATGTTTGCCGTTAGTGTCAAAAGACAAGCCAAAGGGCAAAAGAGGGAGAAAGAAGAAAGTTGTGAAGGATGCCTTTTATGAGCAGTTTGGGGATTTTATGCCTTGAGTTGGGGTGCGAATGTAACGAACCAAAGCGCGACGAGCCCGCCAAGGATTTGTGCGAGCACATATCCAATGTATTGTTCGACACCAATTTTACGATTTACAAGCATCATTGTTGATACAGCGGGGTTGAAATGCCCACCGCTAATCTTTCCACCAAAGAAGATGACGACTGCCAGAGCTAGACCAATGGGAATAGCCTCTCCTGTAGTTAGAATTACTGACAGGAAAATAAATGTACCTACAAACTCAGTGATAAGGTCGAACATTTGATTATGGTTTGAATTATTCTATAATATAAGAAAGACAAAAATTCAAGTCTTCGAAGTGTATTACTTGAGAGATGTTTTAGGCATCTCAATAATCCCAATGGTATTTAGTATCTGAACACCACTTTGTGCTCACAACCACACTGTTTGCATTTAATAGGAATGCGTATTCCACCCACGCTGCGTGCCTCTAGAAATGCTTTGCAACGCTTTGCATAAACCTTGACTTCATTGCAGCAGCAGTCATCTAATGTACAGTCCATTTCTCCATTATTGCAATCAAAGCAAACTTCAGTTACGGGTTCAGCCATTGTGTCTTATATGCAAATAACTAAGATAAAATACATTGAGAGTGAGAATATAAACTTTATTCTGATTCGATAACTTGATTGTTGTCTGACGTTAGAACGTAACAATCCCATTGGTTAAATTGATCATTGAAAAACACATTCATTCTTATGTTATTTGTTACAGCATCTTCAATGCTGATATTGTCGTTAAAAGAGCACAGAGTAAACATTTTCATATTGCTAATTGGGTCATTAACACACCAGTTTTGAATGTAAGGTTCAAATGTTTGGTCTTTTTCTGCCGACAGTTTGCATTTGAATGCTATCGTATATTTTGTGTTGTCCAATGCAACAGGGTGTGCTCTTTTTATTGTTGATGGTGTTTGTCCCTGTAGAACAGATCCTTTAAACATTCGATTAATAATTGTATGATAGTGTAACATTGTTGCAGCCTCCAGTTTTACTATTTTTCCTATGTTGAGCTTTGTTAATATGTCACCTGTCTCAGACGTAGCTGATGAATTAGGATCATGTTTGATTTTAAGAAGATTGCTTGGTCTTACTTCTTCCAAAGCGTGTTGCTCTGATATTTCTATCCACGACTTTTCAAATAAATCATGGATCACGAGATGGTCGGGTGATTCTGTTGAGTCTTTACTTGGTGAAATATTCTGTAATGATGCTAAGGCTTCTCTCTCTGAGACAACAGTAAAGAAATCTGCGCCATGTCCACCTGGTTGTGTTGTTTGTATGTGGTATGCATAAATGTGTATATTTTGTCCCAAAACATATTCTTTATTGCCAGCCACGATATTCCATAACTGATTTTCCATGTTATCTAATTACACGTACTACTATAATTACGAGAAAAAGTTCAATAATATCAAAACGTTGCATTCATATCTTAAGATGTTGACCCAAATCCACCGTTTGCACGCTCGGTACAGCCAATATCTTGCTCATCCACTTTGTCAATCTTTACAAAGTTTTGTTTACGGAAAATGAGCTGAACTCCTGTAAAAGGGAATTCAATCGGCTTAGCATCTGGATCAATCTTCGCAAGAGCTACAAGAAGCTCACCGGTGTAAGTATTGTCAATGATGCCGATCGAGTTTGCGAGCATGTAGCCTGTTTTGATGAGGCTGCTTCGAGGCACAATCTCTACATACCATCCACTCTCAAGCTGAATCTTAACGCCAGTCTTGTATAGTGTCACAACATTGTTTATTTTCTTGTGAACATCTATAATGACCAGGTCGTAGCCAACATCGCTGACGCGGGTTTTGAAAGGTAGGACGGCTCGAGCATCAAACAATGCAACTTTGCATGTTGGCACGTCATTTACAAAAAGAGCCATTTTAGCAATAACAGAGCTCAGGAGATCTGAATTGTTGCCAAATACCATGCCAAGGAAATCAAGAGCATTCGAGCCTGCGAAAATCACGGTAGTGTCTCCATCCGTGCAATGAGGGATTGAAGTAATGCTTTTAATGCGGGAACTGAAAGTGTCGTCGTTGTAACTTTCTACAGTGACCGTAACGATGGTTTGAATGCAACTGTAAACAATGCTGTTTGTGTTCTTCAGTATGTAGGCTCTGACTTCCGCTTTCGTCCTTTCTTGCTCCGTAGGAGACGTAACATCTGACGAGTCTGAAACACTAAGATCGGAATTCACAGATGGTCTTGATGAAGACGACATGATAATTATGCTGTGTGTAAGAATTTACTACACGAATTTACTTTAAATGAATTCAAATTCTATTTTCAATTTATATAGCAGAACAGACCTCGGATTTATCAATACAAACCATTTAAAAGATGCGAACACCCAAGAACAGATTGATATGACGAGGTATTTGAAGTATGTATGTATACTCATAATGGGACTGTTTAGTTATATTGTTCACACATGGCTTCAAAAGATCTATTACATGCAGTGTTGTGCAAACATTTTCCAAGTGCTGTTTTTCAAAAACAGCCAGTTCTGCACTGTCATCCACAGTATCTTGTCAATAGTAGAAGGCAATTTTTCAGATATTATGTATTCGATCATGGTCCTTTTAAAAAAGGACTGATACACTTGGAAATTTGAAATATTTCAAATCATAACAATCAATATTAGAATATTCACTAGCCTCAAAACATAACAGGTGATTAAAATGGTAAAGATTAACAATGGTCGATCATTGCTTGACCCAAGCAACAGGAAACAATTAGATTCCTTTGTGGCATCCCTCTTGAAAAATGTTGGAAAGCGCTTCGATATTCCTATCGAAGACTTGATGCAGCTGTATGTATGTATGAACAGAGAAAAAACTCTCAATTCTAAAGACAACATTCTTTCGCAGAAAAACGAGGTTTTATTGGAATACATTAACATTATGGAAGGCGAGTACCTTTATGATCCAGAGACACGAGATGTTTATACATTTTCAGACATACCAGAGAAAATAGGCTTCTACAACAACGATACAGAGAGCGTTATCCTTGATAGGTAGGACTCTCAGAGTGTCAACACTACAGGCGCATGATCAGACCCATACACGTCGACAAGTATATCACTGTCTTGATATTTCTTCTTCATATTCTTAGAGACCAAAAAGTAATCAATACGCCAACCTTTGTTGCTCTCACGTGACCGAGTGATTGTGGACCACCAACTATACTTGGTCTCGCTTGGTCGTTGGTGCCTGAATGTGTCTATCATTCCTGTTTCTGCCAACAAAGCTTCAAAGCATTTGCGTTCTTCATCTGTGTAGCCTGCAGATTTTTTGTTTGTCTTTGGACTGTGGATGTCAATCTCGTTATGTGCTACGTTCAGATCGCCACACACGATGACATTTTTGTTGTCTTGCTGTAGTGTACAAATGTACTGCCTGAATGCAACGTCCCATTCTTGCGTTCGATACTGTAGCCGCGTCGAGCCTGAGTTTGGAGTGTATACATTAACGAGTACAAATTGCCGTACTTTTGTATCAATGCTTCCTTTAAACCAACACGTCGTGACTCTTCCCTCATCATTGTCATGATTAGGAAGATCATAGCTCACTTTTGTCGCTTCGGTTCGAGACAGAATTGCCGTTCCAGAATACCCTTTCTTTGTCTTTGAAGTGTTATAGTATACGAAAGGATATGTGTCTTGAAGTAACGAAAACACAGACTGAGCTACTTTGTCATCACATTTGATCTCTTGGAGGCAAAGAATATCAGGAGCATCCTCTGATACCAAATGATGGATTTGCGGCTTGCGCATTACAGCTCGCAAACCATTAACATTCCATGACACAATTTTCATCCCTCGGCTTGATGGGTGGATGGATAAGATACTGGCTCCTGTACTTAAATATCTTGGTAAAAGACGATCACTTTTTTAGAATGATGGAAAATAATAATGATAATAATGCACTGCCAGTGCATGCGATAGATAACATCCAATATAATTATTTTACGCTTTGCGAGATTGTTTCTTCACGGGCGCTACAGCTTTACGAACTGTCTTTGCGGGCGCTACAGCTTTACGAACTGTTTTTGCGGGCGCTGCAGCTTTACGAACTGCTGTTTTTGCGGGCGCTGCAGCTTTACGAACTGCTGTTTTTGCGGGCGCTGCAGCTTTACGAACTGCTGTTTTTGCGGGCGCTGCTGGTTTCTTTGCAGGGGGGGCTTTCGGTGTTGAAGCAAGTGTGGAGATTCCAGGCGTTGGCTTATTCGTTTTCTTTCCAATAGACCCTTCTCCAGAATGGATCTCAAAGAACTCTTTTAAAGCTTTAGCACTCCTGTCAAAGTTTTCATAGTTGATGATAGTTATACGTTGTGGTGTTTGTTTAATATATGCAATCGTCGGGAAACCTGTTACAATGTCATCCATAATTCTCGAAAGCAAATGCTTTGGTCTCCCATGCGTGAGTTGTTTAAAAACATCCTCGTTTACTTTTACAGACTCCATATTTGAGACACCTTTCGACATTATGTCCCATTCTGGTTTTGCCTGTTCACAATGCCCACACCAATCAGCATAAACAAACAATGCAAAAGACTTTTTGCCTAGTACGTTGTTTTCGAAAGAAGATATATCTTGTGGTGAAGATAAACGCAGATTGTATGCTCCCATATCGTAGTATGTTCTATGTTCCTCTATAAGATTGTATGAGAAAAATATCATCCTTGTCGGAATAATGATAAATCTCAAACAACCACTCGTTTTGTTTGCATATATCTGCTGCGTACAAACTTACATTTTTTATAGCACTTAGAGTAATAAAGAACAATTAGATAATAGATGACGCGTGTGCTACTTTTTGGAACTCATCCTAAACAATTCAACGGGTATTCTAAAGTTGTGTATGAGATTTTAAAATGTATGTCTATCGATCCCAACTACTCTTTGACAATCTTTGGATTTCAAAACTTTCACGAAAATCTAAACCATCGCAAGGACATGCCCGATAATGTGTTTGTCTACGATGCTTTTGCAAATGAAATCCCTTCAACTTCGGGAGGAGGTTTTGGCATCCCACAAGTCCGCGAGTTTGTACAACTTAACAAGCCCGACATTTTGATCATTTACAACGACATGATGGTTATCAGTCAAGTCATTTCTCAGCTCAAAACGATTGAAAACCCGACATTCAAAATTGTTGCATACATCGATCAAGTTTATCTAAACCAAAAGAAGGAATTTATTGATTTTGTTAACAAGAACGCGGATGCTGCGATCATGTTTACAAAAAGCTGGGAGGAATGCATTTGCAAGCAAGGTCTGTCTATACCAACATTCTATATGGAGCACGGATTCAACAAAATGGCTTATTACCCTATTCCCAAAAATATTGCACGACAATACTTTGGAATCAAACCAAATGACTTTGTTATTCTCAACCTTAACAGGAACCAGCCTCGCAAGCGCTGGGATATTTGTTTGAAAGCATTTGCTGAAGTGGTGAGCAGGCATCAAGATGATCCAATCAAGCTCGTTATAGCTACTGCAGTGCAAGGAGCATGGAACCTCTTGGAAATCTTTGAACGTGAGCTCAAGAAACGCGATCTTACCCTTGAAGTCGGAATGAAACATCTGATAATTCTTGACAACCCGCAACGTATCACAGATGAAGAGACAAACATTCTCTATAACATTGCAGACATCGGCATCAACACATGCGACGGTGAAGGCTTTGGGCTCTGTAACTTTGAGCAGGCGGGCCTCGGTATCCCACAAGTTGTCCCTCGTCTTGGTGGATTCCTAGATTTCTTCGACGATGATTGTGCAATGCTAATGGACCCGAAAATGGCATACTATGTCGACAACACCCGCGATATTGTCTGTGGAGAAGCCCTCTTGTGTGACTATATGGATTTTGTTGACGCCATAGAAAGTTATTACACAAACAAAGACTTGCGCGATAAACATGGTTTGAATGCAAGGAAAAAGATCCTTCAAAACTATTCGTGGGAATCGATCACAAAGAAACTTACACATATTATCGATACTGTAGTACCGCCTAGAGAAAACAAGGTTGTTTTTGCAGGTTCTTCTGTTGTCAACAAATCGTTGATGAATGAAGTGGAGAAAATAGACGCTGCTTTGTTAGGAAAGATGCTGACTGCAAAGTCGTCATCTCTTCCTCTTGAGGAACCCGTTGTAGAAGAAAATGATAAAGCAGTCGTGAAGAAAAGCAAGAGGGTAAAAAAGAACCGCAAACCTTCAAATGCATTGAAAAAGAAGCTCGCTAAGCTGTTGGCTGCGATCGACGACTCTGATGACTCTGATGACTCTGATGACTCTAAAGACTCTGACTGATATCTATCCTACTTTATATCATATACACAAAAATTTGAACATTGATGAGTCAATAAAAGAAGCAAAGAGTTTATGAACACATAATGACAACTCCTATGATACCAGACTTCATTTTTAAACTTTATCAAGATGAGATCTTGAAAGTCATCAACGTTGTTGTTAAAGTTATTTCAGACCATCATCAAATTGATGCTGAGAAACTTAAGAAAACAATTGAGAGACACGCTGACATATGTTTCACTATTGTTCCAGATGATGTGGAGAAAGTACGCATTATAAAGTCGAAACCGCGAAAGCTGCCAGAAGAAGGTGACAGATGCACATCACATATAAGAACACCAGAAGGTCTTTTTATGCAATGTAGGTGCAAAAAAGCAGACAACAAGGATAATTGTAAGCGGCATACAAAGAAACCGTCACAGTATGGTACGATCAGTGAACCTAATGAGCATCATATGAAAAAAGATACGCGGAAGAAATCAAACAAAATTTACTAGGTCAGCTACTTTCTACTCATCGCATTGCTTCCAATTACATGTTAATGTGTTATGTATGTTGCAGATGGATGCATTTGATAAAACAAAATCATTGCAACAACAAAATACGTATTATAATAGCTCAGCTAAGACTTTCGGCTAAATAGTTTTGATTTGTTTTTAGAAGAAATCATCTTACATTGAAATACATACTTATGAAATATTTGTAAGGTTTAATTAGATTAGTAACAATCTACAAGAGATCTTTGATCATGTTCAAGTGGAACTTTCAAAAACCATTAAAATCATATTCTATGCACACCCCTAACAAGCTCGTCAAATTCGTTGTACCAAAATGGTATTCTCGAGTTGAACTTGGAGATTATAGCTTTATGAACGATGAGGCCGAAGTACATTCCTTTAGAACCCCGCAAACAATAAAGATTGGAAAGTATTCATCAATTGGAAAGTGCAAGTTCATGGTGGATGGGGATCACAACATCAAGTTTGCATCAACGTATCCATTTAACGAGCTTTTGGATTGCAAAACAGCTCCACAAAACTGCAACATAAAGATGCCACCCACTGTAGGTCACGACTGCTGGATTTGCGATGATGCTGTTATTTTCGGGAACGTCAGCGTCGGGCATGGAGCTGTTGTTGCAGGAGGAAGCATAGTAACAAAAGATGTTCCGCCGTATGCGGTTGTGGCTGGCAATCCAGCCCAAATTGTAAAGTATAGGTTTTCACCCAGTACCATTGAAAGGCTTTTAGATGTCAAGTGGTGGAACATGGACCATCTCTTCATTTGTTCCGATCTAGCGCCTGTCATTGATGATATAGAAAAGTTCCTGAAGACATGTGAGCGATGCCACCATGATTGATCATCACGAATATTTATGATATTGATGATATCTATTGCAAATGTCACAATTGCGTGTTGTATTCTTGGATAAAACAAAAATTATTTATATGTTGTAATGTGGTGGGCCAATAATTGAAACATGAACTTACCAAATCATATAGTAATGCAGAAATGCGTAGGCTTTCTCTCACATGAGGACAAATTAACAATGTCAAAAACAAACAGAGAATTTCATAGCTTAATGTATGGAGATCTGGAACAGTACAGACAGACTAGAAAACTGATTGGTGAGTGCTTGAGTTCAATGATCGATTTGTTGAACAACACAGCACGTGAAAGAGTCATGTGGAAATTTTCTTTTTGTTGGCAGAAACCTATAACAAATGACAGTTTGTGTCTTGTGTTGCACAAAAGAAACACGTCTTCATCTGAACGAAAGTATCATATTAATGGTGAATGCAAGCACCATTCATTTAAAAAGAAAAATGTTTTAGAATGGTTCGAGATGAATATGTTGCATGTATACAGTGATATTATCTTCAGCGGTCAATGCAACTTCAATCTGAATACAAATGAATACAACTTGTTTAAGAAACTGACCAACACAATGCACAACTTGCTCCCAAATCCAAAGAAAAACACAAAAACAACAAAGGTTTAAGGTTTTCGTTTATAATTCAAGTAAGAAAGAGACTGTAAAAATAACAACAGCAAAAGAAGAATCAGGTATGTCTAATGTCCACTATTGTTACATTTTGTACAATAAGGTTAATAAAATGACGTACAATGGATATACTGTCGACCTGAAGAGACGCCTGAGACAACACAATGGTGAAATAATGGGAGGAGCTAGATGCACAACACGAGCATGTGCAAGCAGCGGAGTTGTTTGGGAATACCTCGCTTATCTTACGTCAACATCCAATATATTTGACAATAAAAAAGCATTGTCGTTAGAATGGCATATAAAATACCCATCATGTAAGCGCCCAAGAGAACAAAAATACCAAGGGCCTTTGGGACGTTTGTCAGGATTGTTTGAAGCTTTAAATCACGTAAAGTTCGGAGAATTGGATTTTGATATTTTTGTTTGTGACGAGTACCTAGCTTTGGCAGAAGCACTGTCTGCTAAGACACCACACAGAGCTTTCCTTGTCCAAAACATAGATTTTGATAAAGTCATAGCTAAAGTCAAAGCTAAAGTCGAAGCTAAAGTCGAAGCTAAAGTCGAAGCTAACGTCGAAGCTAAAGTCGAAGCTAAAGTCGAAGCTAAAGTCGAAGCTAAAGTCGAAGCTAAAGTCGGCCGCTGAATGTGAAGTGCAAGATCATCCAAATACATCTTCGGGGTCCTCTGTGCAACACTTTCCAAAACAACAGCAACATGATATTATAGCATGAATACTCATAAATCCTCCAATGCATGTATTTCCAGCAGCTCTTTCAATGGCACGACAAGTAGGATCGTCAAAGCGTTTTGAAAACTCTGGCAAAGCAACCCTGAGTGTGGGCGCCACAAAACAACAAGATAATGGTATCCAAATATATGCTACTGGCAAGTGGATGGCAGCTGCGGTCCATCTTATAGTGCGCATTCCTATGACCTTGGACATCCTTACGAAACGCATCCGTCTTGAATCACATGGAACAATGTTTTCAATTTGTATATCCATTTTGTCAGCTCAGAAACATGCAAACATACACAATCATTTTTCTTATTTGTTTGTCTGTTTTGACATGTTATACTATTGTTTTTCATCAGTGTTGTAGAATCGGTTCATCCTTTTGTGGAATGTTGCAAGGTGGTACAAGATTCTCGGCACTCCAAGGTAAGTAATTGTGCTCTCTTTCTCATCGTTATCGACGACCCTCATCATATTTGTGTAAATAAATGCTGCAACAACATCGGGATGTTCGCAAATGATGTTGAAGATGCGTTTTTTAACCAGCGATGCATTTGCACTTAACAGCTCGGTCGGCATCATTCCAGGAGATATTATATGGAGGCCAACGCTTTTGTTGTCTTTGAGTTCGTGGCGTAGAGATTTTGTGAGCTGGGACACACCAGCTTTTGTCGAGCCATAAAGAGAAAAGTCAGGTGTTCCAGCACCATTTGATCCAGCACCTGCAATGTTGAAGATGTGCATCATATTATTATTGCATGTATTCGTAGTCAACTCTAAAGCGAGCTTCACAACCAGTGCATTGCCCATCAGATTGGTTTTGACAATTTCTTGAATCTTCTCGTAAGAATGTTCCACAAAAGGCGTATTACCGTCGCTGACAGCAGCGTTCACAACCCAAATATCAACTCCATCAGGCATGTAATTAGTCACTTGTTCTTTCAAATGCATGACTCCCTGTAGACATGAAACGTCGCTAGCAATCCCTATTGCTTTTGCAGAGCTGTTATACTTCAATGTTTCTAGTGAAATTCGGATGTTTTCACGAGTCCGGGATGTAAAAAGGACGTTGTGGTCTTGTTCATAAAACTTGTTTACAAGCGCCGCTCCCAGACCTCTTGTGCCCCCCAAAATGACTACATTTAATGTATGCTGAGATCTTGTAGGGATATAATATGGATCTTGTGATTGAGTTATTGTTTTAGGTTTATTTTTATACATTCAATTCATAATAGATTTTGTTTACTAAAATCTTATATGATCTTATCAGTCAATAAGTGATTTGTTTCAGGCCCACCCGCGTTTCAGGTACATATATGCTTAGCATGCATTACAAAACCTTCTTTCTTTGTGAAACTGTTGCAGCAGCATTGGGTAAGGTTGCGGTGGCATCCTCGATATCTTTTGCTCCGTCGTTCGAGGTCTGTAGACCAAATGTCAGGACGTCGTCGTCGACAATGTGTCTAACAAGTTCGCGATCCTTGTACCCCTTTGCTTCTAATTGCCCTAGGAAGCCTCCATTGCTGCGCTGCTTCCTTATATCTAGCACCATGCTGTCCGACTTTTTCATCTCTTTCCGCATGGTACCTCTCTCCATAGGCATATATACCTCAACTGGCATGTAACCACATCTCCATTGTTTTTCTGTCCACGCGCGGGCCATGAGATCGTGATCGTCATTGCCTAGGACAAAGTTTTGCTCATCGAGATAGCCCATGTCTCGAAGTTTCTGTGAATCAAAAAGGAGAGGGCCCCTGTTCACAGTTTCCCATTCGAAGAATGTGTTCATATCGTCGTACGTCAATTTCAAGGGATTGTTTATTTCGTTCAAGTAAATCCTGCCAACGCCATTCCCGTTCAACCATTTGAAGAATCTGTGTGCGGCCTTTCCTGATACTGCTATCACGTCTGTCCAAACCCTCATGGGTTTGGAAAGGATGAAATTATACCCATACGTCTTGACCTGCATATCGGCTTGGATTTCAACAATGTACTTTCCATTCGATAAACGGAAGAGCATGTTGTCACATGCAGTTTCAAAAATGCTCGTCTTTTGGTGGATCAAGCAAATTCGTTTGATGTTTGCTTTTAGCTTCCAGTCCCTGGACCGGAAGTATTCTAGAGCAAAGTACTCGGTTGCATCTGTGCATCCATCAAATACCATCAGCAATTCGAATGTCCCCACAGTGTTGGCGATTATACTTTTTATGTTGCTTACAATGATATCCTCTTGATCGTGAACCGGCATAACGACAGAATACTCGCAATCCGCAGATCCATTATCATCGGCCTCGTACAAGAACACAACAAAAGGGTTGCTTTGTCCTTTGATAGGCGCAGGTTTGTTCACTAGGGGGGATGTGTTTGGGTTGTAATACATGTCATGTGATATGTGCGTGTTTAGTGGTGTGCAGACCACATGTTGATCTACTATTTGCTTCTTGTCATCGAAATATCTTGATATGAATGCATGGAACTTGTCGTGGAAGGCTGATATGCGGGAGCTGCTCTCGAGAAAACTCTTGTATGTAGCATCACTTACACCGTTCACGTCGTCTTGATACAGCTGGGCGTGACGGGGTGTGATGGGTTGTTTTGCATTCGATAGGATCAGACCCATGTTGACATCTTCGTACAAGTGAAATGTGTTTGTGTGTGACATGTCGTATGTTTGTTCATTGACTAGCTTTAAAAATTCATCAACAGCCTTCGTTGATAGCAAGTACAGTGGTCCTCCACAGTATTTTACGCTCGGTATGAATACCGGCTCCTTGTGCTGCTCACTGCTCACCTTTTCTTTGTGAAAGTCGCACCATCTGTTTCCATCAACTGTAACACCTATATAATGGTAGTGTGCAAGATTGGATTCATCTAATAGCTTCTGAAAGTTCGAGATATTCAATATGACATCATCGTCCATTTTTATTACGCCGTGTTTGGGTGTAACCAAAGTTGTGACGGCTTTGAGTCCGCGAGCAACCTTTTCTGACAAGCTTTCATATGAATCATCACAGCAGACTGTTACCAAGCCTTTCTTTGGATTATATATAAATTCGGTTTTCAACTTGGGGTCCGCGCATATAATAAAAGGTTGGAACATATGACGGTAGTCGTGAAACTCATCGATTAACTTATCCCATAGTCCTCGATTGCCTTGATGTGATATGATCATGAATATGTATTCAGTGGACACGTCCGGACGGGACTGCATTATATAGTACCACGACCGCTCCATGTAATGCCCCTCCTCGGGGCTGGGGTGATCATTTACTGTTGACAAGAGACGTTGGTAAAAGCTCTTGGGATGCTGGAGGATATTGTTTCTGTGGACCGCAAAGAGTGCTCCACCGTACCACAGAAACTTGTCATTCATCGATGGGTATTCACAGCCAACAAATGAACTGAACCATTCTCCGAATGGTACCCCACTGCTCCTAGATTTAGAGCCTTTCCATTCTTGTACTCGGAACCAAGGGGACGGTGCCCCTGTGACCGAAGGGTGAACTGAAAACGTATTTTTAGACACACCGTGCTCAAAAGCTTCTTTTGCAATGTCCCATATGAACGCCACTGGGTCGGGGTTACTTATGTGGTCAACCACATGGCCTTGAATAAACACAGTTACGTCTGCCAACTTTTCATAGTTTTTAATTATGTGATGCAGGTATGTATGGCTTTCGCGTCCAATGTTTGGGATGTTATTGAGGTTCCAGGATCGCGGAAGGTCGCTGGACTTTAACAAACTTCCCTTGTTGTAGATGAACACATTGTCATCACAGAAAGCGCCTTTGAGCCACATAACATCTTCTGAATACCTGGCAACTACAATACTTGATTTGACCATGACAAATGTGTTGCTTTTATGTGACTCTCTTATCATCATGTACAATAATTTGAGATAAACATTGTACGCGGTAAGTCTTGTGACCTTGCTGAATCTTTTGTTTTGTTTTTTAATTAATAAACATGGCAGCATTCGCAATGTCACAGGTTTCGTGAAGCGCACTGCTTACTTCCGTGCGCGGCTTTGTGTTCACATTCAGCGGAAACTCCCAATGGTAATTTTCCAATGGGGCGACAATGTGTGCATTGCCCGCTCTAAACCGGATAAGGCTCTCTTTGCAGAACTGCTTAGGATCGGCAACGGGTATCATGGTATCAAAATACAAGCTATCAAGCCTGAGAAACATGTTTGCTTTTGAACCGCATTTCATTTGGTTTGTAAACATTAATTCATTGTCTTTCAAATACTTGTCATTAAGGTAACGTTCGTGGGAGCACAGCAGCTCGTCGCTTCTTAGTTTGAGACTAGGATCAACATCCATTTGATCAGATTACTTACTATAACAAGTAGTTTGAAATTATTTTACGAACTTTGTTTTGTTCTTCACTGTTTGCTTTTGCCTCAATGTACGGGGACTTCTGCCTGTCGTAGTTAACAATGTCTGCCTTGTTGTAATCAACGTAAAGCGACGTGTTTGTCGAATGGACTATCCTTATGTACAGATTGTGCGTGTTGTCAAACATCACGGTCTTTCCAATTTTAGCATAGTCTGCTATGATGTTGACATCTTCCATGGTGTTTTTGCTCATGTATCTCACCCTCCTATCAAACTTCGCGAGCACATGAGGGAACCCATTTTTCTTTGCAGACTTCCATACAAAATTAGTGTTGACATTGTATTCAAAACGGTTAGTCATTGCAACACATATGGCATTGTTGTCAATCGCCTTTTTCATCATTTGAGAGAGAAGTTTGGGGTCCCTGTAGTCGTCATCATCCCAAACCATCCAATATGAATCGTGCCCAACTAGTTCCAAAGACATGTTCCGCAAGTCACCTAAAGTCAGCCCATTTGATTCCTTGTTCACGTTAACCTCGAATACATTCTGTTCCCACTGCGTGTAGTTGGCATTGTCTAGAACTGTTTCTTGGATGTGGTGGTTAATAATCACGAGTTTTTTGTTTGGGTAGTCCTGTGTGTTAAAATTATCTATAGATTTCCTAGCCAATTGTATCCTCTGACTGTCCTTCCCAGTTACCATGATGCAATATATCGTCGGCTCCACTATGCTGAGCTCTACGGGGTGATATGATTTAGACCTTTTGGAAACGTAGAGAGCTGCTATGATTGAAATAGTAATGATAACAACGGGGACAAGGATGAGAATGATTATGAAAAGCTTATCTTTATTCCACTTCATGATACAATAATCTATTACTATTATAGATTTCTAATTAAACAAGACAATGGTTCAAAATCAAAATGGATTTTCAAGTTGGGTCACAATTCTATCAACAGTCATCATTTGCTTTCTATCAACTATTGTCATCTATTGTTTCGGCATTTATGCATACAAGACATTGTCGCACCCGAGTAAGAAAGTAGAGGCGTTTGTAGACGACATAGTGATTAACAATAGAAACACATGTGTCATTATTATTAACTTGCTCAGGAATCCAAATCGTCTTCATAGGTTCAAACAACAGTACCTACGGTCTGATATGGATTCTTTCCCCCTAACTCGTGTTGATGCGGTGGACGGGAAAACAATAGACATTTCGCAGTATGTTGCGAGCGAGGCGTACAAGGATCTTTTGACATCGGAACGAAACGGATACAGAATGCGTCATTATGAACTGACGAGGGGAGCGGTGGGATGTTACCTCAGTCATATCAAAGCATATGAGATGGCAGCTTCAAAGAACACTGACTATGTAATGATATTTGAAGACGACGTTCGTTTGTTGACAAACGATATTGCAAAGGAGTTGAACGAACAACTCAAAACGATTCCAAGCGATTGGGATGTTCTCCTCTTGGGATGTGTATGTTTTGTTTGCGGAAAGTTTGAGGCCCATTACGAGGCAAACAGATTCATTCTTTTACATGGATATGTCGTCAAATGTGCTTCGCTTCCAAATATTATTTCATTGTTAAAAGGAAATCCAATAAAACAACAGCTGGACGCTGAGCTAAGCGATTTGGTAGAGGAGAACAAGCTCAAAGTCTACTGTCTTCGTAAGAAGCTCGCGATGCAATTCAACATGGGTACCAATATTCAGCTTCCCATATTAGAGGATACTGGAATAAATCCTTTCGAACCTTTTAGCTCCAAAAATGTGTAGGTATATTACAAGTCATGTTTTATCTAATTTTCTGTATATATGTTGCTGTTCTTTTGATTTCAGGATACTTTGTTTACAAATCTCTTAAACATTACATTTCTATTGCAAAGAACGGCGGCACACAATTATCAACACAAAACACAAAAACTCGTGAAATCAGATACTTCCGCATCAACGACAAGCTGGAATACACAAACCCTAGCCTGGACCTTACGCAGACAATGAAAGAATCTTTCGAGACTGTTCAGAATGTAAAGCAAGCTTCGTCGTATGATGAAGCGAACTTTTTACTGTTCGAGTCGCTCAACCGAATCGACACACAAATAGCCACGCTAAAATATCCACCAACTGTGCTGTACATTTACGGACTTGCTGCTACCGATTACATTGCCAGCAAAAGTATATTGGCACTTACTGTTAGACGCTTGTTGGGGCATGAAGTAGAGAAACGGATTCTGCCAAGGACATACATTTTGAGCTTGAAAGAAGACCGGGATCTCATAGGGAAAGAACACATGCAGAATAAGGTGTACATTATGAAAAAGAACATCCAAAGGCAACTGGGATGCCATATTACAAAATCATTACACGACATTCATTCATCCTATATAAAGGATCGTGAGTATGTGGTTGTCCAAGAAGTCTTACAGAACCCTTTTTTGGTTAATGGAAGAAAAATAAACTTGCGTGTGTACTTGCTAATCTGGGTTGACGAGGCTAAAACAGTCCGCTTCAGTATCTACAACAACGGTTTCATATATTATACACCCAAGCCATTTGAAGCTTACTCTACGGACAGGGACAAAATCATCACAACCGGGTACATAGACCGTCAGGTATACGTCGATAACCCATTAACCTTACACGACCTGCAGAAATTCATGGGTGACGTTGATTATGACATCATGTTTTCTCATGTAATAGAACTCATGCAGCACATAAAGAAAGGATACGAACAGAACTTCAAGAATCACAACAAAGCTCTTCCAGGTACGAAATTCCTCATTTACGGTTGTGATTTTGCGCCAGATGACTATCTTAATGTAAAGCTCATGGAGATCAATAAGGGCCCAGACCTATCCTACAAAGATGAGCGGGACAAAGAAGTCAAGTTCAACATGGTCAAAGATGCGTTCGGAAAGGTTGGTCTGTTCCCTTTAAAGCCTGACAATCAATTTGTAGATATTGTATGATTCCTGAAAAGGTTAGAAAGAAAGAAACTAGAAACATTTGTATGGACCTGAAGAATCAGGGTTGTTTTTGCGAATAAAGAGAGTTAAGATAGGTTGGATCTCCTGGACGCTGTAAATTGAAAGGCCCTATTTGTGCACACCGATAGGTGAACCAGTAGTTGTTTTCAAACAACAGTTCTTGGCAAAGGACAGCACCACAGTCTGTATTGAGCAAAAGACTAGAAAGTGAATCAACCGATTCGGTATGAAGATAGAACCCTAAATCATAGACTGGGTCAAGGCATTTGCTTGATGGGCTTTTTGGAATAATCAGGGATTGTGCTTTTCCATCATACATCATAGATGATGATGTTGATGTTGATGGTCCCAGGTGGTAATGTACTTTCCGAGCTTGGTTCACACTTTTAAAGTAAATTGGATACCGTTTTTCATCGACAGCCACGCAAATGTACTGGTTGTTGTTCTTCAATGAATATAGCATGTTATGTGTATGTGTATTGTTTTTAAGTGATAAAATGTGAGCTGTGAGATACAGAGGCTGCTTGATGAGTCCAAAAATACAATGCAACTCAAATACTTAGATTGAAAATAGATAAACACATGGAATCCTGATTGTTTGGGTCATTTGACAGCAAATGTTTCAAGCAAAAAGATTTAAGGTGTATGTTGCTATTATATTACAGTAGATGGATGAACGAACATTAAAGAATCAGCTTATAAACAGTTATGTCCTTCAACAATACCAGCAGCAGTACCCACAGCAAGCATTTCATCAAGATAATGCACCATCGATGCAGCAACAAGGGCACGCCAGGTCAGTGCAAGTAAATAAAAATAATAACTCTGTTCAACATCATCAATTACAACCACAATCATCACATCATCAAAACAATCCAAAAATCAACAGTGTTGTTCAATCACAACAATCCACAGGATACCTCCAACAACATCAAGCGTTACAAAATCAGTTCATCCAGCAGCAACGACTCATCGAGCAACAAAACATACAGTATCAACAGCAGTTGAACATCCCTCCTAGCTCGGCTTCTCGACCCACTGTTCATCAATCCACTGTACATGTAAGCGCAAATGCTAAAGCAGGAAGCCGATTGAAAAATGCCCCTGGGATGACCGCTAATGAATATCAACGTGTTATACGTCAACCTCCCGAATTGCAAATGAAGCCTGCGATATCATATGACCCTCCGCAGCCCAGGGCGGCACCCTTACCACAGCACCAACAACAGCACCAACAAAATAATAATAATATAGATTCCAATAGCCGACAGGGTGTGTTAAAGTCCGTAGAACTTCCCGATCAGGCTGTTCTTGAAGAATTCAAGAACCAAGTCCGTTTATGGGTTGAAATTGACAATAGCATAAGCAAACTACGATCAGCAATCAAGGAGCGTAATAATGTTAAGAAACAACTGACAGACAAGGTCCTGATGTTCATGGCCAAGTACAACATTGAGGATCTAAACACAAAGGATGGCAGCAGACTCCGGTACAAAGTAACACAAGTCAAACAACCCCTCACTGCAAAAGTGATCAAAGAGAGGCTGGCTGAAAACTTTGACAATATTCAAACGACTGACGATTTAGAGACCCAGATATTCACAACTGGAAAAGTTGAGAAAGTGTCTCTGAGGCGACTTAAAAAACGTACCATGGAAATTTGAAATATCAAGGCACATAAAAAGTTACCAAGAGATAAACGCATAGTGTTTTCACGATGAAGTTGTTAATGATCGTAGAGAGCCCTGCAAAGAGTAAAACAATCGAAAAATATCTAAAAACAATAGACCCTGCCAACGAATACAAAGTCCTTGCAAGTTTTGGACACATCCGCGATCTTCCGAAAAAAGAACTTGCAATTGACGTTGATAAGAAGTTCAAGCCGACCTATGTTCAAATGCCAGACAAAGCAGAACAGATTGCAAAGCTCAAAGCTGCAACGAACGCCGCAGACACTGTGTTAATCGCTAGTGACCCCGACAGGGAAGGCGAGAGTATTGGGTGGCATCTATTGGAAACGCTCAAAGTCCCGGCGTCGAAGTATAAGCGGATTGTATTCAACGAAATAAGCAAAAACGCAATAGCCACCGCTTTGAAGTCGCCACGTAAGATTGATATGAGTCTTGTGAACGCTCAGCAAACTAGACGTATCATTGATAGGCTGCTGGGGTTCAAAATAACGCCTCTTTTATGGAAAGAATTCAGAATGAGCAATGGTGGATTCGTTTCGCTTTCAGCAGGAAGGGTACAGTCTGCGTGTCTCAAAATCATCGCGGACAGACAAGACGATATTAAAAAACACACAACAGGTGAAGGGTTTTGGCGTGGTTTTGGGAAGTTTGTTGTCGCAAAGCTATATCCAATTGAAACGACCCTACAAACATTTGGGGTCAAAAGCAACAAGACAGATCAAACCAAGAAAGAGATTGAAAACAATGAAGCGAGAACAAAGGAGGACGGTGGCGATGACGAAGCCGGGAGTATTCGAAAAGGTGTCGTAAAGTTCACAGAAAAGGCGGAAGTCAAGCAGTTCCTCAAGAAACTCAAAAACAATTTCAAGGTAGAATCGGTTGAAGTGAAAGACAGGACAGAATCACCTGGCATTCCATACATAACATCTTCCTTGCAGCAGGATTCATACAACAAGCTCGGCTACGACATCAAATCGACCATGAAGCTTGCCCAAGATCTTTATGAAGCTGGGCATATTACGTACATGAGAACTGACTCACACGCGATGTCTATTGATGCAACCAATATGATTCACACTTTTATAGTTTCAAGTTATGGCAAAGAGCACCTAGAAGCAAGGACATTCAACAAGAAAAACTCAAAGAATGCGCAAGAGGCACACGAGGCTATCCGGCATACATCTTGTGATGCATTTGATGCCACAATCGAGAAAATAAAAAAGAGCCTGAGTGTGCGACATGCCAATTTGTATGAAATGATTTTCAAAAGAGCAGTATCTTGTCAGATGAAAAACGCATTGCACTTGGAGGCCCTTGTGCATATTGTTGATAGTTCCTTTAAAGACAAGTATTACATGCTCGGGTCAATGAAAGTCCTTAAATACCCGGGGTGGTTGATGGTGTATGATAGAAAACCCGACAATCTCAAGATATTTGATGCTTTTGTGAACAATGTTAAGAAAGAATCCGTCACATGCGAGACGATCACACTGAAACAATCTTTTTCGAACCCACCCGGATATTATACTGAATCAAGTTTGGTAAAACTTCTCGAAAAAGAAGGCATCGGGAGGCCATCAACATACTCGAGTATCATCACAAAACTGTACGACAAGAAATACATTTCTAATGAATCTGTTGACGGTGTGGAGAAAGAATGCGAGAACTTTACGTGGACAAGCTCTCAAGGGATCAAAGTACAAACAGACATCATCAAGGTCGGTTCGCATGCATCAGTCATTGTACCAAAGGCGATCGGGATCAAAATCAACGATTACCTTGGAGAACATTTTGAAGAAATGATATCTTCCAAATTCACCGCTATGATGGAGGACAAACTCGATCATATTGCAGAAGGTGAAAGTGCCATGGTTCAAGTTTTGGACGAGTTCTGGGGTAAATTGAAGGACATGATTGAGGTAGCTCGCTCCAAACCTTCTACACAAAAGCAAGTCATCGAGTCGGAACACAAAGTGTTTGACATATGCGATCAACAATACCAAGTTAGGCATGGATTGTATGGACCAGTTATTGAGAAAGTCGGGGCAAAGTCGTTTACAACCTTGAAGCCTTTCATGACATTGACGAAGAAACACATCACTGACGTAACGAAAGAAGACGTGGAATTGTTGCTGTCATTGCCTATCACCTTGCCTAAAGTACCGCATGTCAAGCTGTCATATGCGCGATACGGTTTCTACATAACAGACACGCAAAGCGCAAAACATTACTCTATCTTCCCATCGTGGATTCGCGGGACTTTTCACGCAATAGAGCCTGTACAGTTGTTAACTATGGATAAGGCTCACGTTGATGAGATTATTGGATACAGAGAAAATGCGGCGGCTACTGAGAAGAAGACTGTTGTTACTACTGGGAAGAAGACTGTAGCTTCGGGTACAAGAAAACAAAAATGCCTGATAGTCTAAAGGCAAAGACTTCCACTGCCAAAATCAAACCGATTGATGTTGTATACGAAAAAATACAATAAGAGGAATCCGAAAGACAATCCATAAAGTCAGCTGGACTTCAGGCAGTGGTTCATATTTCAAGGACATTACAAAAAATCTTAATAAGTCTCATTGATCCATGTACCTATTGCCACCGTATGCAAAGTTCTATGTTGTTTTTCATCGTTGCAATACTCATTGAAACATGCTTTGACACTACAATATTATACTTGTTCGGATGTATGTTGGTCCTTTTGCATTGTGACAGGTGACTGGTTAAAACTCCAAGTGACTTCGTGGGCGGACACATTCCTGTAACACACGACAGGAATTTCTTCCAATGTAAAAGCGATATTGTGAGCTCTGATAATTCAATATCGAGCCTTGCAGTTCTGGTTGGACCGGGTTGATCCCCTTGTGTTTTTGTATTTTTGCACCAACGCTCCACGTTGTTATCAACAATCTCATGCAACTCTGTCATCACGTTTGAAAGCTGGAACATGCCTGGGATACACCGATGATCCATTTCATTCAATGCAGGAACAACAATGTCCCTGATCTTTCCTCGTTGAGACCACGTCGGTGTACTATCATGAAGATGTGGAATCATGTTGTCTTCTGCACACTTTCGAATCTCTAATTTTGAACGATCAAGCAAAGGCCTCACAAACATGATTCCATCTTGCCTGGCAATCGTCGTCATTCCCTTGAGGTTCTCGTACTTTTGTACATATGATAAATTTGTCAAGATGTTCTCAAAGCAATCGTCTTTGTTATGGCCCAGGATCACACAAGGCATCTCTGTGCGATTACCATCAACATCATTGTTATACATTTGCGCTACGTGTTTGTAGGTCGAGTACCTTACGTTGCGTGTATATGTTTCGTAGATGTCTCTCATTTCGTTTGCCATGCAAGGGGTCCTTTGGATTTCATGGATCCGTCTTACTGTGAGAGGAATTTGTAGCGCAAAGCACCACTCTCGTACAAATTCCTCATCCACATCACAATCCTTTTTGTTTTTATAGTTCACATGCACAGCATGTACAACATGTTTACGGTTGTTTTTGTCGTGCCTTGACTTTTGCAAGATGAGCTTGTAAGCAAGATACGAGCAAAGCATAGAATCAACACCTCCCGACAATGAAATTATGAATGTTGATGCTCCTCCAGAGCTTTCAACGGCATTGAGAAAGTCATTAACAAACGGCTTGAATGAATTCAACAGAGTGTTATTGCTCTTAATGTCTAACATCAAGGTCGCTGTTGTTGGTGCAAACTTTAAAATCCTCGAGTAAGGTGTGAGATCAATGTCAAATTCATAGCAGCAACGCCGAGTTTCTTTCTTTGATGGGTAATGTTCATGGTATTCAAAATCAATGTCGCGTGATGCATTTGGCATATGCTGATAAGTTGCTTTGATAAATCTTTTAATGGTTGTATAGGATTCGGCATCATTTTCCCGATACATTCTAAGCAGGTCCCAAGCATTTTGCAAGGTTTGGTTGCAAAGCTTGAATTTATTGGAATGACGAAGAGGGAGCATTATGAAACACCATTCAGTGGCACTTATTGCAGTGTTCCAGTATGTGTATTGCTCCAAAATGTGTTGTGAAACTTCCTGCGCCTTAATGAGGTGGTATGCAATGATATGATCTGCTGGTTCCTTGCGGTATACGTGTCTAGGCAGCTGGTCATGGATGAGGATGTACTCAATAGCTTCGATCAAATCAAGCGATATGCTTGTGTTTCGATTGAATGTGAATTGTGAGTCAGAATCTAAGAGATGCTGGAATTGCTCAGTTATCAGATCGTCAAAACTATCATGCGGGTCAAACCACCACTTTGGGTTCTGAAACCATAAGCGATACAGGGAGGGCTTAGCTTTCATTGAACCGGAACAAACAAACAGTGTATCGTCAAACAAGAATAAGATTGTGAACACAGCGCAGCTTCAAATTTCTTTACCTGGACATTTCTATAAGAGTCCTTTATACCATAAAAAATAGTGCGCTCATATCCATCAGATGAATTTGTAAGCACAAGTAAATTTATTCACCAATGAATCCTCATGTAGAAAGCTATGACATTGTGAACTCTGACTGCACGTCAATAGACTCTAAATTTGACGAGCAAAAGAGGCTGTTGAGCGAGTTTTGTAAGACGTGCAAGGCTAAAGCCGTCATACACGGCGAGTCTATGAGATTTTACAACACAGTAAATTTGTCAATGATTGGCACAACAATTGTATTGTCTACAATAGCTGGTACAATAAACATCAGTGGCCTTCCGGGGAACACTTGCGATGGCGGTTTTAACTGGCTGTCTTTTGCAACAGGAGTGACTGGTATTGTTTCGGCGACGTTGATATCAATCCATAAGTTGTTTGGAATTGCTGAACTAAGTCTGAATCATCTTCGTTACACAGGAGAATATACAAAGTTGCAAACTGACATTCAGGTTCAAAGAGCAATAGACAACACGGAAGATGAAATTTACACAAATTTGGCAGAGTATATCAAAGAGCTACGGAACAAATTAGGGCGTTTGATAGATGATTCACCTTTTGTTCCTCAATTCATTATTAATAAAAATAATCTGATTGACACAAATGTACCAACAGTTGAAGTTGTGCACAATGAAAAGGTGGAAAGGGAGACTGCGACTGAAGCTGCATCAATTTCAAAGAACTGTGCTTTGAACTGCTTTCCCATGACAATTGTTCATCACAACAAAGGTGATCAAGACAATGAAACAATAAAGGTGTTAGGAACAAAGGAAAACGTCCATAACACGAGCGAAACAGAAATTAAAAAACATAGACAGAGTCAAGAATTTACTTTATAAGGTCTTCTTCATCGAGAAGGATTAGTTTGGTCCCTACTTCTTTAAACATCTCCATTGACATTTCAAAATGTTCTCCCCACTTTTCATTACTGTAATCAGGCTTTATTGTAACAATAGTATCTACCCCAACTTGGATAAGAGCTTTTGCACAGTCACAGCAGGGAAACATTGTCACAATTCCAATCGAGTTGTTCAAAGATGTCCCCGCTCTACATGCATTGTAAATTCCATTTTGCTCAGCGTGACAAACATACATGTACTTTTGGGGGCGTTCCCAACGAGATTTCTTTGTCTCATCTATGCCCCTACAGAAACCGTTATAGCCAGTGCTCAGGATTTGAAGCGATCCTTGTGCAAGAAACACACACCCTACCTTGGTAGAGGGATCCTTTGAAAGTAACTCTGCCTGATACTTTGCAAGCTTGAAATATTTAATTGCCTTTTCATGTTGCATAGTGACCTCTGTTTCTATGTTGACCTGTTTACAGGGTAACCGGTTTTACCGAGTTTCTTTTTAAATTGTTGACCTCAACCTCAGTGTGTGGCTCTAGTATAATTGCACTTTGTATTTATGCTTGTTTTAGGTATTCATTAAGGGACGAGTCGTGTATTCACAAGTTGGGTTATTATTTTTAAACTTCTTGACAGCGCTTTCTCATATAGTCAATATTTTCTAAATAATTAATTGTTTCCGTCTATGTGTATGTCCCCGTGATAAAAGTGCCTGCAAACTACTTTGAGCTTACTTTTTTGCCCCATGTAATAAGAAACATAACTACACCTTTCTTGCATGTCATCAAAATCATTGTGTTGATTGATCCAAGGGTTCCAGTTTTTGGGGATCCCTGAGGTCTCCATACCAATGGTGTCAGGATGGGGCGTAATGACAAGTGTCCAAAAAGATTTCATTGAGGTAAGGCCGAGGCGATCAACCTCTGCAGCCTGTTCCTCAATATAAGAAATAAAATCGTTCTTGGCATAAGCTGTCCGCTGCCTTGGGGTGGTTGTCATAAAAATGCGGGTACCGGTTGAGTTAAGGATCTCAAGTTTCATGGGAACACCAAAAACTTTGTAAGTGGAATAAGGACTTGGCTCATCATGCATATAAAGGAAAGCTGTACACGCTGCTTGGAAGACCTTGTATGTTGTGGGGGTAGTAGTCATGGTGTTTAGCTCTGTTCCAATGTGCTGTAGTGTGTTGCTGTGGGAAATTATGGTATATGTGTGGCATGTGTGCGCCTTACATAGGGCAAAACAAAAACGTTAGAAGAATGAGAGAGTTGCAGATGAGAAAGTAGAAAGCAGCGCATTATAACATTCGTTGGGTCAAATTTACATTCAGCTTTAGCTTATCATCTGGAACTTTCAATATTTCTTCCATCATTGCTTTCCACAGAAATGTGTTTACCATTGGTTGAATTTCCATCATTGCTGATATAAATTCACATATTTCATGCGATTTCAAAGCTTTACAAATGGCCTTTATGGTATACATTTCATCAGACATTGAATGTGATTCGGGCACATTAGTCTTGTTTTCCTGATACTCGTGTGCTAAAACGTTGCATATGAATGTGTCATAGAAATACATAGACGAGAATTCGAGAGACACATCTTGCAGGCGCATAAAAACATATTTTGCCTCTTTGAAGTAACAGTTGCTTACAAGGTGCTCTGCGTAAAGTTGTAAAACATATACGAATGTATCCCTGTCACATGTTGCTTTGTGCTTCATGAGGAGAAAGGAGCATCTTGCAAACATGTCATCAATGAAGAAATATTGTTCAAAACTTTTAAGAACTGATATAACCTCTGGGGCAAAACACTTTTGCATCCATTTGCACAGCTTTGTGTATTCTGTTTTGTTATCTTCCTCATGATATGATATTATATCCTGCAAGCTTGTTAAAAGAATGACTAGTTCTTCGTAAGATTTTGGTTTCATAGTCATAATGCTAGCAAGCTTTTCATAGAGAATATAAATGTGTTCGTTTTTGAAAAACTTTGCCTTTATCTGAATCGCTGTGTTGAAACACTCATTTGCTTGTAGGAAACTGTTGTAGTATGTATAAATATAAGCTGCTGTAATCATATTTGTAAATGCTTTTTGAAGTGAACACTGTACGCTCTTAGGATTGGAAAGCCATCTGAACGAGAGCGATGATTGATCTTCAAGCAGCAAGCGACTTAGGGCGTTCATATAAATAGATTTCCCTTCTTCAGAAAAAGAATATGCACGGTTCAAATCATAACACATCAAATACACCTCATAAGTAAATATGAGCGATTTAAAGACACAAAATAGACGAGATCTGTAGCTATCAACATAACCTCTATGCCGTGGCGGTTGTGTCATTGAACTGGTCTAGTGGAACCGGAACTTTAGTACCATCTTCGTTGTGGATTGTCACACAAGGTTTTTCTTGCCCTTCAACCTCAGCATTCTGAACAAGAGGATCAATATAATTTGACCGAAGCTGACCATACACAAGCTCGTCAGCTTCTTTCACACTGGTTTTGTTCTCCTTAATAAAATCATATTGTGCGAGCATGAGGTCTAAATATTTAAGCGGAAAGTTATCGTTAACAGCTGCTAGGAACAATTTTGGATAGGTCTCAAAAAACTCTTGGTATTTCTTTTTGAAATGATTTTCTTTCCATTCAGCTGTACCGGATGAACTCCTTAATTCATTGACAATCTTTTTAATGTCAGTGCTATTCATTCTTGATGGTATATCGATAACGCAAAACGTATATTCATGTATATCATATTACCTTTAAATAGCAGTTCAAATTTTGTTTTGATCTTTTTCATTCAGCTTTTTGCATCTTCCTGTCACAGGATTACGCGTTTGATTGGGCGAACATACGTTTACACACTTTCCTGATTTTAAACTTAGTTCCTTCAAGGAAGGACAAACTAATTTTTTTAGAATTGTTTTTAACTGAGGGGATTTGGGTTCAGCATCAGTTTTGTTCCTATTTGATACTCTTTTAATTGAAGATTTAATGGACGTTTGTTTACTGCTGACAGATAACTTGTTAACTTTTGAACTCACGTTTAACTTTGTGGGAACCTGTTTACTAGTTTTTAGTACTTGTTTATTACTTTGAATAAGTCGTTTTACACCTGATGGTTTAGAAGCTGCTAGAACACAGGTCCTATACGTTTTATCCTCTTCATACAAATCGGGGCATTTCCTGACACGGTTGGTATTCAGCTTGGGTGGCGCAAATTTGACCTTGCGCATGTACACGTCTTTCCTTACGTATATTACAAATTGCGTCCCTACCTTGGGGTTAAAACAGAGGCCTTTATTGATATGGCGACCAATGACATCTTTAACCTTTGGCATATCACAGTTTTTGAGATCAATACACACATCGTCATTGAGCTCTCCCCATTTCATAGGCATCAGTTTGCAAGGTGTCATTATCGGGTTTCGCCCTTTGGTCTTTCCCATTGCATTGTCCTGAGTGTATGTAGTCCAACCATTGTAGAGGTATTTCTTGTTCTTGCAACTAATGCCAGCAATGGCATGACTGCTCTCATGTCCACGGTTGCTTATCAAGTACATACAGTCTTTGATGAACGTAACACCGTTTAGGATGATTTTGTTGCTGGTAAGGTCAAACTTCTTTTGTGAAAACTTCCGCGTTTCTGTAAACACCTTGTCTGAATTCCCGTATGTGTAGTTTTCCACAACTACAAAAGGGATACTTTCACTGATATGTGACTCGTTGATGATGCTGCTTGTATGTTTGCATGATTTCAAAACCATCGGCGACTCTAGTTTAAACTCTATGCAATGATTCTGAAGCGGAGAAACATACAAAAGGTTGTCATTATCAGTGTGTAAAACAACAACAGAATCATTGTAGAAGATCTCAAGCAAGTTCCTGAATATCATATGTCCGTTCCCTCCTTTGTTGAATTTTGGCGTGTTGAGACTGGGTGTCTGAGCTGCATGAACATCCATCCATCCAGGATGATATTTTGTTATAACATGCATAAGCTTTTCAGGTTTGAAATATTTAAGAGGGAATTCGATGTAATGCCCGCGAATAAACATGTCAAACATCAGAGTTTCAATGAGCTCTCTGATCGGCTTTTGCGTTTGATGCCACTTTTTAGTATTCTTGATTAATTCTAACATTACGTTTCTCATTCCTTGTGAGTAAAAAAAGCACATCATGATTGCATTAAACCAACATGTGCTAGACAGCTGAATGATCGGCCTGATGTCAGGACAACCGTATGCTCCCATGGTTTCTAATATATATACTAGAAGAAATTTTGTATTATAAACAGGATTGAATTAGTCAAAATGAATAAGTCCAACTGAGGAGAATTAGTCAAAATGAATAAGTCCATGTGTGAATAAGTCCATGTAGGTTGATGAAGTGAATATTATCGGATCGAATGATTTCTAATGTTATTGCAGAGTTTCAACAAAAAAATAATATCAAGATGGTGTAATGTATATCTGTCTTTTGCTTTGACAAATGAGCTACGCACCATACAAAAAATCTTACACAAAGGAATCAAACTTTGGGATTCCTGAACGCAGTTTGAACGGCGGACTCTACACTGGCGAACCGTTCAAGGATGGTGCGGCCTATGCAAATGTTCCGGCAATCCCGGATGCTGGGTATTTGATTCATTATAATCTCAGGAGTGCTGACCCCCCTTCTGATGCACTCTATCAGTATCCTGGAACGGATCGCCCTGGTAACAACACCGCTTTGTTTCCAGGTGTTCAACAATGGAAACAAGGTAAGTATGGTCTTGCTTGTGTTGACAAGGTAGTCAATGTAGCTCATGTACGAGATTGTGATTGCCAGAGTTGCACGATGTCAAAGTATGCGTATCTTTAGATTGAGGATCAACACATTTCAACTCAGCTCGCGTCATTCAGACCATATATCACATTGTAAGATTTCACCGCGTCTATTGATATGCACAAACCATACTTATGACACCATCTTATTGATTTTTTCAACTGTCGTTTCAAGCACTCTTTGAAGCTCGTGTTTGGCAAGTGTTCAAAGGGTGTAATATCCCTGTCCCTCCCCAAGGTAGATTGTTGATTGTACATTGGTATGTTTGGAAATGGTTTCAAGGTTTGAATCAGTGTCAACGTCTTGTGAATGTTGAGGACCTGTCTCGATATGTAATAAACATTGTATTGTGTGATTTGGTGAATGAACATATCGGGTACAATGATCTTTGCGAGATGCTTGTAATCTTTTGATTGAATGATTTTCAATAAAACACCCATCATTTCAAAATCTTGCGCACATTTGAATCCAAAGGCAATCACATATTTTTCTGAGTTAGCAGGCCTACTTGAGAGCGGTTTTACAATATAAAGATCCTGATAATGCGATTGAAGGACCCATAACAGGCGCATTGTGTTCATTGTCTGAATGTCGTAGATCTTTAGGACAAAGACTCCCCCGACCGCCTGGAGTCTTAACGCCATGTACATTTCACATATGATGAGATGCATTGAAAGATCCTCTTGGTTGTTAAAGTCTGTACTGAAGTCGAAACCCCCGTCTGACGTTATCAGATCAAGACTACTCTCGCCGATCTCGCTCGCAAACGCTTCTATGTTTTCAATACTATAGAGTGAGCCAGTCTTGTCTGCACCCGTTAACAAATGAATGTTTGCCGATTCCATTACGTCTTTTGGAAGCTTCCAATTTGGTATATTCTTGTCAGCTGAAATGAGAGTGATTCCATATATTGTGTCTGATTTTAGTCGTTCATTCGTCCTGTAACGAGCAAACGCTTCCATAAAACCACCTGGTCCTTCTGCAAGAAAAGCAGCTCTTATTGATGGGCGTGTTTTATAATGAAGATCCTTTTCAAAATCATGTAGGATTTCCCAAAGCTTGAAGAACGACCTGCTGATTGCTTGGTAGCTAGACATACTTGGAAAGTTTGTAGAAGATGTAAATATGAGTTCATAATCATTTGCGAATTTCTTGAACCTATCCCATTTTTTGTTACGATAATATTCTCCAATGCAATTCTTCCTTGTTCGTAGAAACGAATGTATGTTATCGTTGAGAAGAACAGTCTGTCTGAGTTTTGATTTCTCCTCGACAATCTGCATCCCATCGTCTTCATCAGGAGGATGCAGGAACCTGAACATAAATTTATTTACCATTATGGACTTATCTGGTTATGCACTTAAATCGGTTCTCATTTCTAAACTTTAGTTTGACATTCCAATCCTGAAAAATAGTTAGTTCAGGCCACGCATGAGTTTTCATTTCTTCCGAATAATCTTCTTGATCGTAGGGGGGGATGAATTTTCGTCAGGTTTTGGAGGTGAAACTATGATTTTCTTTGACTTTGTAATTTTAGTTACTTTTTTTGGTGGCGTGTCATCTACCTCTTCAGGTGATGACAATACTTTGGCGACTGCTACTTTCTTTGTTGTTTTAGCAGCTTTTTCCTTTGGAGGTGGTGGGCTATCTATAATTGTTGTTTTTGCACCAGAAGGAGGCTTTTTTGTAGGTTTAACCTTTTCTTTTGCGGGTTTAGGACTATCAGGTGTCACTACAGCCTCCTTTTTGGCCAACTTTTTATTTTTGACAACTTGAATTGGTGAAGGGCTAGGGCTTACTATTACACTATCTTCTTCTTCCTCATCGTCTTCTTCAGCATCCTCATCAGCGTCTTCTTCAGCATCGTCCTCAGCATCCTCGTCCTCAGCGTCCTTGTCGTCAGCGTCTTCTTCAGCATCGTCATCTGCGTCATCGTCCGCGTCCTCGTCTTTGTCTTCGTCCGCGTCTTCGTCTTCGTCTTCATCCTCATTATCATCGGCTGATTCACTCTCAACTTCTGGTGTAGGTGTAGCCTTTTTTTTATCTTTGTTTTTGGACACTTTTTTAGGAGGAGGTTCTGGGGACGATGTTTTATCATCATCCTCGTCTTTGTCTTCTTCTTCAACCACTTGCTTTGCCTTCAGATGCGATTTCTTCTTAGCGATCTTTCCTGGAACATCTTTTACAAATATAAACCATCTGTTTAGGAAGGAGTATTCTTTCTCGGCATCGTCCATGTTGAGAGCCTTGTGAATCCAGTTCTCTTTGTCCTTGTCAAAGTCTTTCTTTGAGCCTTTGTAATGTTTCTTCATGCTTGAAAACAAGTCATCAAAGTGTCCTGTAGATCTCTCAGTATCAAGTCGTAGCTTTGTGCATTCACCAGAGCTCAACTCGCGTAGTCCATGCTTGGCAAGCTCTGATTGAAGCTTTTCATAATCAACAAGATACTCTTCATAACGATCAGTGAGCTGATTGATGCTCTCAACAAACACAGAAATCTTTGTTCCCAAAGTCTTGTTTGTTTTAAAAGCACCGTCGTATAGTTTTTGGATTGCCCAAATTGGCTTTTCGTCTTTTTTCCCTACCACCATCTCATTCATCTTTGTCCCCTTCTCTTCGAACATTTCGTCCACGAGGTTGCCATCAAAACATGTTCCAATGAAGTAGCCTCCAAGCTTAACATGATTTGCGACATTTTTCACGAACCCACTCAATGTCTTTTCGTTCTTGAAGAAGTAGTGAAGCGCAAACTGGCAGCTGGCAACATCAAATTTGTTTGCTGCAAGCCCGTACACCTTCTTGAGCTTGTTGTTCAGAGGCGCTTCAAATCCCCATAGCACATTTGCAAGGTACTTGTTGTTGTCGTCTTCGATCTTTCCAATAGAGTCCTTTGTTATTTCCTTTGATGTATCCATAGGCATGAACACGTACTTGTTCAAATCTACACCTCGCTTGTTGTCCTTCTTGAACATCTCCTTCCGCAGCCGGGACAATGCCCCAGAGTCCGAGTTCGTAATGTTTTTCTCGGACAAATCCAGTCCCAGCACTGAGGTGAACCCCGCATCAATCCACTTATGGAGATCACCAGCTTCTCCACAAGCAAGGTCAATCAAAGACTTAGAATTGCCTTTAAACTTTCCTATCAAAGACACATTCTTTACCCAGTGGTTGTGAAATGTGCGCATCGGGTGTGTGAGACTCAAGTGGCGTTGTTCGTTTCCACGATCTTCTCTGTAGTACTTGCTTACTTGTTGATTTCCCACGTCTTCTCCATTTGTGCCAATGGGGTCTTCCCCGGAAATGTTAGCCTCTGAAATAGGGTTCACAATTGTTTCCCATATACTGAGAGCAACATCATAGTCATTTGCCGTTCCACCAATTTTTCTTGTTGATGCAAACATTTCACTCTTGTCGCGACGCACGCGGGTAGGAGCCCAGCGTTGCGAAGGCATATCAAATCTCATTTCTACAATAGAGTTGTCAGTAACTTCGTCCTCATTCTCGCAAAGCATGCGCCCTTGTTCATCCAAATCCATCCTCACTGTCGTAACATCGACTGTTTCTCCAAACATATGGGAGGGTGAGAACTGCTTAGGCACATAGCCTCGTTTGATCTCATCAGTTGTGAAGAAATCGTAAGGCGTCATTTGGTATACGTCTTTCCCACAAAAGATCTTGAGTTTCTTCGTCATATGCTTCGTTCCAGCTTTTTTGTCCTCGAACAACTCGACAATTGTTTGTTGGTTGCTATCTTTTACCGTTTGTACAAGGAAGTCTATCGTGTTGTCCTTTGATGGCTTCCACTTAAATACATGCTTCCACGCACCACTGTTGGGGAACCTATTGACATCTCCTAAGTTGGCTCCACAGACCGGCATGTTAATGGGGGTATAAATAAGTCCGTCTGTTTCAAATGGGGCTTGTCCAGAGTCTCTGGCTAAAAGTGCATCCTTGGTCGAGGCAAATATTTTTTCAGGTTTTAAAGGCACAAAGAATACCTTGACTTCAATGTTGTACACCAGCTCACTGCCGTACGCGGGAGTGAAGCCGGCATCGATAAAGTCTTCGGCATAACGAAGACGTGTCTCTGTGCCCTTTTTCTTTCCGGGCACTGTCAATGGATAAGTCCACAGCTTATTTTGATTTGCATAGTACGAGTCAAAAATGAGAATATATGCATTTGACTCGTGAAGCGTCTTTACCAGCTCAACATCAAACAAGCAGTTTTTGTAGCTTTTGCTGATGATCCCTGTGTCCTTGATGCTGAGACGGTTGTTCAAGAGGTACAGCCGCCCACCCTCATCCACAAACAACAGGTGCCTCTCTCCATCTGCTTTGAGCGTTACAGTGTAGCCATTCAAGAGCGAGATTGGTTTTAGTTCTGGCTTTGAGAAATGGACACGCTCTAAAGTGACAGGTTGAGGTCCTGCAAAATAGAACTTTGGGTTGACCCGTGCTTGCTCTAATGTAATGTTGCCGCGGTCCTTGTAGACAAAGGCAAGATACTCTGCTATTTTTTTGTTAGCTTGTTCTTTTGTCATCAAAAACTCAACGTCCTCCACGGCCTTCAAGATTTCGACCATGTAGGAAAGCATGCTTGTTGCCAGCTTGTCCTTGTTTTTCTGTTTGAGGCCCAGCGGAAGGCACTCGAGCTCAATTTCATATGTCGTCTGCGAGTTCTTGTTAACAGTCATGAAGTCTTTTGATGGCGACCCTCCGCTTGTCTTGACAACAGTAAAATCGAACCGGAAGAACTTGCAAGGCGTCACAACAGAAACACGTTTTTTAAGGCGCAAATGCTTGGATGTATCCGCAACAACCTGTTTGATTGTAGCAATGATCTCTTCCACATCGTCGATTGGAGTTTCCTTACTGGATTTCACACTAAGATTATAGTCCGGTATGGAAACTTTATTGTTCACGCGTTCTTTCTCCATCAAAGTCACTGCGTTGCCAATGAGAGACGGCGGAATGCTGCTTGTTTGACAAAAGTGCTGAATGTTTGCCAACCCTTCGACGCTGAGACGTTTTTTACCCGATCGGATATCAAGGACAATGTCATTCACCGAATTAGACTGAAAAACACCGATTGCATAACCCAAGGCGCGTTCGAATTGATAATAATCAATGCTTCGCTCAATCTTGCCCTCGACCTCGTGTTCGTTCTTGCTACCTTCATCAAGAAGGGTTGCGATCCGTTTGAGATCAGTACCAGTGATCCGTAGTCCCATGTCAGTTTACTTATAAGATACATATTATTTATATGGATTCAAATTTTAGGGGCTACGTATCAAGGCTTCCTGGTGAGCTTTTCTAGTTTGTCAACAAGCTCTGCTTTTGAAAGTGGTGTCTTTGTATTCCCAGTCATGAATCTGTACGCCGTTTTCAGTTCGGCAACTTTTGCGTTTGTCATATCATCAATCTTAAACTTCTTGAGGTCCAGCTTCGAGTGTAGAATGCCCTCCTCTTGTATGAAAGAGTTGATCTCATCAATCGACTTCATGGCTGCCACTGTATACTCTTCGAGCTTTGGATCCCAAGAGTAAACACACCATTTCTCAAACTCTGGGGAGACTACAGTATCCATGCGTTCCATATCATCCCAGTGACATAGTACAATGTTAGTTTGCGTCAGCTTGGCTATGTATAGAATGGATTCGGGTGTAAGAGCCTTGTCTGTTTTCGGAGCAGTGAGATTTGATTGCATAGATTCTAGCGAAATTGACTTTTTTCTTGAAAACCCAAAGGCCTTGTAGAGCTGCTTCTCGTTGTTCAAGTTTTTTGATAAATCTTCTTTGAACTTCTGGACATTGGAATGTAGCTGACTAAAACTCATCACTGTTACAAGAGGGTCAATCATGCATAGGATATGGTAAAGAAGTGTGTTCCCATGACACTTTGGAGTATCAATAGAGGCAGCGCCCGTTTTGGGCAGGAAGTGCTTGGTTCCTTCATTCTTTGGACTATAATTATTGCTAACTATGCTTACAATCCCAGTGTTTGGCTTCAAATCCACGTGCATTTTGCGTTGATTGTCATACGTGTTTGTATTCATATTGTGTTTAGATTGCAAGCCATTCGCATAGCTTTCATGTTGTAACACATTCACAGGCAGACCAAATACTTTTTTATCCTGTTGTTTTCTACTACCAGAATTGTTATGTTGTACCTTGATTTGTTCATACTTTTGATACGGATTCGGAAACATGTTGAACACTGTGTTTAGTTTCTCTTGGCCGCATTTCCCATCATCAACAAACCGATTGTCTTCTTTTATCTGTAGATGCACCTTATTAGGGCCTAGAGATTGCGTGAGACTGTCAATATCGATTGGAAATGCCATGATACTTCGACTAGGTGGTAGGATATATAGAAATATGGGGTGTATCTTTATATCATCTACTTTACAGGTCCTATCAAATTTTGAATACACTTTTGTTTGCGATGATGACAATGCAAAAGTAAAAAGTAAAGAGTATCTCTGCTGAGGGTAAGACAATTATTCTAACATCACACCAATTTCAGGCCAATATGCTACACTTTGATTCCATGGCTAACGTGACCACAAATTATATATGATTCAGGCTCAAGGCAATTCATTGTATCAGACTCTTTCTTCTCTGCCGTGAACCTTCGACTGTACTTCTTTTTTGCATTGACATACTTCATGGACCCGCGTTTCTTGTTGTACTTTTCCATGTTCTCTTCGAGCATGTTCGCCAAAGACGCGACCTTTTCATTGACCCTTGTATCACTCAACACCTTTTGCCAATCCTCTACACGAACGTTCTCACCCGAAATCATTTCACAGAGGTTCTTACTTACACTCGGTCCCTCTTCTCCGTCTATATCTTCTCCTGTTTTTGTCATAATTTTATCAAAGTTGTTGTTCATCTTACACTCTGTTATACGTTTGTCGTACTCGTCAAGATGGTGTTTGTTTCGCATGCAGAAATCTATAAATCTATCAATGGTTTCAATTATTTTGTCGTCCACTAGCGAGATATTAATAAAAAGTCCATTTTTGTTTTGAGTGAATGGTACGTCATGTTTTTTGATAATTTTAAAGACTTCCTCATGTTCCGTATGAGAAAGCTTACCAAGCTTTTCTAAAATATAACGTTTGTCTCGATTTGTATACGATCTCGGCTCGGATGAGTTTTCACACACGTGCAGCTGAGTCAGCATCCTTGCATCTCGTGTCTAAATACTATAGTTGTGTTACCTTTATATGAGTCCTTTTGCGTGCAAACAACAATGTCACACAAGCAGCCTACTCGAAATCTTCTTCGAAACCTTCTTCAACAGCGTCTTCATCACCCCCATCCGCATCCGCATCGGCGTCCGCATCATCTAATGCTTCTTCGCCTTCGACTTCCTCTTCGGCGTCATCGTCGTCATCATCGGCGTCAACATCGCCTTCGACTTCTTCCTCCACATCCTCATCGTTGTCTTCTTTCTCATCCTCTTCATCTCCGCTGAGAACACTATCAACGGCATCACTTTCATCAGATGCATCACTCTTTTCAGAAGCACCATCGTCATAAGGCGACTCAACGGTTTTCTTCGAGTTCTTTTTCTCCTTGACGATCCTTCCAACGATTGAGATTTTCTTATCATTCAACTCAAACTTCCTGCCCAGCACTTCTACTTGAACAATGTCCCCAGTCTTGATATCTTGCAGGTTCACTTCTGAAATAAGTGTGTTTGTGTTTTTAGCTATGATTATCTCAAGAACAGTGTGCTTATCGCCCGTGTCAGTTTTAATTGAGCATTCTGCTAGAATGCCGAACTTGTTTGTGTTTACCACCCGGGCGGTAATTGTAGTCTCTACAACTGGGTTACAAACGTCAGCATAATATTGCACTTTGAACATAACGTCACCATTCAAAGATGCCGACATGATGTGGCCCATCGAATATTTGTAGACTTCTATGGAAGAAGGCTTGATGAAGCCATGTTGAGAGCATTTCCCTTCAAATCGTTTCACAAGAAGATTCTTCACAACTTGCTTAAGGTTTGTCCCTACTTGGTTAGGTTTCAGTTTAATTCTCTCTTCAAGCAAAGATTTGATAAATATATCGGCGTTTTCCATTGCACTCAATTAATATATAGGTACAGTAGATTATATATAGTCAAATTTTTATCTCCTTATTTGCTTTTCTTTTTTGTTTGTTTCTTTTGTTGTGTCTTTGCTTTTGATGGCGCCTTTGTCTTTTTTTGTTGTTGAAGGGCTTTAAGTACGAGCTTTTGGAATGGTCGTAAAAACGCGCCTTCTTTCTTTCTCAATAGCATTTCATAAATGGGGCAGAGAACCTTCTTCACGTACTTTTTATCAGCACTCAGTATATTAGGCTCAATCGTATTTATCTGATCAATATAATCAGTTATTGTATACTTTCCAGTCCCACAGACAGATCCTCCACTATTGTTTTGCGACCCAATCACTTTGAATTTGCTGCCCTTGGCATCCACCTCTATAAAACCCTGCACATGTTCAAAGTTGTCGCTTGCTACCTTCTTGAAGCTCTTTTGCAAATCGGCGTCATTGTGAATTGATGTAAACTCGTTCGCGCGAGGAACGCTCAGACTCCAGTCTCGCACAATTAGAATGGCCTTTTGCCGTTCCTCTTGTTCTGTTCCAGAGAGCTTTTCGAGTTTGTCCTTGTCAACAAGCTCATCCGAGTAGCCAGACGCATAATAATTCCGGAACAAATACGTTCCTAATGCTTTTGACTTGACCAGAATGTGGCCTCTCTTCAGGCTTTTAACAACATAAGAAACGTGCTTGGGCAAAGCAATATCATCGTCATTGTCTGCACCCTTGGCAGTTGCCTTGGCCTTCTTGCTTGCTGACATATGCTGAAGTACTTCGTCAACTAAAGAAAGCAGCTCTGATTCACGCAAACGATCTACTATAGAATCATATGATGTTTGTATGAATCGCTCGCGGTATTCTTTGGACTTTACACCCAGCGTGTCTTTCAACAATTGTTCTGCGAGTATCTTAATATGATCTGCACTGATCTGCGCCTTTCTTTTAGTTGTTGCCTTCTTACCTTTGGCACCTTTAGCTTCTCCTGATTCATCTCCACCATCTTCATCTTTATCTTCATCTTCATTCTCGTCGCCATCTTCAATTTGTATGTCACGATCTTCGTCGTCAAGTACTAGGTCATCAAGCGCCTTGTCGTCCATCATGGTCTCATTTTGCTTGATGCTTTTGTAATCCTTTCTCGCATTAAAAGGGATAAATGCTTCTGGGGCAACCTGAGGCTGGAACATGTAATGGTTGCCAAAGTATACAAGGAACCCATCGATACGGTTCTTGTTGGTTATTAAATACTTATGTGTCAACATGTATTCCAAAGCATACTTCAACACATCCTCGTCAAACTCCCGTATTATCTTTTTCATGAATCGTAAAATGTTTTCATATCTATCAATCGAATATTTCTGAAAAAACTTGGCTAGGTGGCTCACATAGATGTCAGCCTCGTCTGCTATGAACGATGTGTGGAACGTCCTTTCATCGTTCGCATCATGGCCTTCGGATTCATCATCTATTTCATCTTTGCATTTCAAACCAGAGTGTTTGTCATCTTCCGCATCCCCAATCTTAAAGTTGTCAAAGTCAACTCCTTGGGATGTGGTCAGAGGAATCTTCATTTTCAGCCGATCCTTTGGAAAGTTTAATACATGTTTATTCAGATTGCAGTCGATTGCATTGCTCATCAACAACTTTTCAACGTTCTCAATTGCTACTTGTTTGTTCTCTGCGATTCGATAGATGCGCAAATCAATGGATTCAATGGATTGGTGTTTTGTTTTTGCATCCTTTGTTGCTTTGGATTTTTCGGACTTCTTAGACTTTGGTTTGCTCTGCGCCCCATCACCAACACCTCCTTCTAACATCTTTGTGCATGCAGCATGATGATACACAGTCACATTGCGTTTTTCAATAGGAAGCTCCTGGTGAGAACACTTTCGAATAGCTCGTCCAATGACTTGCTCCAGCTTGTTCAAGTGGAACCATGGCTCTAATATATGGATTTGCCTAATGTTCTTAAAGTCGATGCCTTCAGCTGCCACAGTTGTACCCAGTATAACCTTGACAACCCCACCGTCTATGTTCTTTTGGGACCTTATTTTCTTCACTTCATCATTGATGTCAGTATGCAAGTCCGCATCGCGTGTCAACATGCTGTAGCGCGCTGGTTTACCGTTGACTTTATAGCCACCTTTTGAAGAGATATTTGAAACAAGGTGCCCGCCATCGCTCCTTTGAAACCCGGCGTGTTCAAGGGCAATGGCCAGTGGTAACAATCCTGAATATATGTAATAAGAATACACAAACACAATACCCTCACTGTTTAAGATGTAATCGACTATCGACTTTAGTTTACTGGAGAACTTTGCAATTAATGACGGGTCAAGGAATTCTCCGTGTTTTTTAAGGATGTCATCTTTGTACTTGAAGTGCAAGCTGCGCGCAGACTTTCCTGTCTTGATCTTTTCAAAGCAGTTTAGAAAACCAGTCTTGCCATAATGATCTCGGACGTTCTTTATCTTTTTTGAACCCTTTTCTCTTGGATACACAATGTTTGATATTTGTATAAGCCTTGACACATTGTGTGATCTTTCTCCGCCTTCTCCATTGTCGACATCCGCCTCATCAACTTCCTCTCTATCATCATTTTGATCGGCATCTTCATCAATGATACTGACTGAGGGTTTGGCGGCGACATAGACACTCTGTTGGAACTCTTCCATTGGGTTTGCTATGAGCTTCCCTGCCAGCCTGGATATTTTATGTTCTTCTTCGATCGCCTTCCCGTGCATGTCGTGTGTGGGTATCTGGTCTTGCACAATGCAGTTTGTGTCATTGTTGATGTTTGGATAGAGCCGTAAAGGGAAACTAAACGGGTTCTCGCCCCGCATGTAGGAAATGTACCCTTTCGAGACGTTCAATATCCGTTTCTCACCTTCCTCTGTCATATGACCATTATCATCAAATATATCATCGACGTTCAGTAGGGGGCGCTTGTCGTTGGCCAGCAAGAAGTTCAGGAGCCAAATGATCTCTTTCGTCCCGTTGTACATAGGCGTTGCCGTGAGCATCACCAACTTGACATTCTCAGCTACGGAAAGAACTTGCAACAATCGTTTGGGAGCTTTCTTATCGGGGTCCTCTTTGTCGGACCTCACGTTGTGAACTTCGTCAATGACTATCACGCGGTTTGAGTATTCGTTCCTGATTTGCTTTTCAATGTTTGCAATTGCCAGATCTTCGTCGCCTTCATACTTTGCCCTGATTGTTGTTTCGATCATCTCGATATGATTCGCAAATTCGAGAAACCCGTTGAACTTGTAGTTTTCATTGATGATCCTTGAAACGTACTTTTCGATATCTGCCTTGGCCATGTATTTCCTGTTGGGCACTTTCTCATAGTATTTTGGGCTGGTACACTGTTGTAAATTATCAATGTCAAAAATCTGCCGCTTGAAATTGTCCTTCAAATTCGCCGGCATCAATACCAAAACTGGCTTCTCCATGGTCCGTCTGAATTGTTCTGCAATGCTTATGGCAGCGCATGTCTTTCCAACTCCCACCCCATGGTACAACAATATCCCATTGTAATGTGTGCGAGGCGACATGAAGTTCTTCAAGAAGACCTGATTGCGAGACAGGTGAAAGGAGGATGCCGTGCACTGGTCCTTTGCAAGAGTTTCGTACCCCAGAGCAGCGTCCACCTTTGAATATTTGCTCTTGTTGAATTCTTTCTTTTTATAGAGCTTCTTGAAAAATTCAGGATCGTAGAATTCAGGATACAAGGAAAGATCAGCATCTGTGTATGCTCGCTTGTGCTTGAAGACCTTATCACGCAGAACATGCAATTCATGCTCTATATGGGTCACCGCTTTGGCATCATGGCGGCTGTACTTCAGCTTGTCAAGCTGCGCAAGAAGAAAACGGATGCGGCTCACAATATCATTCATTTTGCTAGGAGAAGAAGGCGATTTCGATATTTTCTCTACTTTCTTTATTCTAGCCATTTGAATTGATTATAAAAATAGCAACTGGAAATTGATCTATTTTACACATAGATTTTTTAACACTATTTGGTTGACCCGTTTGAAAAGCTCTTTTCGCTCTATATTTTGGTCCCTGATCTTGGACTGCCCCTCGCTGTACCTAAACCACTGGACGTCCTTGATCTCTTTGAGCCCACATGTCTCCTGCGTGCGATTAAACACTACTTTATCGTTTGAACAAGTGCATGTGGCCAGATAATAGACATGCCTATACCTTACTTTGTTACTTCCACTGAAGACTTCCTCGAAAGGCTTTTGATCTCTGTATACTTTCATATATTTTTGTTTCATTCCCGTTTCCTCGGAGAACTCCCTCACAGCACATACAAAGTCGTGTTCATTGATGTTTCTTCTTCCCTTTGGAAATCCCCACTCGCTTTCTTCCAATTTACTCTTAGTATTTTCCAACAGATGTTTGATGTTAAAGTATGTATCCCCGGCGTCTGTTCGCAAAATGTATCCTTTGCGCAGAATCTCAAACTTTGTCTTGGCCTCAGCATACTCCCTTTCGAACACATTGAAATCAGAAACTTGCCACAATGCCTTCCATAGCTCCTCAAATGTCAGCTTCCCAATCATGTTTCGCTCGCTTTCCGTCATGTTTTCGAAAAGTTGCATAATGTAAATGCGCCTATCCAAATCATACTTTCCGCGAATGAATTCGACAAAGCTCAATGAATCTTTGCGTTGCACAAGAAGGTATTCCGGATAAATACATTGTGATGCTTCATCTAGCCTTAACCGGTAACATATGATACCATAACTCGTAACAGGGTGGTTACAGTTCTTGTAGATATGTCCCATTCCGCCGCAGTTTGCACAAAAGACGGGCAGTTTTTGTCTATGCCCGTAGTAACTTTCGGTATAAACACCATTGTTTGTCATGTTAACATTATTATTAACGAGAACAGTCATGTAATTGTTATTTCTGATACACGATCCAATTTTCTCGAGGGTAGTTAAACTAAATTCATTTTTACTCTTAAGCATTTTGACACTGTGTGTATTCAACATACCAAATATCCAGCGTTCCTTGCCGACCATACCTGTGTGCACGGCCGATAACCTGAGATTCGCGATGAACATCCATTGAATGGACAAAAAGAATGTCATTTGTGTTCTCTAGGTTCATCCCACACGAATACATAGAACTGTTGGCCAAAAGAACATCAAACTCCTTGCTCTTGTACCTGCCGATAATCTTATCCATTAACACTACGTTCCCACCATCTAAATCTATGTATGAGATGCTATGTGTCCTCAAGAACGGCCGCAGCTCTGTGAATATCGCGTCGTGGTTCGTGAATATTAACAACTGAGTGCTAGGTTTTTGGGGATTTTGCATGATCCTGATGATAGTATCCTGTACAAGTTTGAGCTTGTTCTCGTTTGGATGGAGAGGGGCCGAATATATAAAGTCTTCTACATTATGTGTTTCCTTAAATGTGTTAAAAACACCAAGAACACGGCTACATTCCGCGAGAATATTCGTGTGTGTGTTTATCTGTGATTGACATTCTCCAGCAAGTTCATTCTTATCTCGTGCAAGAGCAAGCTCCATGGCTGTTGTCAACTCTTCTATTTTTCCGAGGCTGTATTCTTCTCTTTTTACGGCATCCTTCAAAAGCAAACAACACGCATCATATGGTGTCTTGATGATTCCATTAGAAAAGTGTTCAAAACGAAAAAATCGGTAATCCATGGCATTTATGTCACTATGATACTTGTGACTTGCGAGCAGCAAAAGAAGATCTCTGTACACACTTCTACATTCGATGTAATGTGTTTTCGGACTTTCAAGAACAATGTTTTCATTCACAAAATCCGAATCACATTGAACATTGTTTTCTTCAAGTTTGCTCATTTCAAGGGAGTAATTACCAATGCTCACACTATTAGACCCATTAAAAATGCTGCGAATTGAAGCAGATATGAACCAGGTCATGTTACAGTCTAACTGCTTCGCTAGCAGGTTTTGGATTGTGTCGGCTTCATCGAAGAAAACTCTTTGAATTTTTAGCTTTAGGGATTTCAGGGTATTGCAAATCATGTCAAAGTACAATGACGTTGTCAACAAAACATCATACTTTAACAACAAAGCAGGGTTTACATATAATGACATCATGTCCGAATACTCTGTCAATATCTTGTAGTCCATAAGGACTCCAGATGGACCATAGAGTTTAGCCATGCTATCGCTCCATTGTGTACAGATATTGTAAGGAACAACTACCAGATTTACATGTGTTTTAGTGTTCTTAAAGATGATCTTGTTTGTCACATACAACATCGCCAACACTGCATACGTTTTCCCAGCTCCAGGTTTGTCGCTCATCATGGCATATGATGCATTACCTTGCTTACCTATTAGTTCTTTCTCGACGTTCAACATTCTCAGAACCATTGCTTGTTGGTGTGGCATCAACTTGACCCTCAAGGGAAGCTTTCCTGATGCAAGTCTTTCTGACTGACAATCCAGCAAGGTCCCCATGCTTTGATTTACGAAATAAGCTATACTATGAGAGCATCCTTACATTTATATTGTAACGCAACTAAAACACTAATGATACAAGAATAAAATGATGGATTCTAGAAAATGGAGGACAATATATTTGTATTACCAAATGTAGTTAGTGAAGAGTTATTTAAAGAAGTCATTGAATATTTTGAGAACAACAAGGAGCTCCAGAAGCAGCGATCATATAAATGGGGAAATAACGTTGTTTGTGACGCTATCTTTGCAAATGACCACAAACAGACACATCAATGTACATCAGGCATTGACGCAAAGATTTTCCAGGCGCTGACGGCCGTAATTAAAGACAATCTTTTTTATAAACTACCAAAGGCGTGGACTTATTCAACCGATAGCACACTCCAAGATAGCGGCTATGAAATCCGAAAAATCAAAGGGTCCACACGGTTTCATGCTGATGATATTGACCCTAAAGTAATCAGCTCAGATTCTGTTAGATTCAGAGTCGGGACAATCATCTTGTGTTTATCAAACAGCTTAGATACATTGGACTTTCCTATGCAAAACAGAAAAGTTAAGCTAGTTCAGGGTACGCTCATATTTTTCCCACCATACTGGACACATCCACATCAAACTACTTATGGAGGTTGCGAGTCTTATCGAATTCAAACGTGGTTGACCGTTTCTAAGAGAAACAAACGAAACACAGAGAGTCACATCATCCAGTAGTCATGTCGATAGCGCCGCTCAAGCACGTCACACCGCTTGACGTGTGCCTGGTTTGTATATTGGGCATTTCTTTGAATCCACAATTTTCATGCATCAATTTGTTTTTCACTTTAGATGATACAAGATTGTTGTGTTGTATGTGTAAACTCGAAATCTTTAATGCAATAGCAACTTACATATGTATTTATGTATAAATAGAGTATATATAACAATGGCTCGAGCTATGGACTGTAAGGACATAGATGTGTTGCCACAGTACTCTGGCACATGCTCGTTTAACGGAATATTGATGGCACTATTCTACTCACAAGGGTGTCGGGGTATCATGGAGGCAGCACTTCGCTCAAACAAAACAATAATTGATTCCGAAATATTATCTTTATGTAAGAAATTATTCCTTCCATTTTACAATAAAGATAATGAAAAAAGACCAGAAGACTTGCTACAACGCCTCGCTAAGATTGATCCATCAAGTTTCCGTCCACAATATGGATTGAATTCATGGTTTAATGGGCCAAATTATGCGTCAAACAGCGCATTATCCATCCGTGGGATTCTTGATCACATTTATAAAAAAAAGGTCCCCATCATCGTAGGTCATATTCATAAAATTGATTATGAGGAGCGACCTATAAAATACACATTGTATGACACTCCTATGAATTATGATCTATACAATCCTTTTCAACCTAACAACTTCCCTCAAGGCACAAGGAAGTCTCTTTACAGTTGTAGTGATATCACAATGGACCGCCCCGAACTCGTGGTCATAGTAGCTTTAAATATAGGAGAGTTTGAGTTTCCATTTGATATGAAAAAGCCATACAATACAACTTTTGAACCATACAATACAGATAAGAATACCGTGATTAATGATGTCACGTACGTGTTATCAAGCATGACTTTTTCTAATTTCAATCAGGTCCCTGGCTCATATATGCATGCTATGGCAGGAATTACATGTAATGATGAACGTTACATCTATAACGGTTGGAATGTATTGCCAGATAAAATGTATAAATACAAATGGTATGAAAGGTACATGAAAGAAAAACCTTGCAAGCTTTTCCCTTACGATTGGATGACAAGTGATAATGATTTTTGCATATCCGATGAAGTATGCCAGTTGCCACTTTCTACAACTGGTGATTTACAGCATAACCTTTGCTTCAACACAAGAAAAGGTTATTTCTTGTATTTTTTGGTACGAGCTGACTTGTACCATGAAAAGGAATGTCCAATAGGATCGATTGTTGATTTCACAGGAGAGTGTACCAATGATGATGATGATGATGGCTGTCCGCTAGATAAGATGAAAAGTCATGTGTCTGCTAAATGTACAAATGCAAAAGGAAATGAATGCCCCCCAGGACATGTGAGAAGCCATTCAGGCGATTGCATCGCCAAACCGTCCCTTCCCTCGCTGCCGCCGCTGCCGCGCGCGCCGACGCGGCCCAACGGCGGCGGTGCCGGCCCCCTGGGCCCGGCCGCCATCATTGACAGGGTTAATTCACCTGCCAAAAAGCCCAATACAACAAAAGAATGCCCGCCAGGAAAGATGAAAAGTCCTATTTCAGGCAATTGTATCATTGATAGGAGAATTAAACCTGCCAAAAAGCCCAATGCAACGACGGAATGTTCGCCTGGAAAGATGAAAAGTCCTATTTCAGGCAATTGCATCATTAAACCTGCCAAAAAGCCCAATACAACAAAAGAATGCCCGCCAGGAAAGATGATAAGTCCTATTTCAGGCAATTGCATCATTGATAGGAGAAAAAAACCTGCCAAAAAGCCCAATACAACAAAAGAATGCCCGCCAGGAAAGATGAAAAGTCCTCTTTCAGGCAATTGCATCATTGATAGGAGAAATAAACCTGCCAAAAAGCCCAATGCAACGAAAGAATGCTCACCTGGAAAGATGAAAAGTCCTATTTCAGGCAATTGCATCATTGATAGGAGAATTAAACCTGTCAAAAAGCCCAATACAACAAAAGATTGCCCGCCTGGAAAGATGATAAGGCCTATTTCAGGCAATTGCATCATTGATAGGAGAATTAAACCTGTCAAAAAGCCCAATACAACAAAAGATTGCCCGCCTGGAAAGATGATAAGTCCTATTTCAGGCAATTGCATCATTGATAGGAGAATTAAACCTGTCAAAAAGCCCAATGCAACGACAGAATGTTCGCCTGGAAAGATGATAAAGTCCTATTTCAGGCAATTGCATCATTGATAGGAGAAAAAAACCTGCCAAAAAGCCCAATGCAACGACAGAATGTTCGCCTGGAAAGATGACGAGTCCTATTTCAGGCAATTGTATCAAAGATTGGGGTTTGTTGTTGATTTAAAATTTCCGTGTAGATGATTACTCTTCTTTAGAGACATTAAATCATTCCTAAGTCTTCGTACAGATAACATTCTCTAGGTATGAAGATGACAAAGTGTGAGATACACTTAACTACAATGATAACACAAATTATATTACGAATTTATTTTTTGCAATACATATTCAGGTTTCCAAAATAATTTTATCAACAACATTCAAATAGAGTCGTATTCTTATCACAAATGATGCCCAAAGTCTGGGGTAAACATTTTTGGATGACAATCCACTTGACTGCACTAGGGTACCCAAGCAACCCCACATTGGAAGATAAGACCAACTACAAGGCCTTTTACGAAGCTATTGGGAAGGTTTTGCCATGCAAGAAATGCACTCTGAATTTTGCAAGGCATACATCTTTTATGCGGATCGATAACAATTTGAATGACAAAAAGAACATGTTCAATTGGACAGTCTACTTGCACAATTCTGTCAACAAGGAACTTGGAAGACCCTTATGGAATACAGATTATGCGTATGCTTTCTACCAGAATGTTGCAGCGGTAGGGGCAGGTGACAGTGATAGCGGGTCTGGTGTAAGCTCGGCGAACGGGAAAACCGCTCCCCTTTACATTTGCCTAGGGTTCAATGTTCTTTTCATTATCATTATCACAGCATTGATATTGTTCAAGAGAAAATCAAAGCGCTAAAGCGTTCAACACAATGGGCTCCAGAAATCAGTCAAAAATACATCGATCATCAATAAATTCATTTTCTCAGGATCTTATAACGCACCCAATCTCTGTTTTATTTTGACGACATGGAAGGTGAAGACACATCATGTGGAAAACGCAAGCTCATGCATGCAAAGCAGGGGTGGTTAGGAAAAGACGTTGAAGAAATGCGACAGCTTGTAAGGTCGTTAATGCCTCATATCAAGGGTGTGACATCATTGAAACGGAGCAAGTTGTGTGAGCATCTCGCACATATTCCTAACAATGCTGTTGCAGTGGACCCATTTGAATCAGATTTCTTTTTAAAAAACATTAGGAACAGCTGTTACATAGATTCTGTTTTAATTGGCCTGCTGGCGTCTGATTCTAAATGGATATGTAATAATATTCTCAGAGCAAACTCACGTCACAAGAATGCGACCACACAGGACCTTGCAACCAAAATACAAAACTATTTTCGAACATTATATTCATCTATGCGTCTTACAACCAAAGGAGGTTCCGCAGCTGCTACACAAGACTTGTCCGTGAGAAAAGTAACATGCGATCCCCTGAGGAGTTTGCTGAAAATGTATTCTGTCAGAACGAAACAAGGCAGCAACATAAATTGGACATCAGCGCAGAACGACCCAGTTGATTTTCTTAATTTACTTGTACATGCTTTGAACATTCGTTCGGATGTGAAGTATCGGTGGCACGGAAAAGTGACAATACACAAAAAACTGTTTAATGCATTTTCAATAACATCAGAAATGTTGTACAATTTTGGTAAAGAAAACAAAACAATTGTTATAGGCAATGATGTATACCCAAGGTTTGTAGACCTCTCTGATCGTAAGTATTATGTAGAACAGTTTGGGAGCCTATCAAAAGGTGGGGCTCTTTATGTAGAAATTAATCGCGGGTTCTATGGCAATCGGAAACTTAACACAAGCGTAGTTTCAAAAGGATCGTTGAAAAACGGCAAAGCTCAAGCTCTACAGCTTTTTTCATTGATAATACATCAAGGATCCTCCGTACAGTACGGACACTATGTGTGCATTTTCAAGCATATCAATACATGGTATGAATATGATGATCTTTGCAGCCAGTACACATGCATTGGTAGGGGTCTCAAGTCTGTTTGGGACTATAAAGACGGGTACGTTGCTAAGAATGTCGTGGGCTTTGTGTATCTTACTTTATAATAAGACTATCAGTAACACATAGAAAACGTTATCATAACGCATTGAAGCCATACGCACTTATCTGTCAAATGCATATAAGGATGTTCGTATTAGGAATACAAATAGAGAGCTTGTGTAGACCTATATAATGATTGATATTTATGGGCTGGTAGAGAAAATTTGCATAGATTACAACCTTGATATTCAAGAAATAGCCAATAGGTACAACTTGCATGTAAGTAAGAAAAACACAGCCAAACAACATAGTCAATGTCGTAGCAAAGGTAAGCATAATAAGATTGGAGAACGCGTAGACAATGAAACGTCGGGTACAAGTGAAGACTACATAGAGATGGAAAATCTAATATATGATGGAAAATCATACTGGATCGATAAAAAAGACAAAGTATATGAGCTAAATGACGAACACACGCATGCAACTATGATTGGCAGCATGGTAAAAGGGACCATAGAATATTTCAGCTGATGCTGTTACGTTTCTTATTTACTCAATTATGAATACTTTCTTGTCAGACATGGATTCTTCATTACTTTCCAATGCCGCGGTCTTTTTAAACACTTTACATAGAACGTCAGTGTACTTGTTGACCTTTGAAGAGTCTTCAGGATAAATAATTTTGAAATCGACGACCAAGTTTCCGTTCTTTGGCCGTCCAAGTACAGGAAGGCCAGCATCTTGGACAACGAAATTCTTCGTGGGATTGAAGTAGCCATTCGACTGGAACACGAACGGCTTTCCGTATAAATGAGCGTGTTTTTTAAACCCACACAAGAGTTCCTCCATCTTTACATTCATGTTCATAAAGACGTTACCATGCGAATCAATTCGAATATCTTTTGGGATTTGCAACATGAACGTAATAACTAGGTCTGCATGAGACTTGGTCTGAAGATTGTAGCTCCCAGCGCCTTTGCTGCAATGGCTCGTCTTGTCTTTGATGCCTTTAGGAACCTTGACATCCAGGCTGCGTTGAACAGCTATGCGTTTGGATCCTTTGCACCTTGTGCAATGCTTGTTGCTCTTGATCATTGTACACTGCCCAAAACAGCTGGGACACATACTCGTCGATAAGAACATCGGTCCGATTTGTTGTGTTAGCATGCCTTTCCCCCCACATTTAACACATTTTATAATGTCACTCGGGTCTTCTGCTCCCGTTGCATCACATTGAGAACACTTGTCTTGGACTTCAAATGAGATATTCTTTCGTGTCCCGTTGCACACCTCGTCTAAAGTGATCTCAACATGCAAAGTGTCTGGATTGGCTTGGCCACCGTGCGGATGGTTAGGCATGCCCCTGTCCTGTCCAAACATGAATGAGAACGGGCCTCCAAAAGCCGTTGATGGGCCACCACCCATTGCACTACCAAACAAGTTGTTCAATATATCGTTCATATCATGACCAGGTGCACCGCTATGGACATCCTCAACGGTGCCAAACTGATCATACATTTGCCTCTTTTGCGGATCGGACAACACATTGTACGCTTGCGTCACTTCTTTGAAGTTTTTCTCAGCTTCTTCACTGTTACCTTGGTTTTTGTCGGGGTGCAATTGCAATGCAAGTTTCTTGTAAGCTTTTCTTATTTCTTCTACTGTTGCATTTGTGGAGACGTTCAACAAAGCATACAGGTCATTTTTGTTCTGAGACATCAGGTATTTGTAATATTTATAGTTGCCTGTAAATTCTTAAGTGACAATCTGTCGCACTCACTTCGTTGAATATTCTCAATGATTATTTGATTATAGTATATAACAAAAAACGATTCTTATATCATACCAAAAGACTCCATGGAAGGGATCGACCCATACAAAATATTGGACCTCCCAAAGAACTTTACTATTGACCAACTGCGTGAGAACTATAAAAAGGTATTAGCAAAGTACCATTCCGATAACACTTCAGATGTACGCTCATCGCCAATGTTTCAAATTATAACGGGGTGTTATAAACTCCTGGCCGAAGAACATAAGCGCAAAGCTGTCATACCTCCAGCAGCAATGTCATCCCAACAAACCTTCAAACAAATGCATACTGAAATCGTTGGACAACCTCCTAACAATATCAAACCAAAGAACAACATTGTTCAGCCTCCAAGCAGCTCTAAGTTTGACCTAAACCATTTCAATCAAATGTTTGATCAACACAGGATATCTGATGTATCAGATCACGGATATGCGAATTGGATGTCGGATCCGACTTCATTTCAGGCTGAAGATATACGTAAACAGTTGAGCAAGAATAAAGGCCCTCAACCCATAAACCTTGCGCACAACTTGGTCGGAAAAACGGGGATGGACTTCTATGAGCTCGGAGTTATGAAAGTCGATGATTTCAGTGGCGACAATATGCACAGCCAATGCCTGAATTTCACTGACTACAGAGTCGCTCATACTGTCCAGCATATTGTGGACCCAAATGATGTGCCATTGAGAAAACAATACAAGAGCGTTCAAGAACTTGAAGTCGACAGATCTCAAATGCCAATGACCATGAGTGAGCGAGAGCAAGCAGAGTATTTGAAACAACAAAAGATTGACGAATACAAAGAAAAGAAACGTTTAAAGGCTCTCGAGAAATTCGACAACACAGTTACCGACAATTATCAGAGAACACACCATCTTTTTATAAAAAAAGATTCGCTACAATAACACACTGAACGCGACTGTTTACGCAGCTTGAATAAGCTTTGCATAGCATACCCTACAATTTGTCGCATCGCTCAAAGCATTGTGCAAGTTCTGAATCTCGTCACCGGTCAGCATGATATATAGCTCAGACAGCTTTGGGATCTTCTTCAAATTCATTATTTTCCTTGCTGCCCACATAGTACAATAGCGAATCATTGATCTGATTTTACGTTCAAGTGCAAAGAACCTAATCCGTCTGAGTTCTTCACACACAACATGGACATCGAATTGTATGTTATGTGCAATAAGTGTGTTACATGCATAAGTTTTCATTGTTTTTTCAATATAGCCACATACCTTTACAAGCTCGATGCCATTCGCAAGCGCGTGTTCCTGTGTAATGCCGTGAATACGAATGCTCTCTTCTGGAATAAGATAGTTCATCGGCTTGACAATGTAGTACGCTTTTTCGATTTCATTGGCATTGCTAGCGTCAATCACAATCCAAGCAATCGATACAATACGGACTGAGCTATAATCATTTGTATATCTATTCCATTGGGGATGCAATATTCTTTTTGGTAGCCCTGTCGTTTCTACATCAATGACAAGCGAATAAGCTTTGGGTTTCATTGACATGACGCAACAATCACAGCGACAGGTAAGCTTAAGCAGACTTATTATCTGCAGCCTTTTGTTACTTCTTCTTTATACTTACTTTGAATATTGTATGTCAGCTCAATTTTTAGGATGGAGACGAAAACTTTTGACTTTCACACTGTTTCAGCATATACTAAAAGTTGGCCAGGCCATGCCGGGCCGCTTGATGGGTGCATTGAAGATCTCGATGGCTTTAACTCTTAAGGCAAGCCTGTCTTTCGAAAAATGATCTTGCTCGAAATAGAAAAAGCATTCAATGACATTGCGGATCGGAAAAGGTCTATAAAGCAGCATCTGAATACAATTAGGCAAAAGCGAGACCCGCATTACACGTGACCTGAATTCGGCCATCAACATTATGAACCTTTGTTATAAGCAAGGCTTGCAGCGCTCATGAAGCGCTCACAGACCTCACAGACTCCATCTCATTTGCATGCAAGAGATACCAGATTTTCAGGTTGCTAGTCCTCCCATAGCGTTGCGCGCGCCCAATGACTTGCTTTTCACATTCGGTATTGAACTTGTGAAACATAATGATGTCTGTTGTGTTTTCGAGGTTGAGTCCGCTGCCATAATATACGGTGTTCACGAGCAACACTTTGATCTTGCCCTGCTTGTATGCGTCTACAGTATTCTTAATGTGGTGGTTATTACCTTTGAGATGCGCATACTTGATGTTGAGCCCCTGAAGTGTGAGAGCAACCTGGAAGAACGAGTTGTCGTAGGCAGAGAATATGAGAATCTGGCTGTCCACATTGTTTTCAAGTTTCGACAACAGATTTTTAAGGTTCTTAAACTTGTCGTTCGTCTCGTGTATTTGATTCGGAACGTCCATCTCCATGTCGGTCTCTCCATAGGAATACATCTGTCCTTCTTTTTCACTCACAACAAACATGTTGTTTGGTGTCAGGGTGTTCTTACACAGCGGGCAAGAATTGTACCTCGACAACCAAATGTTCAAGCACTTGAAACAGAATGCGTTTGAGCAACACGAAACAATTGTTTTCCGATCAATGTTGTCGTAGCAAATGCAACACGTCTCTCCTTCTTTAATGCGTGTTTTTATGTTGTCTATCCTATCCATGATATCTTTCCGTTCTTTTTGAAGCTTTCCTATCTTTGTTGTCCGCTCCTCTTCGCTGTCATACACATACCTGTGAACAAATTGCAAGGATGTATCAATGTTCATGAGCTGCTTTTCGAACTTTTCGATCAACAAATTTATGATGTTGTCTTCACTCTTTCGTTGCTGAGGGTTAATGTACTGTATAGCTGACTCAATGTCACCGGCATTCAAACAATCAATAACGTTTCTATCAACAATTCCGTTAAGAATAGTAATCGCGTTCGGTGTTCTGCATCTGATGTATTTAACAATCATCTCTGGCAGTTGGATAGAACTGTTGATGTAGCTTTCAGAGTTTTTCACAACGAGCATTTTTATGAGCGAGTTGTTTGATACAAGATCAAAGAACAAATCTTTAATAAAGCCCGACTTTCTCAGCCCAACTGCCGTAACAATGTAGCCTTGAATAGCTCTGTCATAAATACTGAACCCATGTGGGTGCACTAAGTTGTTGTATGAAGCGGTGACAAACCAGTAGAAGTCGCTTTCAATACACTCGCATGCCGGGATGTTTATATTATCCACCTCGTCAAAAAACACGCGCCTAACCTTGATACTCTTGTGCTTGAGGAAGCTCGAAAACCTATTGTGGAACGTACAAGTTATGACAATCAGGTCGTACCAAGAAATGTCTGAGTCCAACAGTGTAGTTAGCGTTTTTGTTTTACTGACTACTATATGCCTGATGTTTGGGCAGAATCTGACAATATAGTCCGTCCACTGTGCGCATAAATTGTGAGGAATGATAAGGACGTTTGTTTTGATACTCTGCTTTGTTTGAATGTCAAAAAAAGTCAACAAGTTTTTACCGAAAGATCGAACGTTCAAATTGTTTTTTGAAACACGAGTGTTGTCTGATTCGTCCTCTTTACCATTCAAGACAAGGCTCAATACGACGAATGACTTTCCCGATCCAACCTTGTCACCAATGATTCCAATCTTGCTGCGCATGTAGCTTTCTACAGTGTTGTTCTTGCCTTTGACAGGAATCTGTTTGTATTCGAAATCCAGACACTTTTGCAACAACGTTAGCTGGTGGCGTTTGAGCTGCAACGCAGAACCTACCGGTTGTGATGCTATGGGGTGGGTCACATCCAACTCCGTAACATCTTCCCCAAGTTGAACGTGGGTCTCATCATTTGTAAACAACGAATCACACTCTTCATTTTGTACAACTTCTGCCATCGTCTTACTTATAAGATAGATCTTGAGTTTCAATCTTACTTTATACAATAGGATTAATCCTTTATATGTAAATGTAACATATCGTGAACACTGTAATATAGATGACAATCCACGATGTCATCCCTTTGTACACGTTTTCAACATTCATAATGATCAAGTAAAATAAAACAATTATGAAAGAAATCAGCGTGGGTGTTCCGAATTTTCTCGTTTTATAATACGTGTAATAGAACCGCAACACTATCAATAGAGGGACGATGTGGAACAGTATATGTATGATATGTTTATCAGCACTGTTCAAAATGAGCATGCGATTAACGAATGGTCCGTCGTTTGCAGGGGTTTGACACTGTAATGGGATTTTTGCAATGCCAGGGTTTACGTAAAACAATCCGGACCCAGCGATGAATGTCAGCAGTGTTAAAAATAGAAGATCGATGTATTCATATACCCATGGACTGAACAGCACAATGATAAACGACCACGTTGTTAAGTATCGACACATAGAAACGTCACATGTCATTTCTGGAAACGAACGTATTTTATAAGATATGATATCAGCCAAGGACACTGTTGTCATTGAGTATCTTTCAACGTTTGCTTTGTTGTCGTGTGGTGTAATCATTTTTCGACAGTACCAATCAATTATATTACACATAACAGATTATTTCGATTGTGAAGGATATTGTACCTATCCTAGGGATGTGTATGGGTGGGTGGATATGTATGGGTGGGTGGATGTGTATGAAAATACTTTTAAAGTTAAGTAAGACTTAAGAATATAGCAATCGTCTATAGCAGAATACTTCATCATAACGGCTTTGGTCCTGAATGCCTATTGAAGATATCAGTTACCTGTTAAACAATAGTGATCCTGATACTCATCTAGTCATTGTTGACAGCTCGTCAAGGAACAAGACAGTGCATCCCACGTCCTCAGAGTTCACACTTGAGTTTGAAGAGCCGTTTACAAATGTTTATGGAATTGAAGTCCTCGATGTATCTGTATCGAGCACAATGTACAATGTTGAACAGACTAACAACAACATGAAATGTTCACAGCTTTGGATAAACCCAGACTACGCAGGAGGAGTTGTGACACACGATGAATTTGAAAATGAATACATCCAGGATATGCTCAGAAATCCAAAGATTAAGCAGCATTTTGTTGCAAAAGAAAACATGGTGTTCATCATAGCAGACGTAGATGCACATATATCGCTACCTCTGCCTTCGACGTGGACAGTATGCACATCCCTAGATGATTCGTCTCAAAAAGTATATATACGTGTGAAAGATGGGGTGTTTGCACTCGACATTCGCGAAGCGTCAACATTAATAAATGTACTACATACGTCACCAGTGGTTTTGATAGATTCGATAACTGAAGTAGATCTTGTGTATACGTACACTGTTGACTCAGTACTATACAATGTCCCTGTTGTGCATGACACAATTGTTCCTCAAAGCATTTCTGTATATGTTCTTGAGAACGGAATCATCAATGAGATTTCAAACGAATTAGAAATGTACACTTTTAAAGCACTGCAATACACAACCGTTACATCTGAAGATTCATCCATAGTTCTTGCAAAAAGAAAAGTATATGCGCTGAGTTCGTTCCAACAACAATTCAAAATTACAGATGACTCGAATGTATACTATTTACGTTTTGGAAGTCACGTCTACAGTATAGACATTAATACTCAAGCTGATCTTTTCCAAAGTATGACAACGTATGGAACGTATACAATACATACGCTCAGCTCAACAAGTACAAAATACTTGTATACCACTGAAAATATGGATTATCAAATGCCTGTTGTTCACAATACAAATGTCACGGTCGATATATTTGAATTCAATGATGTGACGCTGTTTACAGCCAGCGACGAATTGAGTGTGTACAAAGTAGAATATATCTCTCCAATGACCTACTACGATCTGACATTTCCATCTACTCTAGTCTCCAACCCTCAAAAGCTTTCATGGATCGCCTTTATAATGATAAATTGCTACTTCGAACTTGAAATAGGAAATTATGATATCTATGGAGTTGTGTCGTATATCAATTCAGAACTCGCAAAGACTCGTATAGTTTCAGTTCCTGGAATTGGTGCAGGCGGCTTGGATCTGAGCTGGGGCTTTCCTTTGATATCCCCCCTACAAGTCATTCAAGCCTACAAACGAAATAATGATGGAGATTTGACACGTACAGGAAGGATCATATTCAAGTCGTCCGACAGCAACGTGAGATTCATGATTGATATAAAGAACAGTACGTTGAAAGACATCATAGGCTTTTCAGTTATTAAATCGGTCTCAGAAGAGCTGCTTTTCCATGAACTAAAAACAACCAATGACATGCAACTCGTGCTGAGCGTGCTATGGAAAAACAGCTGGGTTATCGGTCCTCCTGGCGTTTTGAATCTCACAGGAACGCGGTATATGATATTGAGGTGCCCCGAAATCGAAACCAGAATATACAGTAGCTTTGCCTACCAGAAGTTCTGCCCTGGTATTGGCTTGTTCAAACTTTCGCAGAATCAAGAAACAGTGCAACAGAGGCTGGATTTCGTCAATTTTGTGAAAAAACCCTTTCACCCGATAGGTAGACTACAAAAACTCACATTCAGGTTTGAGCTACCTAATGCTTCATTCTATGACTTCAGGGGTGTTGACATGTTTATGCTTCTACAAATTAAGTATTATGCTCCTAAGAAACACTTGAATACCATGGGAGCTGGAAACGGGGGAGATGGGATGGAAGCTCCTTACAGATTGAATCCAAACTATGATCCTGATTATATAAGGTATATGATCAAACAAAACAAAAATCAGGTGCTAATAGATCGCGACTCTGACGAGTCGGACAGTCAAGATGTGGACGTGAACAAAAAATTAGATCCGCGTAAGTTTGTACAAATGCAAAACGAGTATGACTACTCCAGTGAAGAAGATTTTGATGATGATGGCGATGAAATTGATCTCATTAGGGACCCGAATCGACACTGATCAATTATGATATGTCTCTGTTGCATATTTGTGAATGTCAGTATATACCTGTTGCCTGGACTTCAAGTATGTATCGTTGAGTTTGTCCAGTGGAATGCATTCCTCTTCACTTATGATTTTTAAAAGCTGCCTGTTTTGTTCTGTGAGCAAATACGCAATAATTTCAACAAACTTTTGATTGATACTCACCACAAATTTTGTGTTTGATGTAGTATCGCTTTTTGATTTTTTGAGTTTGACCTTGTTTTTTTTGGTGGACTCAGATGGATGCGAATGCGTGGGTTCCATCGAAAGGCTCAACTAGGTCAGTTTTGATCTCGGGTACAACTTCGGTGGGTAGTTTTTCATAGTCTTGTACCATTGTGTTGCGATCAAATTTCTGTTGAGGGCGTTCACCTGAAGAAGTGCCTTGCACTTCATTCATGCTCTGTGTATCTTGCATCCCTTGGGATCCTTGCATGCTTTGCATCATGTCTTGGGATGAAAGTAGATTCATACTATTATATTCTTCCTCTTCAATTTGAACAAAAGGTTCGTTGAAGCGGATTGAACCTCCTAGAGCACTGATCAGTAGTAGAAGAACCAATAGTATGACAAATATTATGAGTACCTCGCGCATTTCTTTATGATTTATATGTAAGAAATTTATTTTTTTGTAATATGCCCACACATCATAAACAAAAACAAAATATAAGTTTAAGATAGAGTAAACATGTTTTTGGAAGGGACAGAGATTGACGGAGCATACACCTTGCTGTCAGAACCTCCATCATCACACCATCAAGAAGCGATAAGTGTATCAAGGCCTATCAACTCAAAGGGCAATGAGCATAGCTTGTATGCGCCACAACAAGTCTCATCCTCGGCTCCTGAACAATTAAAACCACAAAAACATACTTTGCTGAAGGAACAGCAACCGCATGCCAATGCCCCTGTCTACAACGCGAACTCGTTAAACACCCAGAATAACCCTGAACAATATGGTATCCAACAGGCATATCTGAACCAACAGCTGCGTTTAGCTCAAGTTCAGCAACAAAGCCAACAAAGCCAGCCAAGCGTTTCGAAAGGAGAATACTATTACAAGGAAGAAAAAGACGGCTACATAGAATCCATGTGGTCAAAGAAAAAAGACATCCTGAAGCTCGTTATCATGTCTATGATGATATTGTTAGCATTGAGCTTTCACTCGTTAGTCACGTTCTGGATGACAGACTACCTAAAGGCAACCGATTTTTCGTTCCGCCAAGAAATAGGGTTTAGGTTGTTGTACCCCTTGATCGTCTTGCTGCTCCTATGGAACTTGAAGACTTTCAAGTGACCATCCGCCGGCGCGACATAGCAAATGCATCAAGACTGCCTGCTTTTGGGTCATCTACTTGAGTGACACCCAATGACGACGTCGGATGGGTTTGTAGCGTCTCGGTAGGAATCATCGTTTGAACGGGAGGTGTCGTTTGTGGAGCCACGACTTGTTGTCTGATGAGTGTCATGACAAGTTGCATGAGCTCGTTGTTACATCCATCTCCACCATTGTTGTTTTTATTTGAGAACAAAATCCGTTCAATGTTGTCAAGCCTACGTTCAATTACATCCATCTTATAGTGCACGAGCTCAATATCGTCTGTGCGTTTCCTGGAAGACATTATGCTTTTACATAATCGAGAGACTTTCTTTTATATGTTTTGACAAACAAGTGATAAGTTTAGGCGTAAAGATTCATACATTACATATAGAGAGTTAGTAAACAACCTTTTTCTGTACAGAAAATGTCAGATGTAAAGCAAAAACCATCAGCTTCATTCTTTGAACGCTATGGGGAAACAATTATTATTTATAGTTCTCATTACGTATCCGCATTGATCATTTCATACTTATTGAGCTCAAAACCCGAGCTTGTGCCAATCAAGACATTGGAAAGTGGGATGTGGATATACTACATACTTTACATGACTTTATCAGCGCTGATTTTGGCTCCTCTCATATTTTATGTTTACAGGGGAAAGACAGATGAGAATGGATCCAGTAAGATAGGCAAGATAATACAAATGTTCTTTGCAGTGCATGCATTTTGTATCTTTCTGATGTGGTATTTGTTCATAAAGAATTCGGCACTCACCATCGAGGTTTTCAAAGACAATACCGTTTCTAAAAATGATGAAAATGAAGATGAAGAGATAAAAGAAAAAGACGGCAAAAATAATGTCAACGCCGAAAAACAAGAACTCGATGAAGACGAAATTGAAGAACGAAATCTAGCTACAACCAAAGAGCTCGCAGCTATAATTATTAAGACAATGATGATTCCGATCCTAAATACAGCAGTGACTGGTAATTTTATTGTGTTGTTAAATATTGATGTTTATGCAATAGTAAGTATATCGACGTAATAGGTTCATTTCACCTATGAGTCAGCCGAAAATAGGGTACTACTTAGTTGAGATATAATGTCAAACATATGTAACCAAACAACCAGCATTGTAATAAAGTAGTACCCGAACAAAAATCGTGTCTTGAACACACGAAACTCTTTGTGAATCTCATCTATCCCTTTGATTTTTCTTTCTTCTTCTTCGACAACATCTTCACCTTCTTGTTCAACTGTAACACTGTCACTTTCGCAGAGTTGACGATGATTGAACGTAGGAATGATGACAAATGCATATGTAAATCCTGCAAAAAGCCCACGTGTAAAGGTAGTCATTTGTCTTTGAGGAATTGGAAGTTTGCCTCTTTTAAATTCCGATGACAGAACGTTAATGTTTTTAAATATTACACTGGTTTCAAATAGCTTTTTAATGCTAACATGTTGGTGTTTTGCTATGAGTTTTGCATAGAAGTTTGCGAGGAGTTCTATCCAGTACAACATGCCAATAAAAAACAGAATAAAGAAAACACTCAGGCTTATGCCAACGTTTTGTTTAGTGTTAATAGCAGAGCTACCTTTTTTGTCCGTCTCATACTGGTCTTCGATCAGAGACATCATCATCATAGAAACTACAAAGAACAAGTAAAACAATGATAGAATAAGATACAACCAGCCAACGTACCATTTGATGTTCGTCCATTCAAATACGCCCATTTTTTTGTGTATAAGGATGGAGAGAGACGGATCGTAGTGGATATTGTTCTGAAGTGCTATGTATAAGAGATACACAATTAACAATACAATGCCGATATTTAGAAATACGGCTACATACGTTTTGATGTAAAAGTAAATAAATGAAAGTATCACATTTAATTTGTTGTCAGACTCGATAATGTAGGTAAGATCACATGGAGTTTCAAATGATGCATGCAATTTTGAATACATTGATTTTGCAGTAAACAAGAATATTACTACGATCAACATGTAACCAAATGAAGCAAACACTCCTTCACCGGGGTCTGTTGTTAGGCTCCAAATGACAAGGACAACAAAAAGTGCTACTATGCACCAAGCCATGATAAGAAACACATCTTCATAAAGAGCTGAACTTTTAAACATTTCCTTGATATCTTTGAAATCTGCATTTGAAGGTTCCATTTTGTCTGCTGTCTTATTCATTGCCGATTGCGACATGTTCCGCGCCTCCCAAAAGTGCTTCTACTAAATATTATAAGTATATATTCTACAATGATCTTACACGTACAAGAGCAAAAAGAATGAGATAAAATTTGTCGTTTAATATTAGAAGGCCATTGTTTCATAAATGCCTATTCAAATACAAGGATTACAAACAGGGTCAGGACCACCAGCATCCCCACCAACAGCATCACCAGAACCACCAGGATTACCATCACCAGGACCACCAGGACCACCACCAGGATTACCATCACCAGGACCACCAGGATTACCATCACCAGGACCACCAGAACCACCACCAGGATCACCAGAACCACCAGGATCACCAGGACCACTAGAACCACCAGAACCACCACCAGGACCACCAGGACCACCAGAACCACCAGAATCACCAGGATTACCATCACCAGGACCACCAGAACCACCAGAATCACCAGAACCACCAGGATCACCAGAACCATCAGTGCCACCAGTGCCACCAGGATCACCAGTGCCACCAGAACCATCAGTGCCACCAGGATCACCAGAACCATCAGTGCCACCAGTGCCACCAGGATCACCAGTGCCACCAGAACCATCAGTGCCACCAGGACCACCAGAACCATCAGTGCCACCAGTGCCACCAGAACCATCAGTGCCACCAGTGCCACCAGGATCACCACCAGGATCACCAGAACCATCAGTGCCACCAGTGCCACCAGGATCACCAGGATCACCAGGATCACCAGTGCCACCAGGACCACCAGTAATAGGATCAGTGCTATCACAGGTAGCTGCTGATACAGAAACAAGAGCTAAAGAAGACATCAAGACCCTAAACTCACTCTACGTTATTCTCAGAGCGGAAGAATTAGTTAATGATGCTAAAGATAATGCAAGCAAGGCTAGTGAAGACTTGAAAAGTTTAACACTAACTATTTCAACGGCACTAGATGCATTTCGACCTTCACTACGCGAGGACTTAAGGGAAATATTAAAAGATTTCAATGGATCTTTAGTAACATCAGAGTACCCCAGAATTCACGATCGACTTATTGAGCTTACAAAAGGAAAAGAAGACTTGAATGGTGGAAACATCAATAATATTCCTGATGCCCTTGAATGTCTTATTTTGATAAGTCAATTTGATACAAAGAAAGATTTCTTCAAAAGCATAAAGGATGAAATAAGCAGTGCCCAAAACACATTGAAAACTTTAAATATTGGTGGAAGTTTGTATGAAAGCATAAAACAACGGCTTGTTGAATTATATCGGCTACAGCCAAAACAACAGCAAGCAACAAACCTAGTAAGAAAAAAAGGAACAGGTAGTGCAAAGGTATTACCATTCAACCGAATTACAGCATTATTAAAGACAACTAAGCTTCAAGCTTTACAACCAAATCATATTGCATTGATTCGTCAAAAAGAATTTCTGAAGAAATATTTTTGCGTCACTGGAGATGTATGTGATCAAGTCATAGATGAATTGATAAATGACTTGCAAAATAAAGAGCCTGAATTAAGAAACAGTATTTTAAAAGAGTTAAACGCTGTTTTTAACAACAATAAAAAAATAGAGGAATTCCTTGATAAAAAAGGTGACGTCTATACTCAAATCAGTATAATGACAGCAAAAGGTGAATACATGAAAGAATTAGAACACTTGCAAACTAGTGTAGAAAGTTTTGGGCAAATAGAAAATTTAAAAGCTGAACTCCTAAGGAAGAACGCTGGCATAGATAAGCAGAGTGTGATAGAAAATCTTTCTGAGTTCCTAAGGAAAGGTGAAGGCGATGAAGAACCAATAGCAGGATCAAAACCAGAATCACAAACAGGATCAAAACCAGAATCAAAACCAGGAGAACCAGGAGAACCAATACCAACAGGGGTAGCAGGAGCACAACCAGGAGAACAAGGAGAACCAACAGGGGTGGCAGGAGCACAACCAGGAGCAACAGGAGCACCACTAGCAACACTAGTACAATCAGTTGCAGCAGGAGCACCACTAGTAGCACAACAAGCTGTTGCACAACAAAGAAATGAAAGTAATAATGGTAATATGAGTAATAATGGTATTGTTGCCAACACAGGAGCACGTTCTAATGCTGGTAATACAGACGAAACATGCTCAAATAAATGCACTCCGCTGAGCTGCTTTGGAGATCTTACAAAGTATTTTGAAGTAACATTTAATGAAAATATTGTGGAAAAAGCAACGAAAGAGATTTTGAACTTTACGAAGAGGATGCATGTTCATCAAGTCACAATGCTCAACGAATTTGAAGCACGATCAAAAGGCTTCTCCGCTCAAAACCTTGGGATAATTAAAGATACTACTCCTAAAACCAATGGACCAGGACCAGGACCAGGACCAGCATCCACTGAAGCAGAGAACAATAATGATGATGAAACCAAAGCGTTCGATATTAACAAGGAATACGCCTTCAAAAAGATGTATGTTGATTTGACACGAGCGGGTAGAAAGATTATGAGTAGGTATGCCCAATTCCATTTCGATTTTGTTTCTAGGAATCTGTCAAGGAAAATGAAGTACATTGAGACCAATAGGGTGCTTGATCAGTTTAATCAACAACTTCAACAAACAAGTACCAAACAACTTTTGGAAGCCTATGATAAAGCGCATGCAGAATTGGTTGATTTGTCATCTAAGTTTGTTAGCAATATGTATGCACCAAAAATAAAACATACTTTAGATTCATTGCCTATTGAAATCGTGTCAGATCAAGATGAACGAAATGAGTTGATAGAACGAAGTGCGCTTTTATATGAAGACATAAGCAACATAAATGATAAAATTTCATCCTTCTATAGTAATAACATCACACTTATGGACATCATATTCGACAGTCAGTTCATGGTACTGTATGTTATCAAGCTTTTGAGTTACCTCTTTCTTGTCCTGTCATTCTACCTGGCAGAAAAATTATTCAGTGAAATGTACATGAAGGCCGTTTACGCTGAAAGCAAAGACCCTCCAAATATATTGAACTTCTTGGCTATAACACTGATTATCCATGCAGGCTTCAATCTTTTCATGATTGTCGTTCTATTGTTGCTGATGTTCCTTTTCAAAACATCGTCCAATATGTTCGTAATCAACGGGTATTTGCTCAAGAGCTTCTTGATCGATTATATAGCGAGCATCGCATTGGTGTCACTTCTTGCAGTGATAATAGGACTGATCATCCAAAAAAAGCGCTACTTCAGGTACAAGACAGAAGGTCTGCGAGGAATCCGAGCGTTGCGTGAGATACTGACATATCTTGCGATTGTCATCTTCTTGATTCCATTCTTTTACTTCTTGCTATAAAGGTTTGGTAGAGTCAGAAATAATCAAAAGTCTCTCTTTGGTTTTTTATTAACCATCCAATATCTAAATGTTCTCTGGATAATGCTTGCATTGTAATGAATACAGTCGCAGTTGACTCTGACTTCCATATTTTTTATTCATATTATTTTTATCTGTTACAATTGTTGTATTTCTAGTTATCTATTCAGATGGACTGATTTAAAACAATAAAAAATAGATATCAATACACTCTTGACACAAAAGCTATGAACAGTTAGGAAGCCTGTACATATATTCGAGGACAAGGTTCAATGGATGGTATACCCAAAACTTGTGTATTCCCTTGCTGTCCTTGTTGTAAGTTTGTTCCATCCCAAACACCATGGCATCCTCAAATTTTGGGATCCGCTTATCCATTTTGAAGGCGAATCTACCGAAGAACACATCTTCAGGAAGGGGTTGTAGAGAATTGTTGAACAAGAGAGCCTTGTCATTTTTGTGAGTGCTGCAAATTTCAAGCATGACCTCGGGATTCCTGTAGGACAATCCACCATTTCCTACGTACTCTGGATTAGCAATTGTCGGCATTTTCAGACTAATTGTATTGTCCGGACAAGGGACCCACGGAGAGCCCACAAAATCATATTTTTGTGTAAACTGCTCAATCCCTTTCCTGAAAACCATACCATCATCCTGCACAACCAAACATTGCTTGTAACCAAGGCCCAATATGTCGCTCCATGTATCCGGATCCTTCAACATATCATTATACACCTCGATGTTGAACCTTTTCTTACTCATGTGCTTGTTAACCAATGTCTTTAACTGGTCGCCACACATGTCTTTCATAAACTTGCATGAAGCAGCAGAGCCAACAAACAAAAAATCCCACTGCATAGATGGATCCAAATTGTAGAAAGTGATAGAAGCACTGACTACATCCATAATGTTCTCACGGTTGTCGAACAAAACAACACACCTTTGTGTGACGACCTTTGTTGGGCTTGTCTTGTCCAAATGTGTCAGCGTAGGGACATTGTTCCTTGCACAATACCTCACAATTCCTTCGTTAAATACGAGCACTTGGCTCTGCTGAATGGCGCTCATCGGGAGCTTCATGTGCTTGGAAGTGAAAGGACACACGTGCTTGAAGTGGTGTGTGATCAAGTAGTTTGTATAGCTATTGCTTTTAAAGAGCACATTTGTGTATATGTCTTGGTCTTCGGATTTATAGTTTACATCGGCAAATGGAATTGTGTAGTGTTTGAACGGCTGCATAGGAACATTCAGTTTGACCGATGTTAGACATTCCTGAAGCGTTCGGCATATCAAGAGTACTCTCGTGTTAGGCGAAGCCCGAATCTGACTTGCAAGATCTGGGTCGTCAGTCAAGAGAAAGGTAGAGCTCCAGTTGGCTAGCAGACATTTGTCCGTGACTTGGCATTGCAATCTGTCATCATCACTTGGGCTTCCGTTCAACATGCACCAGACAACTTGCGAAAACAAGTTAGGAACTGAAGTATCGAACCACTTGTACTGTATCTCAATGCAATCATCTTCACACACCCCTTTGTTCATATTCATAACATGGATGTCAAAGTTGTCGATTGCCAGGGCTTGGGGTGCGCCAAACAAGTTGATGATTGCCTTGTCATGCACTGCTCCGTTGAGGGAAGTCGCAACAATATGAATGAGATCCTTGAGAATTGCAAGCTGATTGTCGGCATTGTATCTATAACAAGCCATGCATGGATTTATTGCTATCATCCGTAGGAAGTAGTAATCATTGGTGATCACGTATCGAATGCAGTCTACGACTGATAGGGCCATGAAATCTCTTAAAAATGTGAGGCTTTCTTCTGAAATGTCTAGAATAGTCCCACTATAGATATTCCTAACAAAAAGCTCGCGCTCTTGTATTTGGCGCACCACCGCTTTGTAGTAACCGGGAATATCACAACCTATGATTTGCTGATAAATCGTATACAAAGTATTGTGAGTGCCAATGACTGGGTTCGGAGAGGACGGGTGTGAATATATCAATTTTGTGACGAGTTCTTGTTTAACTGTCGCTGGATCGTCTTTTAACTTGTGAAGGTAAGCTCTCAACAGGGACCTCACTGCATCGAGTCGAATTTGAAGGTGTTGATGAACGTACCTATAAAATGATTCTTGCTTGATGTATTCTAAAACTCCTTCGCTTGCCCAAACTGAATTCTGAAACACAGACATTGATGCGTGGTAGATTGTTACTTTGCTAGGGTAGCATCCAAAAATGGCATTCCATGAACGGATGAATGCAAGGTTGAACAAGATGCGGGGATGCGTGTAGATCTTTTCGTAAATCAAAACACCTTCTTTAACATCAAATAGTTTGGTAAAATCTTCAATGCATCCAACATTTGGTACATCAAAAAGATCACAAAGAAATAAATCCATGCCAGAGATATGTTTTTTGTTATATAACCTTGTTATGCTTATAGTTAAGTACACTTAAAATAACAAAACTAACAACAAAAGCACTACAATAAAAGAGGGTTTGTCGATGATTGGATGAGCTGATGCGTATAACACGTCGTGCCCATTTCTGAAGTCTCCGTCAAAACTTCATAGAGATCCGTATGAACACAAGGCTCTATTTTAGTGATTGAAGCTGGCTCTTCCAGGGTTTGCTTCTCCCCATTGCTTTGCATGATTTGGCTGCACCAAGTCATGAGGTCGTACATGTGGATGTTTAGGTGAATGTGGTTGCTGTTCATCATGCCACAGTAAATACCTTTGATGTAGCTAGGGTTGCTGCACATCAGCTCGGGCGGAAGACCATTCGTTTTATCAATAGACATCAGCATTGTGAGTATGTCTTTCGAATAGACGTGCATCGTGCGCAATGTTTGCGATTGAATGACCATCACTCTTGCAGTTGGATCAAGAATGTAGACACCGTCAAGAAGCTTCTGCCAATCTGTTGATGGTTTCATGTCGTAAAGAAAACTTGCATAGCGATGGTCTTTGCATTTTGTTGTATTCAGCTCTGGCTCTCTCTGAATCATCCGTTTCTCATAATGTTCGTGCTGCACATCATCAATAAAACCACACGCAATGTAACTCCCAATAACATAACCGAGGTCATATGATGCTTTCCACAAGACATTCGAATCAGATGGACTGATAATGTGGATCTCCTGGGGAACATGCCAATACCGCAACTCGGGAACAGAAAATACATCCCCTAATTCGACAGAACAAATATGCGACCACGTTGAGACCGCTCTTGTCCTCTCCACCATAACATATGTGTCGCGAGGCACCACCACGGGAACAGGGTACTTTGAGAGGAAGAGTCTAAAGCACTCGTTCATTTGTTCTCTTCTTTTGATATGCTCAATCCTCCTAGAAATGCCTTTGACGTCTACCACTAAATCACCACATTTGAGATTCTCAACATTCAACCGCTTCCCCGTGCACGTCAATACACGCGTACCCGATGCTAGCAAACAAGCCATGTTGTGTGCTTATAAACTCCAACCGCTGTGTTTTTCCAATATGTATATTATATAACTCAAGATGCACTTATGTCCTTTTTTCAAGCCCCCTCCCTGAGGGGTGAGTAGCATGACTCAGCGAGCTCGTAGAATAACATATAATAATGTGACGAATTTATCCTTCCATATGAATCTATGACAGACACGTTATCATCGTCGTATTCATACCATTTGCCATCCGGATGCTTGCAAATTGCATAGTAATGGCCAGAGCCCATGTTCCCGGCATGGCACCCAATCGAAGAGAGTTTGTAAGTACTTGTGGGTATATCTTCTGCACCACCAGGACGTTGTAGCTTGATGCAAGCCATTGATAAGTCCAATTCTTCGGGTACCCCGACGGGGTTTGTTATTTTCCTCATGTTATAGTCAAACCTTTTTATGCTGATCATGAGAACACTTGGAAGCCTGTTAAACCTGTGCACACGAACGCCCTGTGCCGCCTTGTTTTTGCAAACATCACACTCCCTCGATGAGATGTGTTCTGTTTGAAGATACGAATGTCGTATCATGTCTCCAATTGATTGTAGCTTGTTATCGGTTACGTTATCTTTCCCTGGTGCAAAGCTCACCATGAGTGTCGAGAATGTATCAAACACATGCGAAATGTCACCACAACCAGAGCATGTTATTTGGTTCACCATCTGTCCATACAAGCGATCGACGAGTTGAGAGTAGCTCTCACGGTGTGACAACAACCATGACCTATCTGCCTTCTCGTAGAACAAGTCTAATGAGTTTTTGGTACTACATTGTTGGCGCTGCATTGCATTGGGAATCAAAGGCGGAGTACCTATAGATGCATTCAGCTTATCTACAAAGAGAGCTATAAATTCTTGCATGTCGTTTTGATCGTGTACGTTCATGAGCTCGTCGAATGCAATCGATAGTACTTTTACAAACCTCCTTGGAACAACCCCATTTCCTTTCTCCCAGTTGATATTCAAAATGTCTTGAAGTTCTTTCATTAGACCTTTGTGCCCTTGTGTGGACGATGCTACCGGGTTGAGAAAGAAGTGCAACAGTGTCAGATTATGTGCCAAGCACTGCACTGCTGTATTGATATAACACGTGCTGCCCACATTTGCAATACCTCTACGGCCTTTGTCACGGTAATAATTTACGAGAAAGTCTCTTGATGGGCCTGGACGGTTCTCCGATGATTCTAAACTTGTTTTTGATGCAGATTCAGTATCAGTATTCTCATTCTGATCCATAACAAACTTGCTTCGCTTAATTCTTATGTAAGAAGATCAAACAACTGTAATGCTAAAAAAGAATTTACAAGTTACAATCAAATTATTATTCAGCTCCTCCAAGGCACTTCCATGTATATCTCTACAGCCGCTGTAGAGGCTTAAACCACTCTGTGATTTCCTTGTTTTTGTTCCTGATATTTTCTAACTTGGTTAAGATTGGATTAAACAACACCATTTGAACGTCTTCTTCTTTCATCTGTGAAATCTTATCCTTTACGCGTTTTTCATCTTTCAGCTCTGCCATCAGCTTTGCCCTCTGGATCTGATAGAACTCGAGGCCATGCTTGTTACCACGTACTTGTTCTGCGATAACCCCATAAACCTGTAAGACAGGCTTCATGATCTGGTTTGTGATGTAGAACGCATAGTCAGGTTTGATCTTGTTTTTCCTGATAAAGTCGGGGTGTTCGATACGGTTTCCTTGAAGGACCTTGACCTTTGATTTAAAAGTCTGCGGCGGACAAATATAGACGAACGGAATTCGGTCGTTGACCTGGGGCTTGTTGCCAGGGTCGCGCTGACCTATACGTTCGGCCAGCACCTTGTGTGCAATCCTCGTGGGGTCCTTGTATTCCGCCCTCAAGCTCTTGCTGATGATCAAGTCTTCAAGAGGACACGTTCCATCAACAAGCTCCTTCAGAGTAGTCGTCAGAAAGTCAATAGATTCCTGGACGTTCTGTTTTCCCAAGATAATGTCGATGATACCGCCATAGATGCGTTTCACTATCGGCGCGTTGTCACGTCTCTTCAGCACAATACCCATGCTTTTTTGTTTGCATTTTCTGTCGTCTTTTTCGTACACATTTCCCACGTACCGTTTCTTGGAGAGGAGTACGAATGGCCAGAACGTTTTTTCGTACTCGAGATCATGTGGTGCTTTGATGCCATGTTTAAATTCACCGGAAGCTTTGATGGCGGCGGCAATAGATGGCATGATCTTACTTTTGCCTTTAAATGTTTGCATTTGCTCAAAAGATATGTCGTCCGTTGGCTCAAACACAGAGTTCGGAAACACCACAAAGATAGAATCCGTATCGCCATACACGATGTTTGCGTTGTAATTCTTCTCCAAAAAGTCCTTGGCCATCAGTATCATCTTGCGGCCCGTCGCCGTGGTGCAAGCAGCAATGTCCTTGAGATAAATAGGGCTTGTTCTTGCACCAATCTGCCCGTAGAGAGAGTTTGCTGTTACTTTGTAGGCATTTTGCATACCATCCAATACGGCTTTTTGGAAATCATTGTAAAAGTCATCTACACTTTCGATTTCATTCTTATCGAGTTGCAAAGCCCCCCCCTCGGGAAATGTAAGGACACCAGTGTCCTCATTGTAAATGCCGCGATGTGTGATCCCATCCAACATCTTGACAACCGACAACTCCATTTTCTTGCGTGTCGTCTTCCGGGCCTTGAGGAGTTTCATCAAAATAGATGGAATGATACCTTTCTTGCCGTCGGGATATTGAACGTACCTACACACGCGTTCGCTGCTTTTTACTTTTTTATCTCCCATGCCTTCATAAATGTCATACGAAATGTCGAGGTACTCTACACCGGGCAGGTTGTCATACTGTTTATCTAGGACAATGCAATCATGTGAAAGATTTTCGCTGATCATGGATGATGGGTACAGCGATGCGTAGTCGAGGACGGCCACCGGTTCATCGATATAAATGCCTTCCTTGGGTTCAAGCACGATCGCTCCTTCGTAACCATCGTCATCCGCAACGGGCTTAGGTGCTACTGCAGGTTGCGTCATCCAAGGCGGTGGACCGGAATAAGCAGCCTTGACAACTGGAATCAGGTACCCATCTTCCTTGCATTCTTTCAGTACTAGGCTGAAAATCTTGATACCTTGCCCACGCATAAAGATGAACGACAGGGGCACAAGACATACATTGGCCATTCCCATGTTGTTTGCCAAAATTTCAAGCTTCATTGTGAGATGATTGCAAAGCATACAATCTTGGATACAGTACTCTGCAATGACTTTCCGATCCGCCGACGATCCCTTTTGCAGGCGGATAATGTCTGCTGGCGAGACATCGTGTTTGTTTTGCCCCATAAAGTGGTGGGCGACATTGTCTAGCTTGTAGCTGTCGAGCTTGTGATCCCGTTGCACCACCTTCATGATGTCTATGAGGACCCGACCTTCCATGTCGATAAACTTGAGGATATTGTCACCGAGGGCCGAAGAGGACAGCTTTGTCTCTTTGAAGGCGGAGACAATGTCTTGGAAACGCCCAACACCCTTCATAAACTCGCTTTGAATCCCGAGGTCATCTGCGCGCTCGTGCATGTAGACCATATCAAACCCAAAGATGTTGAATCCAATCATTGCGTCAGGATTCGTCCTCTTGATCATGTCTCTCCATCGGATGAGCAGCTCTTCTTCTGTTTCGCACTGCTCAACATCAGCACCTTCAATCATGTCGCAAGACCCTACTGTAATGATGTGGCGGTAACAACACTCCTTCTCGCCAAACTTGTGAAAGGTCGTGCCAATCTGAATGATCGGGTCACCCTTCAATGTCGGCAAACCAAGCTTATCTTCTGACAGCCTCTTGTTCATCATGGCAATGATTTTCTCCCTGCACGGGTCTTCTATGTTCTTTCCTGAGAGGATGATGAAGAAGTCATCGATAAACATGTTTAGATCCGAGACAATCTTTGATGCCTTGAATGATGACTTTGGCTCTACTTGCCGTATAATGTCACCGTATTTACTTTCTTTCTCTATACCAATTGCATACTTGATGCTGTGAATGATCGCTTCCTTCTTTTTGTATTCATCAAACTCTGTCTTCAACCCCTGTGTAAACAGCTCGTACAGATCTGACGCGACCTTCCTGTAGTCCTTCTTAGGAACGGGGAAATCTCCAGACATGCTCGAACATTCGATATCAAAAGAAGCCACCACAAAAGGCGCGATGTCATCAGAGTCAAACTTGGCCACCTTGCTCCAATGGACTTCCACATCGATTTGACAAGTCGATGGCATGATTTCGTTGCAAATGGTGTAGGTGTTCCCGGGTATTTGAATCCAGCCACATGGTTCGATGTTATTGATGTGCATGAACCTGATGTATGGATCGATGTTGCTCTCGTAGACCTTGAACTTTGTGGGCTTTGATGAGATACGACGGATCTGGCATTCTGACGACAACAGCTTTGCCAGGATGCGCATTGTCTTTTGGTTGCGGAGGCAGATCCGAATGAATTTGAATTTCTTCTCATTGGTGAACCCCCAGAAATCTTTGCGATGAAGGATCTTCATCGATATGATTGCATTCGAGAGCTTGTACGGAAGCTTTGTATACAAAAACTCTTTGAAAATCTCGACCTCTTTTGTACCCCAAGTGTCGCTAATCTTGACATAAAAGTATGGGGTGAAGTCTTTGATTGTCACAGAGACTGTTTGCCCATTGATTGTGGATCCAAAGCATTTGATAACATACTTGTTGTAATCTAACGATGCATCTTCTTCGTTATCAATCTCAGAAAAATCAATGTCCTGTGCATACCATGAGACAGCTTGAAAAACAATGTCATCCTTTTTGTCTATTGACACCTTTGTGCCACGCTGATCTAACGACATGCTGGGTAGATTCGGGTTAATAATATGGCTCACTTTGTGCTTATATGTCTTGTGTTGTTGATCAAATTTTCAGACAGAGTGCTTCCTGCTTTAGGAGGCAGATAGAGAGAAAAGTCCAACAGTATTTTCAAAATTGAATCAAAATTATAAATGTACGGACACTCTCATTTTTTTGTAGGAATAATATAATCGAAATGAACTTTGTTGATGTATTCATCATTTTTGTGATTACGCTGATCTTGATCATGTTTATCCAAAACCATTATGGGGAGGTAGAGTACGTTGTTTCGACCATAGACAAAAAAAACTACCTGGTCAGGAAACTTCAGGACAAACAGGCAGCCGCCGATTACCTGGCAGACATCAACAAACGTCTCACGAGGCTTGTGAGGCACATGGTTGCGAAACATGGACAAAACGCTGAAGTGTTGCAATTGTACAAAAACTACAATCCTGATGCAGTGTCTGAAGGAAGCATCGAAAGCGGGTATACGTCTTATAGCGTGAATAAGGGCGAGAAACTCATACTTTGCATTCGTCAGAAGGACAAGAGTTTCGTCGAAAAGAATGTTGTAATGTATGTGGCAATACACGAGCTTTCTCACATCATGACAAAAGAAATCGGGCACACCGACACTTTCTGGGCAAACTTTAAATTCCTGCTAGAAGAAGCAATTGACATTGGTCTCTACTCCAAAAAAGATTTCAACAGAGAGCCTGCTGATTACTGTGGGATAAAAATAACAAACTCGATTGTGTAGAACACATGTCAAACTTTGTCTTGCTTTTTATTAGATACAATGTATTAGGTCAGGTCTACATGGATAAAAAAACATTTCTTTTGCTGTATCCATTTCAACTCTTTGACTTGAAGAAGGAAAACATTGACGTTGATAATATTGATATTATTTGTCTTGTAGAAGAACCACTATTGTTTTACGACAAAATAGAAAGGCCCTTTCACATTCATAAGTTGAGGATTGCATTCATGCGGGCTTCTATGAAGCATTACGCAGACTACTTAACAAACACATTTCATTCAATAAGAACACAGTATGTAGAATATGATGACGTTCCTACATTCTATAAGACCATTAAGGGAAAACATGTAAATATATTCGACTTGCATGATCGAACTCTATACAACAAACTGAACAGGACAGGTGCAAAACTTCATATAACAAATAAGGATCCATCATTTATTCTTGACAAAGAAGATATGATGAGTCTTGTTAAAGCCCATGCCTTCAAGGAAAACCTACAACAAAAGACTGTGTTCAATCATGTCAAAGCGAAAGTCAATGTTCTTGTCCAACAAAAATCACTGGATCATGAAAATAGGGACAGCTTGCCATCGAATCACGTGGCTCAGGTTCGTCAATCCTACTTTAAACCCAAAATAGCAAAATACTATGACGAGGCTGAAAGATATGTGTTAAACCACAAACAGTTTAAAAAGCATCATGGGAACATAAACAACCTTCGAAACCTGCCAATTACACATCAAGATGCTAAAAAACACTTTGACATTTTCTTAAAGCAAAGATTTGAACAATTCGGTCCATACGAAGATGCAATACATACAAGTGATCCCATCATTTTCCATTCCAATTGCAGTTTCCTTATAAATTGTGGGCTTTTAACGCCAAGGCAAGTCCTTGAGACAGTTGTTGCTTACAAAATGAAACACCCGCGACTTCCCATGAACTCGTTCGAAGGATTCATTCGTCAGCTCCTAGGGTGGAGAGAGTACATGCGGTACATTTATGACACACATTATGATGATGTTGCTAGTATCATGACAAAGTCTTCTACATCATATGCAGAAAGACTGTCAGACGCGTGGTATAAAGGTACAACAGGCATCGATCCAATTGATACGGAAATAAACAAACTTCACACTGAAGGTTGGTGCCACCACATTGTTCGCCTCATGGTGTTTTTAAATTTCATGAAACTTGCAGAGTTCAAACCGTATGCAATTTACAGATGGTTCATGGAAATGGTTGCACTAGATGCATATGAATGGGTAATGTGGTCAAACATTGTTGCGATGGGAATGTACAACACAAGGTTCATGGCCAAACCCTACATGAGTGGAAGTTCTTACGTTTTAAAAATGTCAACTTACAAAAAAGGCCCATGGTGTAAAGTATGGGATGCATACTTCTATAGGTATTTGTATAAAAACAAGTCTAAACTCAAGGGTAAATATGCACTTTATCTTCGTAACCTAGCATATTTTGAAAAGCTAAGTGCAGATGAACAAAACAACATCCTAAGAAAAAGCTCATCAAATCGCCTGGGGCTTTAGCAAAGAAGCTGAAAAATAATATAGTCATTTTATTTGATGTCTCAAAATCTACTACGTCAATTTTACACAGCTTCTTAAAGAGAGAGGAAAAAGGCATGTTCGCAGTGTCGCGACCCTGTTAGCATTCTCAAAAGAAAGCTTTTGTTTTTTGTCAACATCTAAAGGAATCTAACATAATGTGTGTAAGATGAACTTTGATCGATATCTAGTCAGGAAGTTAGATGGTCATCCTGTGTATTCATATGTCGACATGTTTTATAAAAAGTCCAAATCAAACACTATTCAATTGAATCGACAAAAACAATATAAAAAGCAACTGTTTACTCACTCGTTTAAAAAAGATTTTAACATGATCAGCAAAAACTTGCTAATTACGTCTAACAATCCTCTCATCAGCAAAGCAATCTCAAAAGAGTACGATTGTGATACTGAAACACAGTGGATAACGGTGCCAAAACATATATCAGAGATCTTGATGGTAGACGTGGTAGTACTTATGAACACTTATTGTGATTTGATAAGTAGAGAGCAGTATTGGGATCTCTATTACATTTGCCCACCATCCATCCCACTCAGCACATTCAGACAATTCCTGCAATTAGGAGATGGAGATGAGGAAGAAGAAGACATGTCGCTAAAACCATAAATCCTGCAATGTTCTTGTAAAATGTCAATTGAATTGTGAATTAATAATATCATTTTTTTGTAGAGAAGCTTAATAACTGTTATACTTATTATAATGGAAGGGAATGAAAACAAAACAAACTTAGAAAATATGCTTTGTCCTACAGGTTACAGTTCCATTGTAGACTATGTCGAAAACATCTACCATGTCGTAGCTTTTTCAATTGGAGAACGTAAGAAAACCTTGAGAACTCGATATGTATTTGTTGGGAAAGGGAGGAATTCGATCAACTTCCTAAAGTCGTACGAGTCGTCGGGTAGGAAGGCCCCGTCGTCTTCGCAGAAGAAGACATTGGCCAAAGAGTTCGGAGACGACTTCGAAACAAAGCTCGGTCTCAACGTGTCTAAAAAGATGGAACTCGTGTTCGTCGAAGATTCAATATATCTCGACGACACACTAGACGCTGTTTACCATAAAATTCTCTCCTTGATAACTGCAACCGACCTCTACCTTTGGATCAAGAGAAAAATTGTGGATCGCGAAGGTTTTGACATTGCATTCTTGCGTAACCTTTTTCAAGATAGACTTTTAATATCAATCCATGAATTGGAGCAAACGTTGTTGAATGTAGCCGGTTTAGAAGTAGATTTCCAATCTGAAGATGAGATGGCAGATTTTGAAACCGCAAAAACGTTGATGGAAGGCTTTTCGTTAAAAACTGTGCTTGAACCATTGCGATTCAAGTATTATCAAAACAATTCACTTGTTTACTTTCCAATTGATCCTACCCTTGTAGAAAGCTTCGATGCCATGTATGTCAACCATCATTTCGACCTGATTGACGAAAAGACTCATACTGTTGAGCAACACCCACCATACAAGAACACATTCCATGCTGCATCATCCAGCTTCCTTTCAAAAATGAAAGCACCATCAAACCTTTACTTGCCTAAAACCATGGAGTACCGTACAGACTTACAAATGGTATTGTCAAAGCATGTCGAATCAATGTCACTATTGATGGGGGGCATACATGAAAAAGCCAGGAATTTAACGCCATTCGAAAGCTATGATGTGCACTGTGGTTTGCAAACAATACAGTTCCGTGTAAATGAAGGCGTCGAACACAATACATCGCATATTGACCTTGCAAACATGTTTGCAGATTTCTCACCGGACGAGCTTTGCCCATTCGTAAAGTACGCCTCTCTCGATGGCATCATTTACAAGCTGGATAAAAGGGCCCTTGTCGAGGATGGCAATTTGTCAAAGGTCCATCTTCAGCTGTGGACAAAAAGCGATCAAACCCTTGCAACGCGCAAGAATGAATTTATTGCGTTCAGGGTTTATATCGGCAAGCCTCACGTGATTCCTTACTATGCAACGGTAATTCTGTACAACAATATCATGTACGATGTCCGCTTCCAGTTCAGTATCCAAGACAACATATCATATAAGTTTGTAGTTGACGCGTCTTTGAAAGTCAATGCCCTTGTGAACAGAATAAACAATATGCTGAAACTCACAATGCCGCACCTGGACTTGTCGATAATAAAAACTACAAACATGGATAGCTTTACCAAGTTTGTTCGTTCGAGCACCGTAGCAACTATACGCCTAGACGCAGGCATAAAAAATGTAGATACAAGCAATATCATAAAGATCATAGATCAGTATGCACCCTGCTTTACTATTATCGGCAGCAACAAAGCCGGCATTCATCTTGCATACACTCGTGTTTCAGACTTTACCTCTGGTGAAAACATTTCTCTCTTTGTAAAGCGCAACATGAACATAATCCAGAACAAAGAGAGATTATCCCAACACGTTAGCATTGTCTTTGGAATTCCAGGAGAGATTGCCCTAGAGTTTGTCAATCATGCAAGGTCTGACCTCGGCGACGATAGAGGGTTTGGTTTCAACAGGGTCAATCAAAACACAAAGCAAAAGAACATTACGATTGTGAACATTAAGCTAGTACCTACTTCCATAGGATACAAAGTCACCATGGACGGCCTGACAAGTCCATCATATAATAAACGCATTCTATCATACTTGACCGTTCTCTTACATCACGCTCAATCTCCAGGTGGCAAGAAGGCAAAACTTGATAAGAACAAAACGATATTGTACAACTTGGCATCTGACATTGTGTTTGATGGAAAAAAGAACAAGAAAAGTGGTGGCGATGATGAGTCGGGCGATATGGACGATTTCATCGATGATGATGTTGAATATGATGACGATGATATGGAAGAAGTAATGAAACTCCTCAATGATGCTGAGAATAACAAAAAGATAACTAAATCATCGCCATCATCCGGGTCGTCTAGTGACTTGGCTAGCCATAAAGGAGATAGCGAGGATTCTTCTGACCCGAAAAGAAAATCTCCAGCTGAAGCCGTTCCACACGACTTTCCCATTCGTAGATTTGTCTTTGATCCAGAAGCACCAGACAGGAAACAAGATAAGAACAAGATAAAGGAATCGGAGTTTACAGAATCTGAAGACGAATCCGATAGCAATGGAGGCAAAAAAACAAAAGGTCGCAAAAAGAAGAGCAAGGAAATGTTAGATGAATTGTATAAAGCCGACCCCAATTTGTTCAAGCAGCCATCCGGGAAAACAGACAATGCAGAGAAGAACAACTACGCAACGTCGTGCCAAATGACCCACAAGCATATGCCTCGCCAACCAGTCGTGGTGAGGCCGAGCGAACTGATGCGCATCAAGAAGAAATACCCGGGTTCAGTGAGGAACTGGATTGCATACGGCAGCACACCAGACATGTCAAAAAAGAACGTATACTTTTGCCCAGACTTGTGGTGCCCAAAGAGTCGCGTGGCAATGACATTCGAACAATTCAAGAAAGCCAAGAAGAAATGTCCAACCGAAAACGAAAAACCGGTGAAATACTACAAGTCAACCTACTTCTTCGGCAAGAACATTTATGTGGGTCTAATGCAGCACCCAGACAAGACCTCCTTTCACAATAATTGTGTTCCGTGTTGCTTTATTAGGCCGCCAAAGGCGAAGGATCAAAAGTGCCCTCTGAACGACATCAAGATGAAAGCGGACGTTCTTGGGGAGAATGCCAAGGAAGGTGAAGAACATGTGGGTGATCAGAACGAGAAAGAAAGGTATATCATGAAAGACAAGATGTTTCCATTACTCAAGGGGCGCTACGGGCTTCTGCCGCCTGCACTCGCAAAGTTCCTGGGAAACAGGAATGGGACTGCTGGAAGCGGAACTGATGGAGCAGGTCACATGAGCAAGAACACAAACTGTTTTTTGCGCTATGGGATACACTATAAAAAACAAGCTTTCTTGGAGTGTATAGCCAGTGTTCTGAACAATGATGCACTGCGTACAGATGTTGATATATTGAACGCAATTAAAAAAAACATCACCGTTCAAGATTTTGTTGTGATCCAAGGGGGGCTTCTTATGCGGCGATTCATTACTCACAATGGAGATGCCGTTAAGAACCAGCTGGAGTACAATAAGTTCAAGGCGTGGTTTCTTTCTCAGACGGATTACGTGGAGAAGTTTGGGTTGAGTCACATTCATGATGTTTTGTGGACACATACTCAGTACTCTGGGAATATGCCGAATGCTATGCAGGTAATGCGAGAGTATGTGATTTACAAGGCATTTGCAAAGTTCCACACCTACCTTGATGACGATAGGATAATTAAAACGCATGAAGTGTTGCTTCATTTGATACTGAAACAAACATCCTGGATGAACACAAGTGGGAGCAACATTATCATATTTGATATCCAAACAAACAACCAAGTAATCCTTTCGTGTTACCCGCACAAACCGGTTGAACAAGTTATCCAGATGGGGAAACCATTCATATTGATAACAAAACGAGGCAATATATATGAACCGATCCACCATACGCGTGTTGACGGAGCATCTCTAAAGTCCCGATTCCGGTTTGACATCTATAAAGACAAGGCCGTTGCAAAAACAGTTGAATACATGAAGCTGAGTTGTAAACAAGGGAAGTCATCTAAAAAGTATGCCAAGCTGATGGCAGAGCTCGTTGTGTACCTGCAAAAGGAGGGATATACGTTGGAGAAGCAAGTCATAGATTATAATATGAACATAATTGGCTTGGTGCTCACAGGCAATCTGTACATTCCGATCCCATTCCATTGTTTGTTCGATGACAGCATGTTCGATAAGAACGGCATTCAGTGTGTTTTCATCGACACGTTGTATTCCATCATCAGACCGGATGTGAAGCTAGTCACAAAGGCATCTGTTTCCAAATTACTCGATGATATAAATCTATTCTTGAAGGGGGATTATTATGAAATTCCTGCTGATGGCGACAGCAGGAAATGGCTTGTTGTCAATTTACCAAAACACAAAACCATTCCCAGTCAGCTGGTCCCGTTGGTACCCCCAACAGGCTGGCAGGACCAGCAGGCTTCCGCATCGTACATAAATGATTTGCAAATATTCGTCAGAGCGGTCTCTAACGACCCAAGGAAAGATTATGTCGACGCTTCTCGAACCATCGAGAACATGTATTTGGCGGTGCGGAACCAACTGGTTCACAGCATCCGACACGTTGGCGACAAAGCTATAGTCAAGGAGGTAGAGTTTTTAAGGCATCCTAAGAATCCGATGCCCATGGACATGAAACGTAAGCACCTTTACGATATGTTGAATGTACCTGTTATCAAAGAGTTTATACACAAAAGTAAAGGAGGGGTCATCCCGGGGGTGAGCAATGACGTGTTCAAGGATGTGTTATGCTCTGACATTGCAGACAAAACCGAATGCAATGCTCAGTGCTCGTGGATTGTCACAACTTTGAACGGAAAGGCCCACACACAATCTTGCAAGCTGAGAGTTCCAGATAACATATTCATGATGGTGGTGTCGAGGGCTTTAAATGACCTTGTTAATCCTTACTTTAAAATGCATATAGCGCAAATGGAAATTCAAACTGATCAAGACGATAATGTGATCATGTTCACTGAGAGTGACGTCTTGTCGGGCAAGTTCAATGAAATCATCGACAACGCATCAGACCAGGATGTGAGATATCTTGGTATTGAGAAGAGGCGCGAAGGCCTTCTTGTGAATGTATACAATGACATTCAGATAAAACAAAGTACAGATGCGGTAGAGACAATATTGGCATCGGGAGAAGAGACGAATGTCCACTCAGATTACAGAAATCTGCTAAAGGGCTTTAAGGCAATTAAGCTTTCAAAGTATACAAACAACTCACTATACGATTTCTTCGCTGCGCTGTATAACCGCATCCATACGACTGCACAAGTTTCTTCTGATGCACTTAAAGCGATTGTTAAAAAATTGGTATTGGCTGATTTCAAGACGAAGCAAAAAACCACACTGTTGTTGTTAGAATCAAACCGTATTTTCACAGCACGCGACTATACAGAAAAATACCTTGAAGAGTGGTATAACGGAAAGCGCGGTATAGTGTATCCAGGCAAGCTCGAAATTAAAAAGCTTGCGGAGTTCACAGGGGTTGACGTCATGTTGTTTGAGCGAAAGACGAAGAACTACCCAGATACGTTGCGTTGCTTGACTAAGGAACAACAGCGCCCGACCTTTTTTATCATGTTACAACAGCTGAAACACGACAAAGAAAAACATTTTGAAAGGTATGATATTATTGTCGACAAAGAAGGAAAATACCTTTTTGAGAGCATTGACATCAATGCCGAATTCAGGAAAGTTTTGACCCTAAAGTGCAAGACATACAAGGTCGCAAAACAAAATTAAAAACTATACTTTAATATAACACATTATCATTTGACTGTTTGGTAAAGACAGTCACCTTCGTTTGCGGCCAAGTAACCAATCTTGTTGTACTCATTTGCATCATTTACGTACGCCATTTCGAATGGCTTTGCTTGTAGTACAAATGCGCTTTGCGCTTTAATGTCTTCAATAATTTTAATACTTAGATTAACAGAGTCTTTTTCAGGAGAACGGTAGAACAGCTCCTGAGCAGCCGTTCTCTTGTACTTCTTTGATTGTGTTTGTATCATTTGTGGTTCTGTTGTCTCTGTGGTCTCTGTGGTCTCTGTGGTCTCTGTGGTCTCTGTGGTCTCTGTTGTCTCTGTGGTCTCTGTGGTCTCTGTGGTCTCTCCTCCTTGTTTTAGTTTTGTCAATAGTTCTTCTTTTTCGCAAACATTCCTTGAAAGTATATCAAGCTCGCTTTGTAATACGTCAACCTCAATGAGAATATTTGGTGTTTCTAGGTTATCTCCAGGGTTTAGGGTGCATGGACCGGCGTCAGGAATATTTATATCAAGTTTGTCAAAGAGCGAAAGCGACAGTTGTTCGGTCTGCTCGGTCTGCTCGGTCTGCTCGGTCTGCTCGGTCTGCTCGGTCTGCTGCAGATATTTATTGCAAATATTTATTCCAAGGTTTGTTGCAAGTACACAGTTCAAATCGTCGACAACATCTCTGATAGCGTGATTAGTGTTAAAGTATTTGCACAGTACCTGCCCAATCTCAGCAGGCGAAAGTTGCTTGTCCGGCAAATTGTCAATATATTCTATTGGGAATGATTTATCCATGTATGCCTCGTACATTTCTACGATGAGTTCTCTTGGTGCATTGTTGAAGTGAACCTGAACGTCAATCCTACCAGGACGCACGAGCGCTTTATCCAAAACTTCTGGGTGGTTAGACGTCATGATCATCATCCTCCCAGGGATCTCCATCGTACCATCTAGCACAGTTAGAATCTCCATCAGTGTGAGTTCATCGTCAATTGCTTGTTCATTGAATTTACGATGGGTTTGATCATTGAGCCTCTGTTTTACAATATCTCCAATAGCATCAATCTCTTCGAGAACGTATAAGCGCTGTTCAATCGGGATAAAGTAAGAGATTGAATTGGAAAGACTGCTGTCACTATAAACCTGTATTTTTTCTGAATAAAACAGGTTCTTGAGCTGACTTGCGGTGGCAATGTTAGCAAAGTTAATGTTAACAATGTGTCGTTTAGTCAAGTTGGCGATCGCCCTGATCGCACTTGTTTTCCCAGCTCCGGGAATGCCTGATAGAAGGAGACCCAGTTGATAGGGGATTCCCTTGGAGTCATACCAATCACGATTGTCCATGAAGAATCGCACCTGTTTTTCGATTTGACGGATTTCATTGCCGTAGATGTTTGAGAACTTCTTGTTGGAATAGAACGGTGTCATCGTAAAGCTCAGTTGTTTGGGCGCTGTTGAGATCATCATCCTCTTGTGATTGTTTATCGATTCTACTGTCTGTTGGGCCGGCATTTGTGGAGGCTTCATGTCCTTGTTCTTTTGATCGAAAAAGTAAACATTGTTTCCAAGCGAGTTTTTAATTTGTTGCAGGTAGTTTGCATACAGCAGTTGGACATACGAGTTGATCTCGGCAGCAGAAAGACTATTAGATTGTAGAGAGATCCTGATCATCTGGATGTTGCCTTCGGTTGTATTCGTGATGCTTAGGATCTTAACATAGATATCCTTTGAAATCTGAATCGGTTTTTCTTTATAGTTTACCATTATCTGCCCCCTGTTAATTAGTTTAAACGAAGGGACGTTGTTGAGTTTTGAAATGAGAGAAAGAATCGCGTCCACCATCCCGTTTGATTCCTCAGACGAGCCTACTTCTGTAGATTGAGAGGACGTGGAATCTTGAGAACAAAAAACGCGCGTCATTTCGAGGGTGTTCAGGTAGTGACGAGTATTCAGCGTAACGGACATTTCAGTGAGATCGCGAGCTACGTTTTGCTTTATTGTATCTTGAACACGGTCTGAGAAATAGTTAGATACCTCCTTTTTGATGTCACTCAAAAGAGCGACAGCCGTCTTGCACAAATCATCCGAGAAAGACATCAAAAACCACATCAAGAACTGATAAAACATCATCCCCATATTCACTTGCCTCGAACCACCAGTACTATCAGAATGTGTTGAACCTACCATTCCGCCTATTTGGCTCATCATTTGAAATTTAAAGATATCTTTAAAGTCCATGGTTATCCCTTAGGAAAGGAGATGCACCTGCAGCCACATACAATGTAGATATATCATCTAAACCTATGTTTATATCCTTTTGAAACCACTGAATAGCTTTCGGAAGATAAAGTCTACGAGGAACCTTGCATGAGACCACATTGAGAGCACAATCACAGTATATGCAGCAATGAGCAATGAGTACTTCGGTTTGTGATGTTTATGATAAAAGCGCTCGACATCCCTGTTTGAGTTTTGCACATGATAATATAGCAACACGATCCCACATACGACGACGACGACGACAGCATCAACTGGTATGTCCATCCATATACTTTTATGGGGCGTTAGAGGCATGACAGTTATCTTCTACTATTGTGCTTGATATTCTTTGCTTGAACAGGAAAATTATATCAAAACATAGTATGTCCGATCGTGAAAACAAATACATGGTAAAAGACAACACGAACCTCAAAACAATTAACAAAAACAAAAACAAAAAGTATGCGGAAACAGCGGAAGGTGAAGGCGAAGCAGGATGGAAAAGCTTGTGGAAAGAGTTGGCCACTCGAAACAAACAATGCAAACTAAAAGCGGGTCCGATGTATGAATATACATTACCTAGCGAGCTACAAGGAAACCCATACAGGTTCATACGTAATGGAATGGAATACATGGCCAAATACCCTTTCAAAGGATCGTTTGATGATTGTAAAGTGTTTCAAAAGCAAGTGCCCCGTGATACAGACAAGCAAGGCAGGTACTACACGCAAGCGAAACACGAAGAACAATGTGAGATATTGCGAGGTATGTGGGACTCTAACGCACTGAACAGGACTAATAAATACGACACAGGTGTCTGTTGGGTAAGCGAGCCCGACCAAACGTGTGGTCGAAGGATTCCAATGGAATTGTTACGGCCTTATGAAATGCGCAACAACGAACGCGCTCAAGGTGCAGTAGAGAAATCAAAAGAATTCTGCCAAGCAAATCCTCAGTGCAAAATGGTGCGCCCAGGAAAATACAGCTATGATTGTTCGAGTATTGCAAAAGTCGACAAGAGGTCTAAACCAACTATCACCCCCCCAGCTAATATGCCAAAAGACACACGTAAGGATATGGAAATCTTCTTGAAAGAATGGTACGTTGATAACAAACACGGAAATCCTCCTCTTACCACAGAGCTCGAAGGAATCGGGAACAGATGCAAGCCTCCCGTTGCGGTTCCTGTTAATGCCACCATTGCTGAACCTCTTAAAAAGGACTTTACTGCTGCCAAGGGCCAGCAACGCACGATTGCAAGGGACCGAGACCTACCTCACGTGGACCTGACAAAACTGAATCCGCTTCTTCCAGAAAACAATCTGATATTTCAAAGGTATGGCGTCCCGCATGATGTCCTCTCCAAACTCAAGCGCAGGTGGTTTTACATTTCAAGGCTACCGGGAAATGTCAAGGTCAACCCAGACAATTATGAAGACCCAAAGGTGCTGTTAGCACCTTACATGGTGAATTTGTCAGATATGGATGACGAAGAGCTCCCTGTAAAAGAAAGCAAGACACGTTCCCTTAGCACATTGAGTCCTTCCATCCCGCAAAGCATTGTTAACATGATTATGAAGAAGATCGCAATTGACGAAAAGTCAACGACAAACAGAGGCATTTTGGCATGGCATTCACTGGGCAGCGGAAAAACATGCACTGCTGCCGGTGTCATCGATGCTTTTTGGGATACAAAACGTCAGATCATATTTGCCAGCTCTTTGGACGCAATAGCATCAAACCCGCCGTACAAGTTTCACGAATGCGCCATGAACCTTTTCCCCAGGTTTTTGATGAAACCATTCCTTGCAAAAACGAAGCGCGATACAATGACAAATATAGCAAATGCTTTTGCTAAGCGCGATGTTAAGTTTCTTTCTTTTGCAAAACTATCGAATCGCGTGAAGAAAACCGAGCAGTATAAGCGTGAGAAGATCAAATCTAGGTCGATTGCAAAAGTCGGAGGTTCGCCCCGAAGGAAGCGTGTGTCATCAAAAGAACCTGAAAAAAAGACAAGGGGTAAACCTAAATCCAGGTCGAAGAAGGCTGTTGAAGTGACACCGCCTGTGATAGCCTTGAAGGCTATCCGAAAATCAAACACAAACAAAATTAGACAAGAAGTAGTTGATGAAAAAAAAGCTAAAAGGGTTGTTGCTGTTAGGCGCAGCACGAGGACTCCTGTTAAAACAACGCGCGCGTCAAGGACCAAACCTGGAAAGGATGATTACATTGATTTGGACAACGCAGTGCTCATTATCGATGAAGTCCATAATCTCTTCAGGCCCCTACAAACGCAAAGAGAACAACACGAGTACCTTGAGAAAGAGCTCTTGGATTTGAAGAGACATCCAAACCTCAAGATTGTAATATTGACAGCAACTCCTGGAGACAACATCAACGATGTGGTCAAACTGATCAACATAATACGAGATGTATCATCGCCGCCTATCAAGGAACCAGACGTTAACAACGAAGACGACATGAACCAGTTCAAAAAAGATATTCGTGGATTGATATCTTTCTTTGACATGAGCAAAGACACCACAAAATTCCCCGTGGTGATCGACGATGAGATTCCTATCAAGTATCCCATGAGCTCTGCACAGCTCGACAAGTACATTGAGATGTATAATGAGGTGAAGCCAGGGCACAAAGACTTTGCAAAGCTTACAAAAGATAACCAGGCTAACAAATACTGGCAATCAGCACGGAAATATGCAAACACACTCTATAACTTTGACAAGGGCATGGTCCTTTCGGATTTCAGTGCCAAACTTCCAGGGCTCTTGGAAAACATCAAGAAAGATTATTATGAAAAACACTACGTATATAGCGCATTCTTTGAAAACAGAGGGTACGGGGGGCATGGTATTCTAGCAATCGCAAAAGAGCTTGAGAAACTAGGATACACAAAACTCACAGTAAGCGAGGCAAAGCGCCTCAATAAAGCTGGTGAGCTGCCTAAAAAGAACAGCCGATATATTCTAGCGACATCTAAAGAAATAGGTGAAGAAGGTAGCTCTGAAGCGGGCAAAAACCTCCACGAGATGATAAAAATCTTCAACAATGAAGCCAACAAAGACGGCGGCATTGTTCAGGTGTTGCTTGCTTCGCAGGGGTTCAATGAGGGCATTGATCTCAAGGGAGTTCGTCACATTCACTTTTTCGAACCATTAATCACTATGGCGAGCGATAGACAAACGATTGGACGCGCTGCGCGTTACTGCAGCCACTCCGACCTCGACAAAGACAACGGCGAATGGACTGTCAAGGTTCATCGTTACATGTCTGACATGCCCGTCGACAATGTAAAGCAAAACGACACGATGGACGAAGACCTCAGCCGTCTAAATGAACAGATATTGCAAGCGCGACAAAAGCTTGAAGAGCTAGCGGGAATAAAAGCCGATGCAAAAGGAAAAAAACAAACGGATCCTACCAAGGAAGACACTAAAGCAATTAAGAACGCTCTTTCGGACTTGAAAAAACAGCTCACTGCTGTGTCTAAACAATCAAAGGCCGTCAAGAAAAAAAACAAGGGCATTGTAGAGAACATCGAGGAACGTATCTTCAAAGAATCACGCGATCGCATGAAAGAGCTCATGATCATATATCAAGCTATGAAGGAGGCTGCTGTTGATTGCCATGTGTTGTCAAAGTTTCATTCAGCAACAGGGACAAAGGTGACGTGCTCAAACTAGATTGAAAGAGTAATTGACTAGGTGATAAGAAATAATGGGGCTTCAGCTGTTAACGCAATCTCTAGACATTGTTAAATATCTTTAAGAGTATACTTCAAAAACCTGTACAAATTGTCAGACCATCTATGCGCCCTGGGCCCGCCTGTCAGGGGGAAGTTTTTTGCTCATTGCTACAAACGTGATCTTGGAGGAGCAAAGACCTATAAATGTCTCCATTGTGGACTGCAAGCGGACAGAGATGTCTGTGGAGCAAGGAAGATTTTCTTAAAAAATACAAAGCGTTAGGGCCTTGGTTTCTTTAAAAGCCATGAAGACTTGAGGGCATACGGAGTGGAAAGTTTGCTGGAAATATTTAGACATACTATCAAAAACTAAAACCCCAGTATTCTATTTATGGAAGGTTGAATGTAAAGCGATGATGTAATTAAAGATGTCTAACAACCTTTAGATATCCTAAGAGTTACTGTAGCGGTATATTATTTCTTATCTTTAATTTTATATCTATATATATTAGTGATCATTACATGAAACAAACCAATCAACAAGGTGGGCGTATTCTTGGAAAAGGTGCAAAAGGAGTTGTGATCGAGACTCAATGCATTATTGATGACAACGACACACTCTGTGCTCGAATTAAAAAGACACAGATCAAAAAACTTGTTGTTTACAAAATACAAGGAGGAGAACAAGAGTTAATATCAAATGATGACAGAAATATGTTTTTAAATGCGCTTGAAAACCCAGTTATTGTGGCAAAACACTTTCCACCACAATTAACACTTTTGGGACTACGAAACCAACAAAACAATTTTAATAACGAGATAAAATCAATTAGAAACGTTTACAATATATTACAAGGTAGTACAGATAACAGAGCAATTGATGAAAAAACAGCTTTTTCAATTATAAAAATAAACATTGACTCAATTGATCTTGAAGTAATTGGTTTTGTAATAAATAACCATGAGTTTTACGTTTTGAACAAAAAATGTAGTAATACACTTAGCAAGCAGATTATGACAATAAAAAAAGAGCAAATAACCATTTGTATCAAACAAATTTTGGAAACTCTCGTATTACTTGATCATAATGATTACATCCACGGTGATTTGAAACCTGACAATATTATGATATGTGATGACATGTACAAGCTGGTAGATTGGGAATTGAGTACATCTCATGCAGATTTGAAAACAAGAATCTTTAAAACAAAAGACTATAATGTTGGTGCAAGAGCTTATTCTTCGCCACTGTTACATTTTATTGCTTATGGGAGAAAATTAGATATTATTCCCTTTTTCACATTGATGCAAGAACATTTTAAATCAACGTTTTTTTCCAATGAAATTGTAAAGATTAATATAAAGATTAAACAAATCATTTCTGATTACTCTGGAAGTCAAGAATCTATTTTTGAGGACTACAACAGAACTTTTGATATGTTCAATTTAGGTATAGTTGTCTTTAAAATACTAGCCTATAATTTGAAGACATCTGAAGAGATTAAACGAGATATAGATTCACCTTCTTCATTTTGGGGTCAGCTACTTACGTTTGCACGGAAATGTACACTTTCTGATGAAAACCCATACATGGGGCCATCAGACGCAATACAACAATTTAATGTTATAAAAGATTATTTGAGTTTTGAAAAGCCACAGACTGGTGGGCGACATGCTACAAAAGAAAAAATATCTATCTTAGGTCGTGAGCGTATTGTTCATAAAGTAGGACGTATTAAAATGGTAACTTATAAGCACAAGTTGATTCCTTTACGCGAGGCCCGAAGAATAGAAAACACAAGGGCCAAAATACCTAAACGCTCAATCAGAACAACATAACAAATTATCTTCTTATCGTGCGTTGTTTTGGCACCGCTTGCTGCTCTAGAGGCGACTGTCTTTGGCGGTTGAAGTTGCGTTTATCATTCCTATCACGATGTTCTGTATTTGCCTGCAAAGGTTTATCTTTGTGGGTTTTTTGTTCCCTATGTTTTGTACTTGTACTTGTACTTGTACTTCTTTTTGAATCTTTTTTTAAGATTTGCATAACAACGGGCTTTTCTTGGGCCATGACAACTCCATACACATTAATGGGGTCTTTGTCTTCGTTGCCAACGGCACGAAGGTTGGTTTTGATGGAGTTGATGTAACGCGTTGATGGCGCTGCTTCGTATGCAACATCTGTCTTTATGTAAACAAAGCAAAAATGTTTTTTGTAGGTTTCGCCAGTTCGGATATATATGGCGCGCTTTACACGTTTGTAGTATCCTGTATCAGGTGAATCTGGGTCGATCCCTTCGTATTCATCAATAGCTGCCATTTCTTTTTCAGTGAGTTCAACGACCGACCCGAAGACACGGGGGCCTTGAAAAGGATAAATAGAAGCTACAGCACCTGCCCAATATTCGCTGTACCCAGCGAATATACGCACATGGTTTTTAATAAATGCAGCCTTAGGACGGCCGATCTTCGTCCGTGTCAAACCTTCTAAAACTTCGACATTCAGCGAACCATAGCCAAACAACTTTAATTTATTATTGGTACTTGGCATAAAGATAATTTATATGTTCTCGAGCATATAATATAAACTAAGAAAATGTCCTATTCTATTTGTCAATTATTATTGTCTATGAGTTAGAAGAGCGTTCTATTTCACCTCAATCACATTGTGTGTCTTCCTTGCCACCGGCACATTCCTTTGTTGAGGAATGTTCACATGGATGGACAAGTTCTCTTCTGAACATGCTATCGCCTTCATTTCGTCAAGGTCTTCCTCGTCAATCGCATCAAGAACCACCTTGTGCGTCAGCTTGCTCTCGTCGATAATGATCTCTACATCTCCGGTGCCCGCGGGAGCTACTTGTCCCAGCATCACGTTTGCAGCAACACCGTTGATCTTGTCATACTCTGCAAAGATGCCCGCCTTGATGAGTTTATCGGTTGTCTCCTCGAACGAGCACTTGGCAAGCGGACCAATGTCGCCGCGGTTGATGCCGTGCCTGTTGACAGACAGGATTGAGCCCTTGTTTGTCATCACATCCACTAGTAGCGCAATGTGTCTGTAGTTTACATGGATGTTGTCGAGAACGTCAACGATTTCATTGTAGAGCACTTGCCGCGCCGCCTCGACACCGAGAACATCGTACACTTCAACCACGTCATTTGTCATTGTGCGCACCGAGTCAACAACATTCATAGCGAGGATGTCCTTGAGATTTGTCCCATCGGTATAGATGATGCATTCGGATACCTTGTCGAAGCTTTTCGAAACAGGGTTATACCGCGTGTTGGAAAGCTCAGTCACACTTGCGCGCTCAATGTTCTTGACGCCGCGGATAACGACATTCTCGAGGATGTTGTGCTCAAGGGCCTTCAGATCTGTGAGAAGGTCATCGCGATCACCGTCCTTGGTGTTTTCCTCAACCAGCTTGATGCGCATGATGAGCTGATTCGAGTTGTCGTCGCTGAAAACACAGCAGATGCGCTCGTCATAGAAGTTGTCGAGGATGTGATGCAGGGTGATCATGTCAAGGCTGTAGTCGTGCATCTTTGCGCGGTCAAACTCTAGGCGCAGCAACCAAGGAGTGCTCGGGATCGTGCTAGTGCTGAACTCCTTGTAAAGACTGACAAAGTCCTTGTCCTCTGCAATGTTTGTGTTAAAATCGTCTGGATCGTAGTAAACCCGAGATCCAATTACAATGTCCCTGAATCGGATTGTGCAGATCTCATTCATGGTCTGGATCGCTTGTTTTTTGTTTGTCCCAATATCATCGCGGAAGCTGACTTTCATGATAGGCGCCTTGATGTTCTTACTGACACTGAGAAGCTCGTTCAATCGAGGGACGCCACGCACAGCCTTACTGGCTGCGGAAACGCCGGCGAGGTGAAAAGTGTTCAAAGTGTTGTGTACTAGGACTCCGCAGTTAACCATGAAACTGTCATTCCCTGGAACCGTGAAATCATATACAAGATCACCATTATCCTTGATGATCTCGAGATCAGTAATTTCATCCCAGATGACGTCTGCCTCAAGAGCTGTCCTCACCGCAGCCATTGCGGGATCTACGCACTTGATGATGTAAGCATGGCTTGTTTTGTGTTGGTCTTCATTTGCACTCTCAAAATGAGAGACGAACTTTTCCAGGGTTGTGCGGCCAATAGAAGTCAGCCTTGCCCATTGAGACATATTCCCAGATCCCTCGGGGCTTCCCAAGCCGTTGTCAGTTGTTCCACGTCCTAGATATGCAATACATTGTCCTGCCTCGGTCGGCAGTGCATGGTTGTTGCGCATATCAACTGGCGATTCGAGGAGCGTTTTTAGTGTTGAAATACGCGTGTTGTAATCTGTATACATCTCTTCAATCTCGCGTATCTTCTGTTCATAAGCAGCCTTGAACACAGTCTCATACGAAGCCAGTGTATTGCGTCCAATTGACTCTTTGTTCTGGAAGCGCTTATACAGTCTGCTTTGGCCAGGTAGTTCAAGGCCTTTACCAATGGCTGCGAGCGCATTGCCCATTGCGGGGATCTTATCAATGTACTCTTGGTGATTGTGTGCATCATCCCTTTCGTTGTAATCGATAATCTCTTCCAATGCATCTGCCTTGTGCTTGACTACCAACCCGATTTCGTCCCTAAACGTCTTGGCATACTTGCGAGAGATCTGTGCTGTGTGAAGATCGTTGCGTCCTGCTTCCTTGACGTGCTTCTCCACACACTTTGATGCATATATTCCCACGCGTGTGAGCAACAGGATAAAGTCGTTTGTGAGTGACTCGCTGATTGATGCAGTTCTGATCATACCCTTTCCAGCTGTGCCGCTTACGTTTCCGTCTCCATCGACATAGCCGCGGATAAGCCCTTTGACAAAATCAAGTGGAGCTCCAAATACCCAACCAGGGATCTTTTTGTTTGCAGCGCCAGTTCCGAACTCTTTGCACAGATAATCTGCAAGCACACGCGAATTGAAATGATTCATTGTACCTTCATATTGTGACATATCACAACCATGAAGCATAACTGGTTCATCTCCCTTTTTCTTGTGTGATTGTCTCATTTGAAGGTTGAACACAGTCTCACCAATTCGCTTCAATTCATCTTGATACTCGGTGATAATTTTTGTAATAGTAATAGATGATGTGCTTGCATGGCCATCCGCAATGAAAGTTCCAAAGAACCATCCAAGATCACTTGTAAGTGTATATGTTTTATCTCCAATTGCAATTTCTTTAATCTCTAGTGGTGATGTGGGTGTAAATTTAGCAATTGGCATACGATCACCAATCTTCAAATCTGAGCCCTTCACAGGTTCAATACCATTCTCAGTCCTTTTCAAAAATGAGTGTGATAGCGTACACGTTGCAGTCCTTCCACTCTTTGTTGTTACCTTTACTAAATTTCCATTAGCAGGATGGCGGCTCACTTGTGTGATACGCTTCCAGCTTGTTTTTTCATCATTGCTAACACCAATGATCCGAATATCATCGTCACTGCCATCAGGTCCTGTGGTATCAAGCACAACACTACCATGACCTAGTTTGACAATTCTTTTGGGTTGTTTTGACAGTATGTTGTCAATTAACCCTCCAATAGGACCTTTGAACACTGTACCCTTGTAAAGTACCACCACTTTGTCACTTCCAATGATGCTGAGTTGCGTCGCTGGTTCTCCGATAGATTGGGCTGCTATAACACCAACCATTTCACTTGGATGGACAAGGCTCTCGTAGAACCTGTATTTGATTTGTTGGATGACGTAGTCAAACGTGGCCTTGCTGATCTTGTATTTTGTGATTAGGACTTTGGGACTGAGGTTGAGTCGCACGAGGATCTGGAAGAGCTTGTTTCCCGCTTGGTGCTTCGAAACCACAATCTCTGTGCAGAGCTTCTCAATCTCTGCCAAGACATATCGCGGATCAAGGTCCAGTACAACTTGCTTGGTGTGCTTGTTTTGCATGTTGCTGGCGATCAATAGGATGCGCTGGAACGCCACGGGATAATACACCTTGTCTTCTTGTTGACCGTTGAACATCTTGACAATGACGTGTTCGCGGTCTTCGAAGAGCTGTTCAATGTGGTTTGCCATGAGCTGCGGGAAGCCTTTATCCTTGCCAATCGACTTGAGAATGTCTTGTTCTAGGATATTCTTAAACTCTTCGGCCTTGTCAGTGATTGCAAACTTGGAAATGATTTCTTCGACTGACATTGAAATGTAAGGCAGAGTCTGGCTTTCAACCTTTGTAGCATCTGCTCCATCTTCACCGTACAGGAACTGGATAATGTTGCCACTCGCGTTTCTGACTGTGAGATCATAGTAAACTTTAGTGTCTTCCATAGCCTTGACCAGCTTGCGTTGGATATATCCAGTTTCACTGGTATCACGCACTTGTAGACCATTGGCAAGACCAAAGTTCAATGTAGATGGGATAGTCAGGTCGTATACTTTGGGGTGTTTCTTGATGTCTATGAGCTTGATCTCTACGATCTTATCTAGCACGACATCGTTATGCATTTGAAAATTCCTGTGTACGTTCTTGCACTTTAGATTTTTAAGGTTTTCGTTTTTGTAATCAATCATAACGTCCAATTTGGATGCCAGGAGCTTTGCCCACTGAGCTCTGATTGCTATGCGATGCTTTAGTCTGATGTTCTCTGTGCCAAGATTGTTAGAAGTAGCTTGGTGAGTGAATACCTTGCCGAATACCCCGAGCCTTGTGCAAAGCATTGATACTCCTTCAATCAACCTTTGTGATGTAGACGTGGCTTCGATACAATTCTTTCCAACAGTTCCGTCTCCTGCAATGTAACCATTCAGGATGCCGATGATGAAGTCTTCTGGAGACACAAATGCTACGTCTGGTACAAACTTGTTATGAGCACCGTGGCCGACAAACACATCAAGGAACCTTGCTAGCATTACTGAATGCCCAATAACGCTCGATGTCGTTCCCCCAATTTTGTTGATTTTGGATACGGTCTTGTGAGTGATTCCATGACTGTCGAACCATTCCCTCACAAATTGTTGGACTTTGCTGTCAATATTTGTGATGCTCACAGTTCCAGACTTTTCACTGCAACATCCTTCTGCAATGTAGAGACCAATGAAAGTCCCGTTTGCTTTGTTCAATGCAATCTTGCTTGGGAAGTGAGAATGTTCCCGTGTAGCATGGAATGGATAGATGCATCCATCCTTGACGTTGTCGGTGTTTGACCTTGCTACAACCCGTTGCAGCTTAGCTTTTTTGTCATATGGCAATGTGAAAGCACTGCCATTGTTTTGGTTCCACCATCCTGATGGAATGTGAAAGTTACCATCCATTGCGGTTTTCATCATCTTGATAGCGGTATTGAAGTCAGTACCATGAACGTACTTGTCTTTGGGGAAATACACACTCATGTCAACCTCGGAAATCGTAACGGGTGGTGTAGAAAGGGCAGCAGTTACCGGTACAAAGTCACCGAGTTTGATCTCTGGAGTAGGCACTTCCAGGAATTGGTTTAGCTCGGGTTGCCAAGTCAAGAGTGACTTTGACTCTGTGACAATGACCGTTTTCCCACCTAGAGTACGAATCTGATATAGCTCCGTTCCGGGATCGTGACGAGTCATCGCGGTAACTGCACCCCATGTAACATTTCCATTGTAGTCAGTGGTAGGGATATAAATAGGGGTTTTAAGATCTAGGAGTTCCATTCTGCGTTCTGTGTAATGTTTGACATCGTCTTTATAGGACTCTATGTAACTATCAATCCAGTCTCCGATCTTGACATATTTTGACTTTCCATTTTCAATGATAATGATCGGAGTTTCACCCGTCACGGACTGAACAGCTGTGTCAATCAGGCCTTCGCGACCACCCATGGCGGCAAAGTAGAACTCCTGTGGGGTCAGGCCTCCAATGAACGAGTTCTGGATGAAGCCACGGCACTCTGGCCCCTCGTCATACTTGGTGTAGTGAGGCAGCGTTCGGTCATCAAAACCGTAAGGGATACGCTTGCCGTCCACGTTCTGCTGACCGACACACCCCATCATTTGCGCAACGTTAATCATCTGTCCCTTGGACTTGGATTTGATCATGTTGATGAGGCGATTGTTGTCCTCATCGATCTCGCTGTTGCCTTTCTTACCAATCGAGTTTAGAGCACCGTTCAGCTTCGTGTTCACGGTCTCTTCAAAATACTCTTTTGTGTTTTTGGTGGATTTGTTCTCGAATTTGCCTTTGTGGATATCAGCAATGGTGTTGTAAACCGATACCTTCATGTCATGGATGATCTTTTTGAACGATTGTGTGGTTTCTTGGCTGAGAACCATGTCGCTGATACCAACGCTGAATCCATCAAGTACCAGCCAGTTGCAAACGAGCTGTTGTGTGTTGTCAAAGAGATGCCGGGTCTCCTCGGGACCATATTCATTGAACACTTGGTGGATGATGCCTTTTGATTGTGCCTGGTACACATCCTTTGAGAATGTTCCCGAGTAGATTTTACCGTTCTTGATTTCGATGACGGCATTGTTGTTTTTGTTGACTTCCTCAGACTTGGCCTCATCATAGTTGTCGGTTCTAATGTAAACGTTGACCTTCTCGGGGAGGATTGTTGACAGAAGCTGCCTACCTGTCCATTTTTTTACTTTTCCGTTGACTTCGGCAGGTTCAGGGAACACTGGCTCGATCAACTTTGGGTTAGGACACACAAGGTTGAACAGTTGTTTTTCACTGACACGCACGTGGTTTTTAGTCATACGATAAACACCGCTGGCAATGTCTTGTACAATCGAAATAATCGGCTTGCACTCACGCGGACTGATAATTTGTGAGGACACTGAGCACAACTGCCTCAGCTCCTCCGCTGTTTGTAGTGATTGTGGAATGTGTGCATTCATCTCCGGATGACCCTAATTGTTTCCAATTAGGACGGACTATACCTTAAGCCTTCATCGGGATTGGTAAGATCCCTCAGACCCATAACCATCTAGTCTCTGAACCTTCCCCATGGCCTTACCATTGCCAGTAATGAACTGGCGCGGCTTTAGGGGCTTGGCTGCGGATTGCCCAATCTCTGATATTATTACCATTGGGTTCGGCTATTAACCGAGTTCCTGCTGGGAGTTTCCTCCATGCAGTGGTAATCAGAGCTCTAAGGGTGTTCCCGCAATTTGGTCATGTTGCAAGATTGTTGTCGTGAAGTTTTTTTACGAAGTCTAGGGCTTGCTGCTTTAGTTCATCTTTAGTCATCAACTTACCTACGAATATAGATTTGATACCCTTGATCTTTACCTGGTAGTAAACACCACCATACCCATCGTATTCATATTCATGAATGTATTGATCAATGTTGTCGATATCAATGTCTAATTTTATGCCAGCATATTTGGCAAGCTTCTTGTCGGCAAATTGTAACATGGTGGCCTTCATACTGTTGACTCTGTGGTCATGAAGTTTGACACCTTTACGTCCACCATCGCTCAAGTTGTAACCATTTGGAGCAAGTGTTTTGTATTCGGAAATGAGACGTTCCTCAAGATCATTTGCAGATTCAGGTAGACATCTTTGTATTAATTCTACCTTAAAGTTATCTGGCCCATGTTTGCGAATGCTATTGTTAAGCAGCTTGCACTGCTTCTTCTTTGTATTGCAAACAGCCTCGCTGATGTGATCTTTAAGACGCCTCGTGTATCCAAATGGTCTGTACTTTGCGTGGTTTAGCCGATGTGAATTTGCTTGTCCAACATACTTTTTGTTTGTAATAGTATTTGTGATGACGTAAATGTCCGTCAATAACATATCGTTAGTTTCCATTATTTTATCAATGAATGGAAGCCGAACATTGATGTTTTTAATTTCGTCCATTTTGTATGAGCTAGCAGCAAAGCCTTAATCACTTCAAATTTTGATTTTGAACAACAATCTTACTAGGTAGTTATATCCAATGCGTGTGCACTGCACAATGCACGCGCCTGGGTGAGATTTCCACTGTTTTCCTTCCAAGGTGATCTCACAACCTTGGAAGCAGCTACCTGTTGGTGACAAGATGCTAAATGCTTTAGCAGCAAAGTTTATCACCATCGAAATCTGCGTTGTAAGCGGGTGTAACCATCACATTAAGTCTGAATGTGTTGAATGGCATCACACGAACCCTGTGGCACATCATGCTCATCCTATGCAGAGATGGCTGACGATTGAAAAGCACAACGTCTCCGTCACGCAGGTGCCTGTCTACCACATCTCCATCTTCAAGCTCCACATTCAATAGATGCTTTGACTTGAGCTTGTAAATTGCACCATTTCGCTTGCGAATTGTCTTTGCACCTGGATAGACATCGGGACCGTTCCTCACAAGTTGCATGATCTCACTCCTGTTGTACTTGTTGACAATCTCGGGGAATGTTAGGTTCATTGCGATCTTGATAGGAACACCGAGCTCATCAATGCTGATGTTCGGGTCTGGTGTGATGACACTGCGAGCTGAAAAGTCGACGCGCTTACCCATCAAGTTCCCACGAATACGCCCCTCCTTTGATTTTAGTCGCTCAGTCAGCGACCGCATCGGCCTGCCTGTGCGCTGGTTTGAGGGAGGAATGCCGGGCATTGTGTTGTCAATCATCGTGGCAACCTCCCACTGCAGAAGCATAGTGAGCATATCAATCTGTTCCTTTGATGCGGGTTTGTCCCCTGTTTTTTCCAGCTTTGCTTTCAGCTGGTTGTTTGCCTTCAGGATCATCTGAAGCCAGTGTGTCAAGTCATCCTCTTGGCGCACGCCAGCATCATTGCGGACAGATGGACGCACAGTCGGGGGAGGAACTGGTAGGACTGTGCAAATCATCCACTCGGGCCTGTTATACTTTTTATGAAATCCCATAATTTCTGCATCGCGGTCAGAAATACGACGAAGGATGCGGAGAGTGTCTTCTGCGTTCAGAATCTGCTTCTTGACGAGAGCTTCATTGTTCTTCGAGTCTACATCCTTCCATTCGAGACCGATCTTGAGCATGCTCTCTTTTGTGATGGTAGGCACTTTTGCTCCACAGCCATCGATCGTGTCTTGGCCGCAGCGCTTCTTCTTAGAGCATATTTTGTAAATGGCCTCCCAACGCTTTTGTCTTGAAATTTTCTTGTTTAGGATGGCTTTGATTTCTTCGCTATCAGGATCAACAAGGAGCTTAGAACACCGTGTGCACACACACTTCAATACCCTACGGACTGTGTCAAAAAACTGGATATAGAAAACGGGTTTTGCAAGCTTGATGTGACCAAAGTGTCCGGGGCAAAATGTATTTTTTTGTTCGCAAGTCACACAAACCTGATTGTAGTCAATGACTCCCATGCGAGGGTCAAATAGCCCGCTGTGGACTGGAACGTTTCCATTATAAGTTTCTGTCTTGAAAATCTCAGCCACGGATCGCTTTTCGATTTCCTCAGCGCTGAGGACACAGAACTGAATTCCTTTGATTTGGTCAAAGTCATGATCGTACGATAACTCCCGATACAACGACATACTTGAGTATATAATAAGAAGCGATATATTTAAATGCTTTTGTTTGATGGTTTCAAATTTTTTGAAACCATCAAGAACTGCGAGATTTCACAATAGAATCTGGCTGGATCTTAAAGCAACACCAAAGTGAATCTCAAAACAAAGCAAATAGGTTTTTATTAAATCACTTTGAATCATTTTCATCATCAACAACAACAGTGTGAGGCAAATGCTTTTTATTCCATCCAGTTTCTTTGTATTTGTTATTTGCCAAGGCGATTGTAACTTTAATAATAATAACTACTGTAACTTGAACCATTTGGTATTGTTCCATACATACTGAGCCGCATTACAAACTTCAATCGACGTGCTACCTAAAACATTGGTGTTATTGCTCGAGGTTACATCAACAGTAACGGGATAAATAGAATCATTCAGTAAAGTTTTTATTAATCCGTTGTTTTCGCTAGACAGATTAGACCACATCTTATAAGGTGGATTTACATACTTTACAATAAATGTAGCTACACTCACACTAGGCGGCAAAGTTACGACCGTACTCACGGCACCGATCAAGTTTACGGAGTTCTGGTTGTATATACGCACATTTGAACCACTATAGTTACCAGACATGTAGACATTACCGGATGCATCGACATAAACCCCGCGAGCTTCATCGTTACCACTTGAATCAAGTGCCAAGCCGTATTGAGGGACACCTAAAGAGTTCCATTTTGCAACAAATGATCCGAAACCGTCAATTATTGAGAATGGAAAACCCGAGCTATTTGTGGCGTCCTTTATCGTCGTATTACTGGCTAATTTTCCACAAACGTACACGTTGTCGAATTTGTCCGTGACAACGTTGTACGATGGGTCTGAAAAAGTGTTGTTTGTGTGCACACGCCCCAACCATTGGACAACATCACCGTCTGAGCTCCACTTTGCTACAAATGCAGAAGCACCGCCTCCCGCAGGCAAGGCGTTCTGCAGGGTGTTTGGGTAGCTATAAAACGCTCCGCCAAATGAGCCATCCATATTTCCTGTCATGATGATGTTGTTGGATGAATCCGTTGCAACGCCCGCTGCTATATCAATACTGCTTCCAGTGTCTTGGGTGACATGGAGTAGGGCAACTCCAGACGGGTCGGCCTTGACGATGAACGCCGCACTGTTGGCCGCCGCACGCATCGCAGGTGCAAACACCGCATTGTCGCTGCTGTATACGATTGCGTTGCTTGCCGAGTACCCACCTGCAAACAACACATTGCCCAGCGTGTCAACGCACACACCCCGCCCCCCGCCCGAACTTGCCCCATCTACCCTCATATTCCATTGGTACTGTCCAGACGTCGAATACGCAATCACACACGCGGCGTTCGTATCCGTAGCGGGAAGCGTCGCACCCGAGTTGACGTTGTAGGCATTGTATATGGTTTGAGCTGACCCACTGGTGTAGTCTCCGCACACATAGACGGTATTCCTCGAATCGTCGATTGCCACTCTCCTGAAAGTCGTGCCAGATGATACGTTTGCAAACCATTGCACCATGCCATTGGAATCGTACTTTGTCAGAAACCCATGTAATCCTCCAGTTACAGCATTATTGGCCACCCCAAACATTTCTTTTGTAGAGTGATAGAACGTTGCGTCGGGCGCGGCGGTGCCACATACGTATACATTCCCATTTGAATCGACTGCAACGCCGCGCCCGACGTCAAGACCAGATTGGCTGTCTATACAAGCTGTCCACTGAGCTATTCCTTCCGCGTTGAACTTAATCAAGAAACAAAAATATATATGCGTATTAATTATTGAAAAGGGTGCAAGATTCGAATCATAAGCCTCCAAACCATTCGCATTATAAATTTTAGTTCTAAATGAATTGATGCTCGACGCACTATTAACATATCCTGTTGCGTATGTGTTCCCTTGTTTGTCGACGCAAAGGTCGTTTTGATATACCCCTGATGGATTGGTGATTCCTACTCCCCACTCAGCCTGCACAAACATGTTTTGGAGCACGTGCATATTGCTGGTATTGTTGATGTCATAGGTGTTGGTTAGGTTGTTGTCGATTGTTCCGACGTATCCTGTACCAAGAAACTGCGACCCGTTTAAGAACATGGTGCTTGTCTCAATGTTTGTTGCTCGGATGGTGCCATTGACGTCTAGAGGATACTGAACGTTTGACTTGCCTATCCCGACGTTGCACATGGTGAAAACGTTGCTTGAATTGTACCGTAGTTGGGGTGCATTCGAAAGCGTGTTGATCCTACCATGCGCATTTCCTAGAGTAACATAACTTGTCATTTTATATAACGATATATCACAATGATATATAAAAGATGATATATTAAAGGTTATAAACACAGAAAAAAAAATCCCAATTTAAATAGCTGGTAAAGATTAAAGGTTTTATTATGTTTGCCAAAGCCAGTGTATTCGACATTGATGCAAGCTATGTATGCATTCTTTTGAAGTCATACTGAATTCTCACAACAGAACACAATCATACACTGACAAAATTTGATTTTCATCATGCCCCTCCAAGCAAATCAAGGAACCCTGCTTCGAGACGCTGTGTCAATATTGATAACAGATGAGCTTACCAGCGTATGACAAGGATGTCAATGCAGTCAATGTAGTCAATGCAGAGGCAATTGATGTAAAAACAAGCAGATTTGACAACTTGCCGAATGATTTGCTGGTAAAGATTGGTGCACATATATCTACCGCTAATGCTGCGAACATGACAAAAGTGAATCATCAAATGAAAAATGTATATGGTGAAATATATTCAAACAGTGTTAAAACTGATCTGCAACCATTCAATCAATTAATTAAAACCATGTTTGATCCGAAAGGATTATATCCAATGTCACTTGTTATTAGAGTACGTTATGGTCGTACAAAAATCCAAAGTGAGCAGAGTAAGACAACAATTTTAGATAACAACTTTGTATTCCAAGTTAACAACTTTCATATTCTTGAAAATACACCAAATCTTAATATTATTATCAGACAGGATGAGGATGAGGATGAGGATGAGGAGAAAATAAATCTTCCTCTTGGTTTCCCCAATTTAAACAACAAATTAATAAAACCAGATGAAATTGTTCCATTATTAGTTAGGTTCATGGCTGCAGTCAAACCTGGTTGGGACTTGTGTGGGGAGCGTATGATCGTCATACTAGAAAAAGTTCCCCCTGGCACAGCTCGATACTATTGGACGGCTTGGTGGGTGTACAAAGAAGAGTCGTATTGGATGGATCGAACGTACAACAAAGATAGAACTATCATTGATAAATTGCAGCGCAGGTCTAGTACACCAGCAGACAATGCATTACGAGTAGACCAAATGATGATAGATGTTTTTGATACCTTTTACAAATTACTTGGCAGGGCAACTAAAATGTGAATATATTGGGTTTGGTTACTAGCTTATAATATATATATGTACGTTTTTTCTATGATGAGTAAAGACATTGTTGTCGCTGGGAAGTGTGTGAATCTAGAAACAAATCCTAGAGCAGTTGACGATACTGAAGAAAATCCAACCATTGATGCAGATTTGTGCAATTTGATTATGGGCAAGACCTACAAAAAACAAATAAAGAAATTGGAACTTCAAATAGCAAATTTCATGATGAATTGATACAGAACAACAATGACTTTATGGCGATCATCGAAGCAACTTACTCTATAGATCAATTATTATTTTTAATCACTCCAAGAGTTGTATTGTAGAACAAGAAATTAATAAAGAACCTTTGTTTTAAAAAGATATAAAGGAAATCAAAAAATGTTATACAACACATCATGTCACAACAGATTGATTATAATAACATGATACCTGTTAATATTCGAAATGAAGAGGTTGTTATTCATACAATAGATGGTGATATGGAAGCAGATGATGATGATCATGATAATGACCCCGACTATGCCCCTCCAGACAACGTCGCAATCATTCCCGTAGACAAATCTAAGGCAATACAAATCAAGAACAAACTAAGACCAAAGAAGAAAATAGAAAAGAATGAGCATGAATGCTGTAAAATAGAAGAAGCTGTAAACAAAACAAATATGAAAAATTCAATCAACAGAAAGTCGACCACAACCATAAAGAAAAAGAAAAAGAAAAAGAAAAAGAAAAAGAAAAAGAAACAAGTACGTATTGAGAACCCCGAAATCGACACATATACAACGGTGGAGCAGAACTACTTCGGTGGTATGTCTGAAGCGGAACAAGATGTAATCTCCCTCATGGAAATGCGCATGAATGAACTAAATAAAACAGACACTCCTATACGATTCAAGGTATTGCTCTCAGAAATGGAGGAAAAAATTAAAGCAGTTGCTATTAAAAAGCTGAGTCATTTGTACTCTCTTGATGAAAGAAGTAGTGATTATCATAAAATTCTGCATTGGATTGAAAGTGTTTGTATGATTCCTTTTGGCAAGTATCAGTCCCTTCCAGTATCTTCATCGAGCCCCAACACTAAAGTACGAGAGTTCTTGTTGTCCGTAAGAGAGCGCATGAACACATTAGTACACGGCCATAAGAATGCAAAGGAACATATCACAAGACTGCTTGCACAATGGATTGCCAAACCAGACTCTAAAGGAATGATACTCGGAATTCATGGCCCTGCGGGTTGTGGCAAAACAACGATGATCAAAGATAGCATTTGTGCATCTCTTGGCCTACCGTTTGCATTTATCCCACTAGGCGGCGCAAATGATGGTTGCTACCTTGAAGGACATAGCTATACGTATGAAGGTGCGACATGGGGTAAGGTTGTTGATGTCTTGATGAAATCTAGGTGCATGAACCCAGTCCTGTTTTTTGATGAGCTCGACAAGATTAGCGATACATCGAAAGGCGAGGAGATTATAAATCTCCTTATCCATATAACCGACCAATCACAAAACGATAAAATAACAGACAAGTATTTTTCCGAGTTTGAATTTGATCTTTCGAGATGCCTCATTATATTTTCGTACAATGACGAAGAAAAGATCAGCCCTGTTTTGAGGGACCGGTTGATCAAAATCCATACAAATGGTTACAATGTTAAAGACAAAATATCAATCTCAAAAAATCACATGATCCATTCAATTCTTGATGAGTACAACTTCAAGACCGGAGATATCATATTCATTGACTCTGTTCTGAAATTGATCATTGAGACCGTGGAAGATGAGCAAGGAGTCCGCAACCTCCGCAGAGGGCTTGTTGATATTATTAGCAACATTAATCTTGGCAGAATGCTCGAGCTAGATGTCGTGTCATTTCCATATACTGTGACAGAGAATGATGTTAAAAAATATATTCATGTTAACAATGCAAACGAAAAGAAAGTGCCACATTTAATGTATATCTGAGAGAGATTCAGGAAACTGCATTCCACCTGTAAACTGTTGCGACCGTATTCCTAATCCCCCCCCCTACTCAAATAAGCTCAAAAGACATCTCCGCTTTGCTTTGTTTGGTTTAGTCCACGAGTTCCAAGAAGATTGCTTTGTTCTTTGGTTTTACAGACACATCCACCTGAACAACTGAACTCAGACATTCCACAGCATTCCACATCGCATTTATTGTCTGCGAACATGAACAATTTAGAATCTGACTGGTTTGACTCACGGTGGTCGGCTGTGTCATATTTTAAAGATTGCTTTGGTTCAGGACCAGCTATATCCGAAACACCCAGGGAATCAACAAAATCTTCTTTTATGCCTTTTACAATTAGAGCCAAAATAGCAGAAAGAACGAGAGCAGACAGAGCAATGTAGAATACTGATTGTTTATTTGTCTTTGTAATTTTGACCATGGAATCAAACGAGTTGTATTATATAACCTAGTTAGATACTTTTTCTTGAAATACAAAATTACTATGAAACCTCTCGATCTTACGACAGGAGTGTCTTCCTGAATTGGTCTGTAGTCATTACTCGAATATTTGCTGCTTTTGCTTGCTTAACTTTTCCAGACTCCTGAGTGATGTCTTTTGCGACTACCAAAGTTACCTTTTTAGTAAAGCTCTCGACTATATCACCCCCCTGTTCGACAACAATCTTGGATAGGTCTTTGTCGCGAAATCCTGTAAACAAGACTACTTGACCCTTCATTTTATCGCCCACACGTTTCGCTTGTTTTTCTTGATCTTTTGAATAACTACATTCAATCTTACTGTCAGATATAAACAACCTGTACCTTTGTAGTCCAAAGATGAATTTCTCAGCTGTGATATCTGAGATACCAGGGACATCAAGAAGGTCTTCTTTTGACGGAACGAACTTTTTGTCAACCGCAATTTTTGGAAATGCGTCAACAATAACTTTCAATCTTTTTTCTCCAAAGCCTCGTCCAAACATGTTGCTAGCGTCCATGAGTGCAACACAATCCAAATCTTTTTTAACTTCAGCAATCCCTTGTGCAATCTTAGCACCTACTTTGTCGCCGACGATTTCACTGAGGACCGATTGTGCGGCATTCAGAACCTTTGCAGGAGTGTCGAGACCGTTGTCGTAAAACTTCCGAATAGTCGCTGAAGACATGCCCCTTATTTTTATCTTTGTGAAAAAGTTTTCTACCTGCTTAAAGTCCACCTCTTCGTTAGCACCTTGGACGATTAGCTCCTTACATGTATCATTCCATTCATATGGCACTTCGGGCATCAGTGCGGATCCGCTATCTGCAGGTTTCAGAATCTTGACAATGTATGGGATGACATCACCACTCCTGGTGATGATGACACGAGCACCCGGGCCGATTTTGTTGCTATAAATGTACTGTCCATGGAATCCGGTTGCCCTCTTAATAACCACGCCTGCTAGTCTTACAGGCGAAAACTCGACAACGGGCTTGATGTAGCCATCTTTACTAATGTTCCATTCTACATTTGTCACAACAACTTCTGCTGTGTCTTGTGTGATGATATTCTTGAACGCGAATGCATACGATGGGTTCTTTCCCACCTCTACTTTATAAACGTCGTCATGGGTAACAATAATGCCGTCGATCTCGTACGGTGACTTGTTGCGGCGTTCCATCAAGAACTCTGACATCTGCTGGAATGAACATTTGTCACTGTTGATACACAGATTGTGAACATTTCTAAAGGCATGTTTATAGAGCCACATATATTGTTCCGATGGCTTCATGATGGGGGTGATTAACGTGTATGCGACAAATTGTACGTACTTCACCAGCCCAGGGTTTGGTCTTTTGGCGTTCACAAGTCCAGCTACCATGTTGCGAGCATTTGCGCCTTGATCCTTGACATTATCAAAATCTTCTTTATTGATGATGAGCTCGCCGCGAATTGTGACTTCATTATGCGACTTCATTAGAGCATCTAGATCAGGAATTCCTTGAATGACATCAATGAGATGAGATATGTTTTGACCTTCGATGCCGTTGCCTCTAGAAAACAACTGTTTCTTGCCACCCTTACAATACAATAGAGCAGAATTGCCATCCAGTTTGTCAGCAAATATGTATCCCCCGAAGAACTTATTCCTGAATGTGTCTAAAGCTGTGTTATCGCTCTTAATTTTATCCATACTTCCCATGTAGTATGGGAGTTTCTCCTTTCTGTTGTCGTTAAGAGCGATGGCTGCACCAATCTTAAGGACCAGGGGATGCTTTGCGTTCAACGTTTTGAGATGCTCCCGTATGACATCATACAAATCATCAGACACAAGGGGCTCTCCCTGGTTATAGTATTTGTCGTCAATGTATTCAATTACTTTGGCTATGGAGTCCGCGTCCAAAGTTGTTAAAACACTGGTGGGATTTTTGACGATCTTACTCACAAGTGACCTTCCGATTTTTACCATATTTTGTTCTGTTGTTCTGTTGTTCTTCTCTTATAATAGAATGTTTTACTAATCTTAAAACATTTTCATATTTTTAGAGAGATTTAGAGATATACATTCCAAGGTAGCTCGCCCTTATTGAAGTTTCAAATCTCGATGTATTGAGAGTATATAAGGGTTTGTTGTAATATTATTATTCATCATACTCTTGATTCCCAATCAATAGAGTAGAGAGACTATCTCAATGAATAATTCATACACTATGTATTTTGCAAAGCTGTTGGGGAGACTTCTGGTGTTTGTTACAAAACAATATACTTTCTGGATAAGCGCTCCTTTGAAGGTGTTGTACTATGATACATTTGATGACAGGATTACAAAGGTGGTTTCCTACGACATTGAGAGGCTGACATCAAAAGTAGAGTATTCAACAACGTGGTTTGATATCGTCAATTATTATATGACTTATGCTTTTACTGGACTTGATAAGTGGAGTCCAAATAAACTTGTAGTAAATCAGTCAGCTAACATCATCTATGAGATTTATGCCATGAAAGGAAAGAGATTTTTTGTTAGAGACATGCCAGCTGATGGTCTGACAATTGAAAAACTAAAAACCATTGTATCTGAAAAGGAAAAAACCAAGTATCTCTATATTGGCTGCAGTGGAACAGACGTCACTACGTATCTGACGGGGAGCACGTCTTATACCAGCAAAGACGTATCATTCTCGGCAAAAGAAATGATGACACTCGTTTACTTGTCCGGTATTACTCCTGCCCATAAGTTACTTGAATCTTTTTTGAAATACAATAGGTTTGGGCACCTTAATATCGTATGCATCCATAAATTCACACTCGAGGAAACATTATATAAGGACATTGAGCTTTTTAAGCTTTAACTCCGCGCTTATTGATGACAGAAGTCTCAGGTAATTGCGTTGTTAGGTCAACTGTGAATGCAATTACTTCTGTCGAAATAGATGAAGACAGTATACTGAATGATATTTGGACTCTTTACTTCCACGACCCATACAATGAAGACTGGACATATGGAAGTTACACAAAAATAACAGATCTCACAAATGTAGATGAGTTCTGGCAGCTTCATTCCATCATCAATGAAAAGATACATTGCGGGATGTTTTTCGTAATGCGTGAATACATTTTCCCTTGCTGGGATGACGAGAACAACAAGAACGGGGGGTGCCTCTCAATAAAAGTTTTAAAACAAGAAATGGCAGAGTTTTGGGAGATGTTGTGTATAAAGCTCATTGGGGAGACATTGTTGAAACCAGAGCATATGCAGTATTGGAACCGTATAAATGGCATTTCAACGAGTCCAAAAAAATACTTTTGCATCATCAAAATATGGGTTAAAGGTGCTGAGGTTTCGTCGGTAGATATGTTTAACATCCCTGTAAAGTATCACGGGGACATTCTGTATCGATCAAATCAAGAAAACATTGACAATGACAACCACAGACATATAGCACCTTTATCCAAAGAAGAGTCTACAAACACAACAACGATGTTTCGGCATAAGTCTTAGAGACGATATTAATCTTTGTCAATACTTTTTGTTACGGATTATAATTGTAATGTAATCATATGAGTAGTAGTATGAGTAGTAGTAGTATGAGTAGTAGAAGTATCACTTCTTTTTCATAATATTGTTTTACATTTCAGTTTCAGATGTTAAACAGAAACACCAAATGAAAAAACAATAGAAAACCGAATGCTTTGCACTAAAATGCTTTATGTAGTGTTAGTAGACGGTGCTATGCACAGTTTAACTTCGCCAAGGGATGCTACTCCATACTTAATAATGAGCGGGTAATCATTTTTCAGGTACAGTTCAACCGTGTTGCACAGATTTGTGCACTTTGTGAACATTACAAGGTACCGAAGGTTGAACACGCCTTGCACAATTTCATTTGCAACTTTATTCGAAATGCTGTTATTCTCATTGTCTGATAAAATAGTTTCTTGTGCACAAAACTCACCTTTACAACTGAAAATCAATTGGTTGTTAACATTGCGAATTTCTACAAACTCGGCCAGGTTGCTCATGTCACGGCATATCTTCTGGAAATCCGACGAAGGGAGTGTAATGACAGAATTAAACTCGGCAGGATCAATGACAATCTTTTGGTTGTCCAAATCCAACAGGTTGAGTTTATAGGTGGTTTTTGTGTTTTTATCACCGTTCTCAATCTTAATCCCAAGGTGGTTCATGTCATTTTTGTCCATGAATAGCGTAAGCGTATCATTGCTGTTGATGGTCTTGATAAGTTTATGAAGGTTGAGCATGTTTACGCCGATACTCAATTTGCTCTCACAGTGAAAGTACTCGAATTTTGATGCATCTAGCTTGAGATGCACGAGCACAATATGAGTCGTGTCCATTGCAATTACTTTCAGACCAGATTCATCGAATTCAACACATGTGTCAGTTAACATTTCCTTCAAAGCCTCAACCAGCACTTTGAAGGCTGTTGCCTGAATTGTTTTGATCTCTAGACAGTTAGTCATTTGTCAAATCTATCAGATCATAATGTTAAGTACTTTCTAAACAGTTGATGAGCGAAATTGCAATATTATTATTATTACTATTATGTTGAGATAAAAGTTGTGTTCAATAGAAGTCTGTAGAAGCAAAACAAGGAGGTAACCTAAACTACTTAACATGTTGACTCAATATGAACTATATCGAACGATCAGTAACAACTCTATAAACATGTCCAACTGCTACACATGTCCAATTGATGCAGTAGATTATGTTGTGGCACAGCTGCAACCCGTGTTGAACACAGCGAGAACTGAGTTTGTTGGAAGCAAAGCTACGATTGTCAAGTTACAAAACGATGTGGAAGCATTAACAAAGCTGCTTTCAACAGAGAAACAAACAATTGAGAGTTTAAATGTCGAAATTGGTAAGCAACAACTGCTAGTCACATCAATGATTGAAATTACGACAAACATAAAAGTAGAGAGGGAGATGGCGCTCATGGAAAAGACCAATCTTCTAAAAACAATATCCGATCTTGAGCATGAAAACGTTAAGATGGTTGAAGAGAATAAGTCATTTTTTAAAGTCTCACAAATCATAATGTATGAGAAGGAGAATGCTCGCTTGAAGCGAGAGCTCGAATACCTACAGTCTCAAGTTGGTTTGAGCAAGTTGAGTTTGTCCAAGTTGGGTTGGGCACAAAAAACACAAAATGAACAAGTCGTTGTTGAAGCTCCTCCTCCTGCACTTAGCCCTCTAGTTAATACTGCAATGTTGTCAATACATATTGAACACACAGATGATAAAAAGGAGAGTGATGAGGGGGAGAAAGAAGCCACAGAAGTAAATACAGAGGACGTGGAAGAAGACATTCCAGAGCTCAATGTTTACGAAAAGAAAATAAAAGGCATTATGTACTATGTGTCTGATAATGAAGAAATGAAGATTTATGAGCAGCTGGATGATGGTGAGATCGGCGAAGAAGTTGGATACTATGAGAAAAAAGACGACGGGAAACGCAAGATCGTATGGACCCCTTCAAGCACCAAACTTTAAGTTCATTGCATGGTCCAGAGTATTTTTAAAGTCGTGCAGGGGCTTTGTCCTCTTTAGTTTAATCTTTTCTTTATACTTATTGATACGGTCTGTGTCAAGAGGAATATACTTGTAATCATTGTTGATATCGGACTCATTGATCTCTTCAATTTGTTGCGTCATTGTCATCATTGGAGGGAAGTTAATGTTTACTAGTTTGTTTGTCTGTGTATATCTTCTGAACTCTTCGATGCTGAGGTAGCCTCCGAACATCTTCAGGGCAAGTCGGTTAGGTGCCGGCTTGATATAGTTCAGAGAGTATCCAATCCTGCGAGAAAGAAGGTTGATGAGGTTGTAGCGTTCCCACATCTCGTCAATTGACTCTTTGCTTGCCAGGTTGTATGATGCAGCACACTCAAGGCTACAAAAGCAGCCATAGACGTGAAACTTTTCGTTTGTGTACTTGACAGGAATTCCAAACGGAGCATTTTCAAATCTGTGACAGCACCAATAGCATACAATAGAAGTGTTTGATGGCCATTCGTCATTCTTGTTCTTTTCCTCAAAGTCCTTCAAGAGATTCACAACTTTCAAGCCTGGTTGAGTAACACTTGCAACATCAGTATTATAATATGAGTCTATGTCTATGTCCATGCTCTCGAATGTACCGATGTCTACTGGTTTAGAAAATGCATTGCATGCATCATTAACATTATAAGCGTCTGGAACTGAAAAGGTATCTTCATCTACAACAGATTGGTCATCCAACATTTGCTGGTTGTTAACGTTGAGTTTCATTATAACATTCTCGTCATCAGATAGCATTTGGAGTGTTTCAACATTTTCAAAACCGTTGTATACAACCTTTGGCTTCCTGCCTCTACGGGACTTCTTAGAGTTGGCTCCTGCAACACCATTCGTATTATCTTCAGCTAGCGCATCGTCAAGGACTTTTGTAATATCTTGATCTGCCTTTGCCTTTGCCTTTGCCTTTTCCTTTTCCTTTTCCTTTTCCTTTTCTTTTGCTTGAAGGAAACAGTCAGCTACATTTCCATTTGTTTGCGTTGTCGCAAAACAATGCGTTACTTGCTCATTAACCTTTGGCTTCCTGCCCCTACGTACAACTTGTGTAGGTACTACAGTATCAGCCAACGTCACTTTCTTTCCCAAAGCTTCCATGACACTCTTTTTGAATTGAACTAAGATTGTCAGCCTTTATTCATTTAGTAGCGATAGCTTTATACCAGATTCAATATGGAAGAAAAAGTAAACGTTTTTTAGTTTTCGATCATATAACACATACATCTCAACAAACCTGTTCTCGACCCACCTATAGTTTTTCCAACTGCAAGTAGTGCACACGGCATACGCTTTGGTAAAAGTTTTCAGCTCCAACCAAAATGTTGGACTCTGTGTTCATGTTACTTTGCTTGTGGCAAAAGCTGAACGGTGCACGTGTGCCATTTTTACACAACATACAGAGCGCAGTGTACCTTTTTACGTCATCCGCAAATGCGATGAGGTCTGTGATATTTCTGAATGGTTCTCTTTTTGAATTTCCGTCAAGGGCCGCTATTGTCAGTGATTTTGAGTAAAAGTCAACAGCAATATGTACAAACTCGCTAATGTCGTCGAAGAACTGGCCTTCCTCAATGAAAACCGAGTCTGCTTGGAGGAATTCGGGAGAACTTAGCAGTGGACTGAGTGAACTTACTGAAATGCATCTCTCCTTGTCTTTGTTGTGTGTTACAACATGCTCCTCTGAATACCTTTTGTCAAGCGAATGAGATATGATCATTGTTTGCTTGCCCATCATCCTGTCCATTCTTATGCGATGGAGGAGCTCAGAAGACTTGCCAGAAAACATTGGACCTATAATCATATTTAACGTCATGTCGTTGTTGTGACTAGTACATTCAACTCTTGAACGAAGAACATTTATATATCTTAATATGTATCAAATTTTCTGCTTTACAATCAAGATCATTTATATGGGTTTAGGACCCGGATCTAGACTCAAACGTTGTTGACCAAGAGCTGCTTTCATTTGTGAAAGCCTTCCTTCAATTTCAGCTCTTATATTATTAATACTTTCAGGTGAAATATCTTGATCTAGGGATTGTTGAAGTCCTTCAAGGAAGCTTCCGACGCTGATAACAATGTTCATGTTTTCATTAATGATTGTGTTAAGCGTAGCTAGCTTTGCAACTACATTTTGGTAATGGTTATACACTTCCTCTATCTGTTTGTGTTTTTTATTTGCAGCATCTTTTAGGGCATTTAAACTTATTATTATCGGAGTGTGTTGCGGTCCTTGTACAGTTCCTTGTTGATATTGCATCTTTCTAAGAGAGACTTGTATTACATAATTCAGAGAAAATAGTATTCAATCAAGTCCCTGAATTTGTTGATATTGCATCTTTTTAAGAGGGACTTGAATTACAGAATTCAGAGAAAATAATATTTAATCAAGTTTCTGAACTTTAAGTTTTATGAATTTTATATCAACAATGACACGATTTAAAACATCAAGTGTGTAGCCAACGAATGCCAGCAACATACATATGATAAGAATTGTTGAGAACCCCATCCTGTAATAATAGTATATTATCCGCTGTTTTAAATTTATTTAGATTACTAGCGATTGAACATGTCCATATAGTTGTAATCGGAAATTGCCAACGGAGTAAATGCGTTGCTCTTGTTTGCAGTAGCAGGCACCAACGTCGGAGCTTTCTTGGACAGCCTAAAGATCTCAGTGTCGGGGAGCGCATAGTTGTAATACTTCAGGTCTGCGATCTTACAGTCCGCAATCGGAATCTCCTCGGGGAAAATGTATAGGTCACCGTGGTTCTGTCTCAGGGTACTAGCAAATTTGCCTGTCTGGTAGAGAGCTTCGCCAATGTAGAACTTTACACTAACACCTTCTTCAAAATCGTTTATAGGGACATGATCCTCAAAGACGACGGTAATCATCACCCACTGTTTTGGGAACAAACTCGTAATATTGTTACGGAACAGACTGTTTTCATCTACAACCCTCGAAACTTTCAACTTTTCGTTTATATTTTGCAATGTGTTAAATGTCACGACAAACTCCATCTCTTCATCTCCAAAAGAAATCATAGGACACATCACTACTCGGTCATGCTTTATGACCGAAGACTTTTGTGTTATTTCTTTTGATCTATAATTAATCTTATTTTCAGTCATTTGATACTTGTACATTTTGTTATCCCCTTTCAAGAGAATCGTCTTGCCAACCGCAGCTCCCGGGTTGCCAACATACAACCAAAAGCTATATGTGAACTGTGCACCACCTTTAATATTCACAGAGGGCTTGATTGGGAGGTATGTTGATGAAAATGGGAGGACTGTGTTCCACCTATTCCCGTATCCTACTTGTTCTCCACTGCTCATCATTCCGTTCACAATCTGAACCTCTCGTTTAAGATTTTGATCGTAGAGTTCATCGATCATCATCTTGTCTGACTTCAATGCAAACAGTGCGCATACATAAATGATGTACGTAATCACAAGCCCAGCTCCTACCTGGATGATCATAGACGTAAGGGTCTGTTTTTCAGCCATACTTATCTGAACTTTACTATTACTTACTTCAAAGAAAAAGATTTACACTCTTCTTTTCAAGTACCTTGTTGACATTCTCTAAAACTAGAACTTCGAAAGCAAAATAAACAAATTATCAACCTAACTTCTAACCCTAAACCCTATCAAGTGTCAACTTCATAGATGGGGCTCCTGACACCGTAACGGGAGAGCCCAAACCATGAAAGGAATGTCGTGTTTGTGGGACCAGCATTGTAAATCTTTTGAATGTTATTTTGGGTGAGGCTGTAGTTGTAGTAGGTGAATTTGGAGATGAAGCCACGGGTCCCATTTACAGAATTTCCAATCGATACATCTCCAACAGGCATGCGCAAGAATGGGTTTTTGTTGTTTTTCACAACATCATTTGTAGTAACTATGGAATAGAGATCGCCGTCCATATACACTGCAAGGGAGTTATCTCGAACACTCAAAGTAATGTTAACCCACCGTTGAAGAGGTACGTAATCGATAGCAGTGATGAGGAAAGGTTCACGGTATCGTTTTGTAATTGGATCTTGCGTAAAGATTTGGCTCAACTGCATTTCCCTATCTACAAAGGATGTATTCACTGCAAACATCATTTTGTTGGAAGCCTTGTCCATTACAACAATTGGTCCTGTGCGTGATGCAAAGGTATTCGGTAATGTGGTACCGTTCATTGCCACAGATGTTCCTCGTTGGAAAATAATCTTGTAATCGCTGGTCGTATCGTATGTGTCCGACAAGTAAATCCAAAAGTTGAATGAGTATTCTTGTCCTCGGGAGGGAGCCGACATTAAACTGGCTGGAATGATGTGTGGCAACAGTTGACGGTTGTCAAGAGCCAGGACATTTGATAGCAGCTTGACCGTTTTTAAGCTATTTGAACGTATTATATTGACGAGGTAAAGCGTCACCAACACAATTAGCAACATGACTGCAATGATTGCTATGATCTTGAAGATACTCCAGAAATCTGATGTCATTGCGTTGTCAACCATTCCCGATTCTCCAGGTGTCGATCCAGCTGCTACTTCTGTTCCTGCTACTTCTGCTCCTGCTGCTCCTGCTGCTCCTGCTGCTCCTTCTGCTCCTGCTGCTCCTGCTGCTGCTCCTACACTTTGAGCATTGTCAACCATAATGATACTTTTCTACTCACTACTAACATTTTATTTTCTATGTTCTGTGTCTAGAAGTACGTATAAAGATAACAGCTAGTTTGTTAGTGTTTTTTGACATGCTCTTCGTACTCTCCTTCCATGTACCTTGCCCTCTTTTGTGCATACGTTTGACATGTAGCTTGTGATGATTGTTCCATCATCATCCTTGCTTATGTTCTTCCAGGTTTTTTCCTTGCAATTTTCAAATGCGATTTCGGAAAGCAAGGCCATATTATGAAAGTCGATTTCATTCCTCGCCGCAAACCGTTCAACCTTTTTCATGTTGCAATAGTGTTGCGAAGAACGCGTCATGATCGTCGTGTAGCAAATCTTGTACGGTTGTTTCGATCCTAGAGGTTTCTTGGCGATGCTGTTTTGAAATGCACGGATTGATCCGCATTTAATAAGATTTGCAGTTTCAATATTCTCCCATTCATTTGTGACATACGCTTCAGCTTCAATGATTGAGCTATCCATATAAAACTTCATCACGTTCATAATACATGTCGTATAATGGTCGTCTGTGAATGTGTAGCAAGATCTAATATATTCTTTAAAGTTGTCGTACATCATATAGCTAATGAGTGTAGGGTCTGAAGAGAGTGCAATGTCCAGGTCATCAAACCCTTTTTTCGAATTGTTGAAGACCTGTCCTACGACTTCAAAAATGTTCATGTCGTAGTAAGCTCTCTGATTTGCTTCATTCTCCATGTCGCTGCATGTAAAGATGTTGACAAGAATGTTTCGAATGTTGAATTGCATAGTTTTTATGAGTTCCACCAAACTTTCCTCTTCTACTTCATAACCTTCGGCATCTAGAATACCCATGATGTACAGTAGGCAATCTCCAAGAGTGGGAACATGGAGCTTCAAATGGTCAACCTTTTTCTTGATGTCCGTAAGCTTCTTCTCCTCGGCAGCTACGCATGTTATCACAAGTTTTATGTTGTACTGTTTGCTTTGAATCTTCTGGATGAGGGAGGTTAGGTAGGTGGCTGCATACCTATCTTGCGATAAAAGAACATCCACGTCATCGAGGAACAGAATTTTCTTCTTTTTCTGTACAATATCAAGGATCGTCGTTGTTTTTGCAGATATTTCGATGAATTGAACGAAATCTTTGTGAGATAGAAAGGTGTCGTAAGCTGGGCGAATAACATTATAGTTAGCTTCCTTGAACAGAAGCTCACAAAACTTAGACTTTCCACATCCAGATGGCCCTATCAGAATTTTACAGCATTCGTCACCCTTGATGAATTCGCGCATCAACTGCTTTTGCAGCCGATTTCCTAAGAAATCGTTGAGCGACTTTGGGGCGTGCTTTTCTAGAAACGATACAACATCCATGATAAGTTCCTGGGTGGCGATCTATTTATGTCACCTTTAAATGGTAAATGGAATTGAATTAAAATCAATCTTTATAATTTAGAACATCAGCATGTCGGAACACTTTGAGCGCAAATCCGTCCAAGGAATTGGATACTTGTCTTCCGATTCAGAACTTACGAGCACAGAGCATGCATCGTCTACAGTTTTCTTATGAAACAAACTGTCAACGTCAATTGAATCAATTTCTTGTTGCTTGTCACTGTCTAAAAACTTGTAAGTGAACTTTTGATCAGGGGTGACGTACGTGTTTGTGCAGATAGACCCAGACATGTCGGCATTTGTGGATCGTGTATAATAGTCGGGGCATGCTACGGAAGTCAATATGCTCTTTTTCATATCCTCTGCTTCTTGCGCAATGCGCTTATCGTAACGGGAAATTTTCCAGACAGACCAAATGATAATTGTCGCCAAGCCTATCTCAATCGTCAACAATAAAATAGCATACTGTCGGACTTTTTCGAAAACGAGCAGCCCAAGGATAAGGACCGCGAGCGTTTTTGACACGACACAGAATATGATTGTATTTAAATAATTCTGCACGCCAGACATTTTTAAAGCTAAAATTGGACTTCTATTAAGTTTAAGAAAGATAAAAAGTAGTATACAACCTAAAATGTCTTGAACTCATTGGACTTCAAACCTGTAACGCTTTCGTTTTGCCCCCGGTCCAAAGGCATGGGAAGCGAAGCTTGATCCTTCCGATATCCAATGTACATATCCAGCTCTTTAAGAATTGTGTTTACGGCATAATCGAGCACACGTCCATTCAGCTCACGAACCTGTTCCACGATGTCGTATGATAAGTTCTTAGAGTGTTGTAAAAACACGGACCTCATTACAACCTTGAGTTCATCGTCTGACTGCCTTCCAATGGTATGTTTCTGACATGATTTCTTAAACACGCTGTACCTGATTCCGTCTTGGAGTGCATCCAAGTTCAATGAACTAAAGAATAGTTTGCCAACTTCTGTAGTTCCCCGTATTCCTTTCGTCATCTCTGCATCAAACACAGATTGATGGGGCGTTGCGCGATCCACCCGATCTAACAAGACAGATGAATTTACACCGTCGTTGATATCTGATACACGACCATTGTTCATCTAATGTTAATGGTTGGGTTACTGCTATCATCATACAATATTTTAAAATCTAATATACATTTATAGACAAACGCAAGGTATGGAATTCAAAGAGCAAAAGCTTGCCCAGTACTTACAATCACATGGGTTTAACGAGTTTGACGGGCGTGTAAAATCGACGCTTATACGTATTGTAAAACGTCTCGTGTCGAACATGATCAACAATGCTCGTTATGTTGCTGATGCATGCAACTGCAAAACCATTAAAGCATCACATTTCAAGGCAGTTGACCAGCTCATGCGCAAAATGATCATACAAGCCAAGCCCCGTGCTTCTCCTGGCAAACAGGTAGGCGGAAAAGCAGTCTTGCCTTCCGAATACTTTGGGATTAACAGCGGAAGCTACTTCACTCAAGAGGTAGTGGCCCCAGGCGAGACGCATGCATTCAGCGACCCGACATTGACCCGTGTTGGTCATAACATCTTTGATGGACAGATCGGTGGGTACCCCAAACTCAAAACGATCGTAACTTCCGACATGGTAGACGCAGTCATGGCCGAATACAACAACCGTCGCTCGGCCAAAACACCTCTGGCGCTATCAAAGGGTGCTAACGCTCTAGTGCGCATGAGCATTCATCAGAACCTTGCAGATATCTTGGGGCATATCATGTCCACTAACCGTGGAAGCAAGCTTACGGGGGTGATGATTACCAAAACCACTGCAAACCATCCTCAGTATGAACATATGGCTTGAGCATTCGCATCCTGAGTTTTCATAAAAAAACAGGAGTGAAAAGCAAGATGATACACTTAAGAAAGGCTCATCATGTCCCTTTTGAACTCTGCATCCACGTTGATTAATGAGATCACAACCTTGTTCAATTCACTCACGTTTCTCTTGCTATTTGTTTTTATAACATCCAGAAGATTGTTCTTCATCTTATCTTTCTGCTTGTTCGTAATGTCATCCTTCACCTTGTTATAGATCTTCATGTTCTCTTCAGCTATAGACCATGCGTTAGTGTCTCGATTCGACGGCACGTTCCAATACTCGTCGTCGTCAGGCGTGAAGAGGATCTTATTGTTATAACTGTCCTTTACAAAAGGATCTACATCCATGCAACCCAGAAATGTATAATATTCCTGCAGCAATTCCTTGAGCTTTTGCTTGTCGTGAAGATTTGCTATGGTTCTCATTTTCTTTATTAGATAGCACTCGTACGCATCCCATAGGTACTCTTTGATCGTCCTGATCGTCATTTTGAGCCCCGATGATACATACATTTCTTTCCAATCACCGCTTTCATACATGATGAGCTTCTTCACGTTTGAATCGTAGAAGTAGTTGAAGTCTTCCAGTGATTCGCTCGCTACTTTTGTTACGTTATCGAGAATCTCAAATATATCGTCTTGACTCATGCTGTGAGTGCCTTGCCCACGTTCCAGCTTTTGCCGAGTCTTTTTGTATTTGAGTTCAACTGACCGATCAAATGAGATCAGAGGAATGTTTTTATGCTTGATGTAGTCTTGAATTTTTTTCAACGGATCAATAGCATTTATGAAGTTATTCATAGTGTTGTAGTTGTTGATTATCTGTGTTTGAGACGGGACTTGTTCGCGATGTACTACGGGACTATATATTCTGTTTTCGAGAATGTGATTTTTTATTTCATCAGTGAGCTCAATATTAGAAGCGGTGCACGGACATTGTTTTTTTGTTAAATACATATGTTGGTGCATGTGGCTCTTACGTGTTGTCATATACGCGCATCTTGGACACGTGTAAGGATCTTTCTTCTGTCTCCTGATCACAACCTTATCCATGAACTACCTTTCCGAATTCACTTTATATATATTCTGTTTAAAGGCAATTAAAGGCAATTATAGGTTAAAATAGTCTTTTAAAAGATTGATTTTGTAACGGTGTTTTATATTATTTTTTACTGGCAATTAAAGTCAAATAAAGGCAAATAAAGTCCAATAAAGGCAAATAAAGGCGCAAAAATACGTCTTATACTCTGAACTACTGGTCTTTTGAGGATATTTTTGGTTTTACCCCCCCCCCCCTAATTGTTTTTTACATTTCAAAATACAAAATGAGGCCTTACAAATTTCAATACTAGATACTTTTAACATAATTCTGAATCAACAACAATAAAATATATATCAACGACTAATGAATAATAAGTAAAACGATATACGAGGATATAGTGTATATGTAAAAAGCGAGAATGCAGCGATGATAAACGAATGCTTTATATTAAGTAAAATGCGGATAGATATAATGATCATTCAATAAAAAAATAAAAAAATGTTTCAAATAAAATATGGATCCTATCGACAAATTAATGTACAGGACTAGTGAAACAATTGCTCCTTTGTTTCACAAGACAAAACATACACCTAATCTCATTACAACATACTCATTCATTGTCAGGTTAGTCGCCCTATTCTATCTTTTTAAAAATCAATTGACAATTTTCGCACTTCTTTGGGCTATAGGATACATGTTAGACTGTCTCGACGGCCATTTTGCAAGAAAATATAATATGTCAAGCGATTTCGGATCCATATATGATCATGTGTCTGACTTCATATGTAACACTGTACTGATTATAATAGTCATATTGAAACTCAGAACAATAAATCAAAAAATATTTTTCTTAGGTTTAGTCTTTGTTGTATTTCTTATTTCTAGCATATATAACGCATGTCTTCGAGAACAACGGGGTGACACTGATGTGTTTTCAAACATCTTGAAGGTATGTTATTTCGATAATAAATACATTGGTTGCGGAATAGCAAATCTGACAATTCTAATATTGGTTGTTATTTTCTCACATATCTCACTTAAAAGCAAAACAGTTAATAACCATTAGAATTAGCAATAGTTCTTTTTTTATTTTTATTTTCATTTTCAAATGCAAATGGTTTATTGTTTATTTAACAGACGTGATTACGAAATCTCAAAAATTGAAAGAGTATAAGACTTGAACGTGTCATCATCATCATCATCATCATCATAAGACACTCATCCACAGCGATGGATTCTGAATACATTCAGAACAAATATAAGAAACTCGATCATCGCGAACATGTCTTGTCGAGACCGGGTATGTACATTGGGTCAATTGAAGAAGACGTATACAATACATGGGTTTTCTGCTCAGACTCTAAGCGCATGATTAAGAAAGAAATCAAGATTGTCCCTGGACTGTACAAGATCTTTGACGAGATCCTTGTGAATGCCATAGATCATTGTACTCGTTTAAAGAACATGAAGGCAGCGCAAGGTGGCGAACGAACAGATGTCAATCTTGTTAAAAACATTCGTGTTGTCATCGATAAAGAAAAAGGAATTGTTTCTGTCACGAACGATGGTGATGGTATTGAGATTGAAGAGCACCCTGAACATAAAATTTACATTCCCGAACTCATTTTTGGCTACATGCTTACATCTACAAACTATGATGACAAGGAAGAAAAGGTTATCGGTGGTCAAAACGGCATTGGAGCAAAGGCGTGCAACATCTTTTCAAAGTCATTTGTGCTAGAGACTGTTGACGCAACACGAAAGAGAATGTACCATCAAGAGTTTACCGAGAACATGTCAAAAAAAACACAGCCCACTATTAAGTATTGCGCCAAGAAACCATACACCACCATTACATTCACACCTGATTACGAGAGGTTCAGTATGAAGAAAGGTTTATCGGAGGACATGTACGAGCTTTTTGTCAAGCGTTGTTACGATATGTGTGCCATGACGGATCCTGATGTTAACGTGTTCCTTAATGGAGAGAAGTTGGAGATCAAGACGTTTGAAAGGTATGTTGATCTCTACCTAGGGTCGCGCACCGAGCACCCGAGGATTTACGAAAAAATCAACGAGCGATGGGAGATTGTTGCATCATACACGGAACAATTGGGATTCGAGCAAGTGTCTTTTGTGAACGGCATTTGGACAATCAAAGGTGGCAAGCATGTAGATTACATAGCGAACCAAATTACAAGTAAACTTATTGATTTGGTCAACAAGAAGAAGAAGGACACTGACATCAAACCTGCCCACATAAAAAACCATCTCATGTTGTTTGTCAAAAGTACAATTGTGAACCCATCATTCGACAGCCAGTCAAAGGATGCTCTTACCTCTCCTGTGTCAAAGTTTGGGAGCAAAGCCGAGATAGATGACAAGTTCATTGAAAAGCTATACAAGACAGAGCTTGTTGAGAGAGCACTTGCAATGTGCGAAAAGTCAAACCAACAAAACATAAAGAAAACTGATGGAAAGAAGCAAATTAAGATCAGGGGTCTGATCAAGTTAGATGATGCGAACTGGTCAGGAACACCAAAGTCCAAGGAGTGTGTTTTGATCCTTACAGAGGGTGATTCAGCAAAGTCTACGGCTCTCACTGGTCTTTCTGTAGTAGGTAGGGATCGCTATGGAGTATTCCCTCTGCGAGGAAAGCTAATGAATGTGAAGGATGTGACAATGAAGAAACTCATGGAGAATGAAGAAATCCAGAACATCAAGAAAATCCTTGGCTTAGAGTCTGGCAAATCATACAACAGCCTCGATGACCTGAGGTATGGAAAGATTATGATAATGTCCGACCAAGATCACGACGGTTCGCACATCCGCGGCTTGATCATGAACTTATTCCATACGCTATGGCCTTCTTTGTTGAAGACACCTGAGTTTATCACAAGCCTACTCACACCTATTGTCAAGGTTTCTAACAAGAGAGGCGAAAAGCAATGTTTTTACAACATGGTCGAGTACCAGGCGTGGATGCAAGCAAATGACGGAGGAAAGGGATGGCACATCAAATACTACAAGGGTCTTGGCACTTCAAACGAAGAGGAAGCTGTTGATTATTTCAAGAACATGCATTTGGTGACGTATGATTATACGGGAGACGATAGCAATATGACAATGGACCTGGCGTTCAACAAGAAGCGCGCCGACGATCGCAAGAAATGGTTGACTGAGTACGATCCAGATTCTTCCATCGTCATGAAGGAGTCAAAAGAACACGTGTCTTACCAAGACTTTATCAACAGGGAACTTATCCATTTCTCTGTCTACGATGTGAAGAGGTCGATTCCATGCATGGTGGATGGGCTCAAACCAAGCCAGCGCAAGATCTTGTATTCGTGTTTCAAAAGGAAGTTGCACGAGGAAATCAAGGTAGCCCAGCTTGCAGGATATGTTAGCGAACATGCGGCCTACCACCATGGTGAAGCGAGTTTACAGGGGGCAATCATATGCATGGCTCAGGACTTTGTAGGAGCCAACAACATCCAAATGCTGCATCCAAGTGGTATGTTTGGAACGCGCCGCATTGGAGGAAAAGATGCAAGTGCACCGAGGTATATCTTCACACACCTCGAAGACATCACCGGTAAGATTTTCAGGAAAGAGGATCTGGGTTTGCTCAACTATCTTGAAGACGATGGGTTCAAGGTTGAACCCTCTTACTATGTTCCTATCATTCCGATGGTGCTTATCAACGGTGCCTGTGGAATTGGAACCGGATTTTCTACAAACATTCCATGCTACAACCCACTGGATGTGATTGAGATGGTCAAGCAGTGCATTGAAAAAGGCGGGCCCATTGAGGACTCGGGTAACCCCATACCATGGTATCGAGGATTTATTGGAACAATCGAAGAAGTTGAAGGTAAAAGTGGAACTTATGTCTCCAAAGGTTGTTACAACATCATCAACGATAAATCAATCGAAGTGACTGAACTGCCAATTGGAACTTGGACAGAGGACTACAAGGCATTTCTTGAAGAGTATCTTGAAAAGAATCCTAAGATTCTTAAAGACTATGAGTCACACTATACCAATAGCGTAATCAAGTTTATCCTTCATTTTCAAGCAAACCAACTCGCTAAATTCACAGCAACAGCTGATGTACTAGAAAAGGAGTTCAAGCTTTGCTCCAAAAACCTGAGCACGACAAACATGCATTTGTTTGATGCCCACGGAGTAATCAAAAAGTATGCGAGCATTAATCAGATTCTATCGGACTTCTACACAACGAGGTACAGTTTCTATGTCGAAAGGAAGAAGCGCATCATCGAGGATTTGAATGAGGAGATCAAGGTACTCGGTGCAAAATCGTCGATGATCAGCGAAGTTATTGATGCGACGTTGCGAGTCATGGGTGTTCCAAAGGCTACTGTCGAAAAGCAGCTTGAAAAGAAGAAATACCACAAGGTGTTTTCCGGGTCGGAAGAATGCTCAAGCGGATACGAGTTCCTTCTCAGGATGCCGATCTACAACTTTACAAAGGAGAAGTTTGAGGAGCTGCAAGCACAGATAGCAAAGCTAATGGCTGAACTTGAAGCGTACGAGAACAAGACAGAAGCTGAAATTTGGATGGAGGAGCTTGAAGAGCTCAAGGTGGAGTATGAAAGCTTCTATAACGCACACCTTGAAAAGAACACTGATGATGCTGGCGGCAAGAAGAGCGTGTCTGGAAAAAAGAAAAGTTCAGCAAAGCGGGCTCCTAAGAAATAAATAGAAAAATAATTTAGTTAAAGGATGAATGAGGAAATCTTAGAAGAACCTAGGAGTTACATCAAGCAGCCACAAATTCAGACCAATCGCAAGGAGAGGCTGAGCTTGTCTTCTCGGCCTCCAAATATAATGTTTACACCACTGAGCAACAGGCCGAGGAGAGCTTCGTGTAGTGTCGATATCGATGCACCCTCATTTATGCGATTAATTTCTTTATTGAGTCCGACTGTAGATTACTTGACAATATACACTTCACAAGGGGGACAAGGCAAGTCAACAGTGAACAAATCATTGGGATACAATCTACATTTGACAGTAGATCAATTCAATGATGTTGTATCTCAAAATGACGGATCTTTAAGACACGTGAATATGAACATAGAAGACTTTAGTATGAGCAAGTCTCGAAACACCCCACTTTCAATGAAGGATCTTAAAAATGAAGTGCGAATGCTTCGAAACAAAATAAATGGAAGCGACCTTGCTTTAACATTTCAAAACATGTTCTATTCGAACAACAAACATAAAAGAACAAACATGGTATCACCAAGCAAATTATGGTGGCTAAACACGTGCCACAGGCTTGTTTTGTGGCCATTAATAATATTTTCAGTCTTTGTTGGGTACTTTGTATGGGTTTTTCACACTGTACAGACGCGTCATAACACACTCTCGAGTAAATTGTCTGATGCGTATTGTTTTGTGCTGCAACAAACACAGACACTACTCGAGTACAAGACCAACATTGAGATATACAGAGACAGCTCCCAATGCATTGCAAATGCATCAATGCCTTTTAATGTGAATGACATGTTAGATGAGCAAGCTTTGTTCAGGGCAAGCACAAATGTTCATACTATTGTATTCATATCATTATCATTGTGCTTGACATCAATTACAGCTGTGTTTGTGTTTATGATGCTTTTGCAAAGACACAAGTTTCTGTTGCTCGTCGAACAATTCATACCAAGACACGTAGTAAAGGATGTCATGAGAGGTAAAGAAATCAAAGAGCATTTTGAAGATGTCACAATTCTATTCTGTGATATTTGTGGCTTTACGAAGCTTTTTCAGGTGATACATACTGAAGGAATTGTTGACATGTTGCACATTCTGTACAGTAAATTCGACGACCTCGTAGAAAAACACCAGGTTTACAAAACATGTATAATTGGGGATGCATTCATGTGCATGGCAGGATGTCCTATAAAAGAAGATTTTGGGGCTGCAGCATTTCGAATGGCAATGCTTGCATTTGACATGTTGGAAGAGGTCAACAAAATTAGAATACAGGATTATGATGGCTGTTTAAATGTTAAGATTGGAATGAATACTGGCCCAGTTATGGGATGTGTCATTGGGCACTCTGTTCCTCATTACTCTCCTTTTGGTGACGTTGTAAATACGGCAAGCAGAATGGAGTCGCATGGCCTGCCCAATATGATCCACATCTCAAAATCAACTGCCCGGGTATTGTCACGTTTCAAAGAATTTACAATAATTAAGCGTGATCCGTCTATCGATATCAAAGGCAAGGGCATTATGGAAACATATTGGCTGATGAAAGCTAATGACAGCTCTGTCTAGGCGGGTGTTTGCTGGCTGATTTATAATTTGAATGCTATAATTAGTAATGTACTACCAAAGTAAAAATGAGCCGCATCTATATTCTTCACAGAAAGGAGTCAAACACATGTTTCTCGATAAACAACGGGGTTGAAAACAGGAAACCTAGCATTGTTGCATTCACGCGCCCAAAGGAAGCAGAACAGTTCAAAGGCACATTGAAAACATTCCAAACAAAATGCAATGTCAATGTTGCAAAAGTGAACAGACGCGATTTGTACAATGCTTGTGCATCTGGTGGGTTGGACATTGTATTGTTTACAAAAACGAGCAAGTCGATAAAGATTAAAACCAAGCCAAACCTACTCAGCAACCTTTTACGCCTGGACAGTGAGTTTGATGGATTTGATAGTGATATGGACTAACTTCATCATCGGTAGTTTACTCATAGTGTTTTTTGTTGTGAGAGTGTGAGAGTGTGAGAGACGACGAATTTGAAAGAGAAAATACAGTTCCTTAAATATGTAAAGACACTTAAAGAAATAATTTGAAATCATTTAAGTGACACCTAGGTCTGCAAATGCAACAGGCCAAGATGGAGCAGGCTTCAAATGTTGAGAGCGAGTGTGTGAAACCAACTCCTTACAAAATCTCGACTATCACTGCAACCGGGAGTATCAATACACATGTGAATCTGCCGTTGTTCTACAAGTACATTGAAATTATTGATAACAACGATACTGCCAACAAAAACGATGGCTACATGTATATCGAATACGGCAAGAAAAAAGCAGAGACATTTTGCAAAGGGTTCCACAAAAAAATGACGGTGACACGTAGGAAGAAACAGGAAGGCAAAAGATTTGACAACCAAGCTACGGTCATCCTGAGGTGCTACAAAGAGGCAACCGACACATTCAATTGCGCAAACATGAAAGTCTTTCGCAACGGAAATGTTCAAATGACGGGCTTGAAGCAGCCTGAACAAGGCATGTGGGCGTTGGAATATCTCATCAAGTCTATCCGTGACATGGCAATCCGTGCAAAACAAGATGATGATTGTGAAGAAACAGTAGTCGACGACATTGATGCCATGATACCCAACGACTACCAGATTCGCCTGATTAACTCTGACTTCCGAATTGGATTTGCGATTAAACGCGACAAATTATGCAAACTACTGCACAGCAACTACGGTGTCCTGAGCAGCTTTGAACCTTGCATCTATCCTGGAGTAAAAATCCAGTATTGTTGGAACACCATCGATCCTACCAAGAGCGGCACATGCTCTTGCATTGCTCCGTGTTCGGGAAAGGGAACGGGTTCTGGCGACGGCCAATGCAAGCGCATCACGATTGCTGTCTTTCAAAGCGGTTGCATTATTATTACAGGAGCACAGACGTGCAAGCAAATTGACAGGGCTTACAAGTTCATTTGCGAAGTGGTGATCGGCAACAAGGAAGGACTTCACAAACAATGCGTCGTTCCGCTAATCGAACCTGTTCCAAAGGCAACAAGGAAGAAAGTAGTGATTCAAAAGTGTAACATCCGTGTACCCAAAGGATATGTGCTAGAAAAATAAAGCAATATCATAAACATAAAATAATGAATTTACACATCATATAAACCTTTAAATTTATGCTTTTTGAATAAGTTTGTCCAGTTTCTTGCTAATGCTTTCAAGCACATCGACGAGGTTATTACCGTCTTTAGAAACAAGCAGGCGCGATAGGACAAAGTAGAGGGGATCATTGCTGAGCATTTCAGTGCTGCTTAGCGAGATTAGTTCGTCATCCGAGTCAGCTCTGTCATCTTCAGCAGATGCTTCTTCGTCATAGCTTCCCTCAGATTCTTCAGACTCCGGCTCGGATTCTGTATCAGATGCAACCTTTTTGTGCTTCACTGTTTTGCATTCAGCATCCTTCTTCTCATAGTCTCCCACAATTACAGCTTTGACTTCCTTGGACTCTGCTTTGCTTTTCTCCTTATCGCTTCGGTCTTTTCGGTCTTTGTCCTTCTCACGTTCGCGTTCCGACGACTTGTGTTTGCTGCTACGGTGCTTATCTTCCTTTGCCATTTCCTTTTGCTTACGTGTATAGGATTGTTCTTATATCGTTTTACACCTTTGAACATTTAAAAAACTTACAATGCAGGGTACATGACAAATTACTGTCAAAAGCATCGCGATAAATGGAATTAAAAGCACATGGACTAGGCTGATCGGCGTTTACAATGTTTAAAGGTGTAAAGAGTAGTTATACACCAAATTATATTTCTTACATATAAGCACAAGAGATACATACATGGCTCATCCATTCCTAAGTCATTGGACACAGATGATGGCCTGGGCAGTAGGGTTTGTATTGGTGTGGTTTATTATAAGCAGGCGCATTAAGAAACTTGAGCACCTCATAATCACTCTCACTGTTTTACTTGTAATTGCATCTATATTATGTCAAATCAGTCACTACCAAAAAGAGAACTTTGTTGATGAAAAAGATAGTGCAAATGCGGTTGTTGCCACCACTGGAACATTACCAAAGACAACAATCAATGACATGCTCCGTGAAACCGGGTTCACAGACATAATCGCTCTACGGAACTTCTTGAATGGCATCTACGACGAAAACCTTCAGCAAATCACATACGACAATGCATTGACGCTCTACTACAGCGTGTTTTCGACATCATCTTTGCCAATGACACAAACACGCACTTGGCGTAACATATCTCCGTTCTTCAAAAGTGAATCAAGTGCACAATCTTGCAAGATTACATTTCCTCAAACACATTTAGATTTCGGAGAGATCCCGTATAGCAATCGATATGTTGGACTAGAGCTTGTTTCGAATAGTATTAGCGGTCCGGAATCGCATCAGCTTGGAATTCAAGGGAATGGGACTTTCTCTATGTTTACCCTACTAAAGTTTAATAGCTTTTCTCCAAACAACAACAAACCATATGAGTTGTTCAAGCTCTATGGAAACACTGTGTCAAACAACGCAGTCTCACTGACAATCAATCCACAACCGATCGCACTCACACAACCTTCAACACTGCTACCTACCACACAAGAAGAGTCGTCGGGAACAGACAAGACCACATCTATCACACTCGCGACTAACACTGTGCCCGTTGTTAGCAACGTATACAATGTGCAAATGGACCTATCCTTTGGGTCTCATACAACAACAGCAAGTATGTCCGGTTCAACTAACATCCCCATCGTCCTAGGAACCAAATACATGTTTGTCGTAACAAAAACAAACACTCGGTTAGTACTAAATATGTACGACATGTCTACGATGTCTGCACCATTAATCAACCTTGTCAACACTGAGCTTGCAGAGCCAACCGTTCTATTGTCCAACAAGCGTTTCTCGATCAACACAGAAAAAAACCTGAACGCAAACGTGTATGCATTTGGCGTCTATAACATAAATCTACTCGATGAGCTGTTTTTACAACAATACCTTTTCAAGGAACTCTACAAGATGACTGACGAGTTTATGAGTATGTTGAGAGCTATCTCGAGCTTTCAACAGAGCATTGATGACATTAAAGCATGTCCCTACACAGAAGCTGTCTGCTCAAAGTGTGAAATTAACGATTGGACAGACTTTCAGCAAATTATAGCATCAAGTCCCGAATGCAGAGATGCGATCGACGCTCATTGTTCGAAGAATCTCACTGATCCGCGGTGCAGCTGCTGGGATCCTAACACCACGAGCGCGGAATGCAAGTCATATGTAAACATCTTCCGATCGAAAGCATGCTTGAACGTAGAAAACTTGGATATCGAATCATTGTCACAGGTTAAAAAGAAATACAACCTCTGCGATTGCACAGACATTGACAAAATAAAGAACAGTTTGAAAGAGAGTGGCGCGTGTCCCAACCCTGATATCACCGTATCGAATCCATACAAGAAAACAACGCCTGATGACATAACATTCTACGATAAGAGTTTGGTGACAAACAACTACGATGGACTTCTGAAAGAAGCAACAATGCCTAGCCCTAGTCTCCTTGAGAACTCTTCAGACCAACCTGCTGTCCCAAGCACGACGGAAGGAACCAGGACTGGGTTCTTCTCGTGGCTAATGGGTCGCGGCTAATGAGCCCGGCTACCTTTCCATTTTGGTTGAAACTGATGTAGTAGGTATTGTATACTATTCGGAAACTTTTCGATTATTGTCGAGGGCGCAATCCCCAAAAGTTTTCCTTCATGGGTACGTGAACGTCGTAACAACTGTCAAGAAGGATTTGTTCTTGAGTGCGAACAGGTAGTTCAAAACCGCCAGCATAGAATTGAGCATCTTTCCGTGCAAATGTGTTTGACATTGGGTATGTCAACATACGGTAGGGGATCGGCTCTGCAATCTGAATACACATTTTTTTTATTTCATTTCCATCATGGTACATGATGAATACGGAAGGCGGGACCAAGACCGTACCAAGACCAGCGTAATACGAGTTTGGAATTTCATTGATTTTAATTTCAAACGTGTTGTTCGATCGAAGCTCGATGTTACCTTTGTTGGGGGTGTTGTCAAATGCTTGCTGCGCGTTCGCAAATGGAAGACCCGAGCCGGTAAAACTGGATCGCCTGTCAATGGGCGCTGAAGCAACATAGCGAATGCGCCCATCAACAACATTGTCTGAGATAGTCCCTTTGACAACTATTTTTGTACTCACGCGTTCGATGTTGCCGTTACAGGTTGGCGCTGAAAATCTACGTACGTCCATTTATAATACACCGTATATTTTTTACATGTATTATTCATTCAAAAAATAGAGCAACTTACGGATCATACATATATATGTACTTTACAGGCATATAGAGCTAGCTATAACATATCTTTACACACGGGGGCGGGTGCTTCCTGACAAGGGAGTACCACCACTTGGAACGGCATGCCTTTTGTATTCATCTGAAACCTGCCCATCAAATGGATAATATTGCACATCGTCAGAGAAAGGGGTGCAGCAGTTTACGTTACGTTGCATGAGTGCTTTGTTTTCCGCTTCGCGTTTGGCAATGAACAGCTGCTCTTGAGGGTTTGTGTACCCTGAGCCATTGTAGCTGCGGCCCTGACCCAATCCATTGGGATCGCGTGTAACTACTTTGCAAACACTTGCATCACATTCCACCGTGGATTGTTCAGGAAGCATTGTGCCCTGTTTGTAGGGCTCAACACAAGGCCCACATTTATTGTTAGCGTATGCAGTGTCGCGCATCGTGTCTATGAGTTTTTCGGCGTTGTGAATAAGATATTGGCGGTATTCATAGCTGTTAGTGTTTGGGGCATTGTTGACAAGGCAACGTGGGCGGAAATCAGTGAAATGACGTCCATCTGCCATGCGTGGCGGACAGTCAAAGTACTTGGCGTCTGATGATCTTGCACATTCCTTGCAATCGTCTATCTTCATTGAAATTGAACTTGTTATAATAGTGGCAGAAAAATATTTCATGCAAGGGTGTCTTCATTATGCGAAACACTTGACATTAGAGTCTGATACCTAGAGATCATGTCTTGTTTGGTGCCTTGCATTTGAATTCCGTACTTTCTGAGCAAAACACGTACTTCATTGTATTTCAAGGAGTTCAATTCGTCTTCCGAAAATGTTTCAACATTTTTTTGTTCACGTTTCTCTTCTTCATGCATCTGTGCCCTCAGGATGCTTTCTTTTACGTCATTGTCATCGATAACGTCATCGTTACACACACTCTGTGTTGCGCTTCCGGGTTGCTCTATAATGTCAATTGGAGGATCAACCTCGTGATCTTGGTCTTGATCGTGATCGTGATCGTGATCGTGATCGTGCTCATCAACTTGTTGAATGTTTGAAAGTAAATCTTGAATTTCATTGCTCGTCACACTGGCATCATCTTGTTGATCCTCGTTGAGTTCGATGTCACCGTCCGCTTGAACTGCCTCTTTTTTCACAGGATCGACTGAAGGACTTGCGACTTGTTGTGCTTGTTGTTTTTGAACAGAATCAAAGACCGACGTTAAGCAACGCTCGCCAATTGCTAGTTCTAAAGATGCAACTTTTGTGCGAAGGTTACGCACGTCATGTTCAAAAATGCGCACTTCTTTGTATAAGAGAAACATGTATACAGCGATTCCAATAATTGTAAGTATGAGAATGAAATGCAATTTTGTAGTAATGGACATCATGTTTTAGATAAATTACACAAAATATATGTAGAAACAAACACACCTAGTCTTAAGTACTTGATTCATCTTCATCGTTGACTATCGAATATCAACAGTACTGTCCTGTACAGCCATGTCCTCTGCCTTCTCATCCTTACATGCTATCGTGACTGCCTTTCCATCGGGATTGACATCTACCTGCTTTTTTTGCTCATTGCAGATGCTCAACTTATTTTTAATTCCCAACGCTTCTTCAATGATGTCATCATCAAAGCCGTTCTTTCGAAGGAGTTCGAGAGCAATGTACTGCCGAGAGACACCTGTGAATAGTTTGTAGGGATACGATAAAACGTTTCCGGATTCGTCCAACAAAACGTTCATCTTGTACTTGCAAAACAAGTCTCTGTGTTCTGATGCAAGCTTGGTGAGGTATACATAGTGTGTGCTGATGATGCAAATGACATTTGGGTACTCTGCTAGTTTCTTAGCAATCGCATATGCTCCTGCAATGCCCTCGATGGGGTTTGTGCTGCTAAAGATTTCGTCCATTGCAATGAGGTAAAATTCATTGTTTGGCATAGCTTTTAACACATCAAAATTATGTTTTGACCTGTACATCTCAGCCTCGAATAACGACTGCTTCCCTTTGCAATCTGGAATGTTAATCTGTGTGTTGATCTGTCCAAAGGGAGTAAGTGATGAATTGTAAGCATTTGATATTGTAAACGTTTGTGAAAGCAAGATTGATATGATGAAAGACTTGATGAGTGTACTCTTTCCTCCAGCATTCGGCCCTGTTAGAATTATGTTTTGTGGTTTTTCCGATCCTAACGTAAGATCGTTCGTTACGATTGTAGAACAATCCAAGCAAGGGTGGTAGAACCCTTTCAGATCGACACGCGGCTTGGCAACCAGACCGCCAACAAGAGATGGTTCCTTGAAATCTGCGAATGAGAATGTAAAGGGCGACTGTTTATCAGAACTGACAAGTGTGACAACTGTATGGAGAGCATCCAAAAGGTACGAACGTTGCAGCAGCGGAACATACATTTCTTTTTTCAGGAACTTGAAGATAGAGAGCTGCTTTCCAAAATTTCTAAATATCGAAAACGGCTTTAAGCTTTCGTCTTGGAAGTATGGGATGTTATTTGGCATGTTTGAGAGTTTATAATCGAATGCTTCCAGGAGTGCGTCTGTCCAACACTCATTATACAGCTTATACGAATGCTTGATGTATGAAACAATGCCATTTACGCGATCAGTTAGAAGGTTGCTCAGCTTATAGACTGCTTTTGAAACTTCAACACTGTTAAATAAGCTTTGAAAGTAGAATAAAAGCGTGAACCCATATGAAATGTATTTTATCTTGCTCAATCCGGAAGGCATGAAGATATCTGAGCCCGAAAAAAAGGACTTAAAAAGCATTTTTATGTAATCGAAAAATTGTATTTTCAACCCTAGTTTGTATCTCAATACAAGGTATGGAACAACAAAGTACATGATTGGTGAGACGATGCCAATGATTGGTGAGCCTATGATGCGGTACAGGTTGTAGCTAGTGAGCAGATGATCATTCTTGTTGAGAGAGCCTAGCAACCAGTAGTTGATGTAAACCATATCATATAAGCTCGACAGTTCATTTTGGCTTTCGGAAAACAGCCAACATATGTCTTCTTCGGAGTCTTGCAGTATTTTAAACGATGCGTGTACGGACTCTTTGTTCTTAGCAAACACTTCTTGCAGTTGCTTCAATACACCTTGACGTGATTTGAGTCTCTCGATGCTCTTGAGAGGATGAGAAACAATATTCTCAAGGTATACACGCGTCCCGCACATGTACCTGTTCCCAAGACTGTCAATAACATTATTATTAGTGGTATCACTAGAATAAGATGATAGCACTTCCAAGTCATTCAATACATTATCCCCAAGTGTTGCGTAGTCTGTACTGGATTGTGCATTGTTTCCCTTGTCAAAAAAATCTCCCGTGAGGATATTGTCACGCACAACTTGTATTGTTACATTGCGGGAATGTGTTTTTCCTTTTTGTGCATTGTCCCTTAATGTGTCATTGTTATCCTCTATTATATTCATCCTTTCGTAAGTTGTGCTATCGAGTAGCAATCTTCGAAGATTTTGCATAAAAAACATTTCTTGAAATTCAAATACTTGGCAACGAAATAAGTTTATTTGAATGTGATCACTTTCTTAAATACCAACCAATAAAAGAGAACACCAATGGTAATGAAAAGAAGCAGCATAAAGAAATCTGCGGATAGAATTGAGAACTTATCGGAATCCATCGTGTAAAGCATTGTTTGAATACCAATCTGAATAACCAAAAACCGTGCAAGGTCATTGAACATACCAACATACTCTTTACCAAAGACGGTAGTGATATCGAATTCATATAGCGAGCTTACAGAAGCCAATGCAGGATCAGCTTCATCAAAATTTGATTTAACCATTAGTATTTATCAATTGCCTGGATTATTATTACATAAGAGATTATTTAAAGGTTGTTAACATGACTGCTGCGGCGCCAAGATTGTTTTGTGCAGTAGAGCATAAAGGGACGCTTTGGGTACCGCAACAGCATCGCTCTTTCTCACATGATGAGATTTGGTTCATTATTATTATTCGATCATCTAACGTTAAACAACAACTACAATCAGACGTCGGAAAAGACAATGTTGAAGCATGTATCCTTGCACTAGCACGTGCATGGAAAGCTAAAAGAGAGCTTGGATGCGGATTTGATAGGAAAACTGAAGATCTAATTAAGGCATGTGAGAATGCCCTATACGTTAAGAAGGTGAATGCCGTAGCCTAGTACTTCATCCACTTAAAACCACCTCCAAGAAGGTCATTGACACCTTGTAAGACAAAGTTTCCGTTATTCTCAATACTATCAGCGCCTCCTCCAGTCATGGGGGCTCTCACTCCCGAACAACCACAACCTCCGGTCATTTTCTTTGACTTACGAACAGCGGGTGTTTTCTTAGCTGATGCAACAGCTTTAGGCTTCTTCTCACTTTGTTTTTTATTAGAGGCGCCTTTTGGAGTTGTTTTGTATTGTGCTTTCATTTTCTCAATACCAATCCGGGCAAGAATAAGGCTAAAGGGTACAGCAAGACTGCGAACATCGGAAAACAAATCTCCACCAGTTTGTAAAGATGACATTGGATAATTCATACCTATAGATATATAATATCAACAGAAAACAATAATTAATTTAATTTTATTTATAGCTCAATGCTCATGGTATCATTGTCATTTGATTTGAAGCTACATCATTCATCATACGATTCCTCTTGTGGAACCTGTAAGACTTCATTCACAATCTCATGCGACTTGTTGGTATTGTTTACATTAGGTGGGCAATAAAGGTGCTCCTGATTATGATGAATAGTAACGTGGTGGGCAATGCTAGAAACAAATTGTTTCAAGGACGAGTTGCTCAGAAATCCAAACTGGCTCCAGTAGTTCTTATAATCAATATGAAAATTGTACAGAACATCTGCTAATGCATTTTTATGCCGTTCAATGCCACTTGCTAGAACTTGTCTGTCCTTTTCAAGAACATTGTTTGTACAGAGATCATTAAAGTGTTTTGTGTAGGTCTCGTGGACACGATCCATTGATTGCCATTCAATGTCATTCTTGTCCTTCTTGTCGTTCATATTAACATTATACTCATGTGAAAGAAGAGCATTCTTAAAACGAACGCCAGCCATATTATTTTTAATAGACTAACACGTCTTATATTGTTTTATTGTCTCATACAGCTAAATCACATACATACAGCCAACAGTCGTTCCCTAGCTATTAGCTATTCAGCATGAAATTTACATCTATAGTCACAGTTACATGGTTGACTTATTGAAATCTATTTAAAGGGAAATGTTACAACTAAAAAACAGGAACCCTTGTATATTGTATACTATTTAAACTTTCCATCTCTATTCGATAGAAGGTTAAACAAAGTCGTAGCAATACCATGTCACTCATTATTAATAAGTGTGAAAAGACCACAGGAGATAGGTTCAAGTTTGTTGCACCACCTAGGACATGCTTTGAAGAAAATGAGCGCTATAACAATATTCCTTTGTTGATGCCAAAGCAACAAACATTGCAGGATTGCAGGAAGTATAGGTATGAACATTGGGTAGAAATGTACAGTGTGCATTTACATTCAATCTTTGCTTCTCTTCATGCATTTATTGAAAGTCAATTCGTTGATGGGTATTCCTTGTCAATGCATGATACGAATCAAGCAAAACTTGCGTTATTCACACATATTTACAACACATCAGTTAATGTTAGTAAACACTACTACTTCTTGAAATGATACAGAATGAAGCATAAGAACGTCAGCAATGACAAAAAAAGTATAAGTATAATGACTACTATCAACGTAATAATATATGGGTAAAGTTCAACGTAAAGAATACTTATAAGGGGGTGGATTACGTTCTTTTTAATGAGCAGTTGACTTTCTGTTTTTTTGAGTTCATCGGAAAGCATGGTGATGAATTTTGATGACAATGTTTTGATGAATCTATAGTCAGAAGTGTTTTGAGTGGATGCGTTTATATTTGTTGCCGCTGAAGACTCTTCTAGGGTCTGTTGTGGTCTTTGTTGGTTAACAAAAGACTGATGTTCATTCGTTTGTATGTTTGTTCGAAAAACTTGTTGTTGTTCTTGTTGTTGCTTTGTATACACGACTGGATGACTAGTGGCAGCAGCATTCATTAGAGAAATTCAACTCTTCACTACAATGCATACATATTAGTTTTACGACAACATATGCGCGTTACGTTTGTCATCTTTTTAATCGTGAAATGTATAAACAAATCCCCCAACATAGCAAGAATAATGTCATGTGATAAATGTACATTGGATACTGTTGATTACTCCTTGATATCGGTGAAGTCCCCACGTCGTTTTGACTCTACAAATGTTTGCAAAATAAGTTATGACGGCGGTAAGCTCAATCTCACACTGTCCAAAGTGAAAATTTTGCTAATCAAAACACCGAACCCGTACGAAATGTATGCGCAGTTCAAGTTTGAAAAGAAACAACTGAAACTAATGCGTAAGTTTGAAAATCAAATGGTGAATGTTGCTGTTGCAAATGCGGAGGAATGGTTTTCTCACAAAATTACGCCTGCACTTGTAGAGGAATATTTTATAAGCAACTTGATCTATGATGAGGAGAATGGCGCGACATTCAAGACGAAATTGGAAGACCCTTGCTTTGAGTTAAAAGATTTTAAGAAAACGCAGCAGCTGGACATTGTGTTGCGCGCAAAGTACCTACGATTCAGCAAAAAATCGTTTGTCATTGGTTGGAGCCTAGAAGACGTTTGTGTGTCACATGCAGATTATTTGTTCAGCTCAGACGAATCTGGCAACGAGACAGACCTAGAAGAGAATTCAATACTGGAAAACATAGGAGCCAATGGAGCAGAAATTGTCATGGGCCCTGACACGGAAGAACTTGCAGATATGATAGATGAACTGTGTGTGATTGCCACCAAACAAATTTCAGATTTAGAGACAAGCTTATCAAAATTAAAAGATGGTCTTGAAAGCGTTCAACATAATCCGAGCATAAAAACGGTCACTGAATTATATGAAGTTATTGGAGAAATATCTGTGTAACAGGAAAATTCTCGAAAAATAATTTGTCTACTATAATTAAATATCGCGAGAAATGGCTTCTACATCTGACAACAAGTTTGCAATTCGCATTATCCTGATCGTGCTTTGCGCTGGCATTTTGATTGTATTGGTCACTCAATACCAACAGAAATCCACCCTTGCATCTCCCAATGAAGTTAAACAAGTCAAACCAATTGTCGGCAAAGAGCTATTTGAACAATACGAACCATCATCTGGTAACAACCTTCCGGTCATTACACAACCGATCAAAGCAGCCAAACAGCCTGCATCGGGTGTAGAAAATAAATTAAAAGGTAACGGTGTTCGCCCTCACGAACCACTAAACATGGAAGATTACCGCGCCGTCGACTTTGAAACCGAGAGCAAGCTCCCTGCCGACTGTCTACCTCGCGACCGTTTGTCAAAGGATGATCTCCTACCTAAAGACGCCGCGAACTCTAAATGGGCACAAGTCAACCCCGCCGGTCAAGGCGATGTTCAAGACCAAAACTTTTTGACTGCTGGCTTTCATGTTGGTATCAACACTATAGGCCAATCTCTACGCAATGCAAACTATCAACTCCGTTCAGATATTCCCAACCCTCGCGTCCAGGTGTCTCCATGGAACCAGACCACCATCGAGTACGACTCGTCCCGTCGTGCCTTTGAAATTGGGGAGTGCGAATAAGGATTACGTTGTAGAGGCTAGGTTATCGTATGCTGAACGCAAGTTAAAGTAAATGACATTTACGCTTTTACGTTTATCAATAACAAGCGTGGTATTCTGTTTTACAAGTATTGCGAATGAGGCATTTTCATATTTTGTATAGGCATTCGACATTCTTGTTGTGTAGTGACTCCTCATGATTACTCGTATCATATGCTCTCTAGGCACTATCACCGCCATGTCACTACTGCTACTAATCTTATAGAGTTAAATGTTATTTATTTTAATCAACAAAACGAGAATATTTCGCGTTGTAAGACATATAAACTATTTAAGAAGTGCGGTTGAATCATAATCAGTTGTGTATCACGTACAAGCTAGCACTTCCAGCTGATGGCACCACAAAATGCACATTCGCGATCAAGAGCATCATCACCAACTGCGCGGTCTTCTGGACCAGTAATTTCTTCTTCTTCAACTCAGAATTCTTCAAAGAGTACTGTAACAGACAGCAAGGATCTCTTAATGGTCTCATTAGCTAAATTTTATTCTTCAAAGACGCATATTCAAAGCATTATTCATATCATCGAGGGAAAGTCCGACATTTCGCTCCGACTTATCGATTGGTTTGTAACAAACTACTCCAAAAAGTATAGTACTATCATCACAAAAACAATCGAGAAAAACATAGTTCACTTTAATGTCTACCTGAGCTATCGATCACAGCTGAAGGCGTATTCTAAACAACAGTTTGATCCATTCAGGCGGCGCGACAGGATAAAGTTTTTCTATGAGAAAGACAAGTGGATTGAGACGACCATTGGGCAGCTCAACTTTTTCAGATGGATTGTTCAAAATGATATTCTAGAATACATTACACTGAACATTGAGCGGATTGAAACAGATATGATTCAATCACAAAAAGAGAACCATGTTAAAAAATTAGATACGACTAAACAGCAACTTTCAACAACTGAGAAGCAAACATCTTCGAGTAAAGAACAACAGCCAATGTCAACTATGAATTCCAGCTCAAAAAGTAAAAAGAAACGAATAGAGCTCAGCAAATCATTTGTAAAGAATATGAACCGATATGATGGCACGCGCAAGATTAGTTTTGATTAAATTTGTTTATAAGCCTTCATGCATGCATCGACACGTTCTTGTAGCTCTTCAAATGTCCCATTGTTTTCGATAACTACGCTTTCATTGATCTGTAACCATTCATTCTCAGAAATATGTTGATCGGATGACGTATCGACTTTGTTGTTTGTCACTTTAATGATAAATGCATTTTGATCAAAGCTTCTTTTTATAGAATCAACCTCGTGATGGAATCTTACATCCGAGATAACAATACCATTACTATCTCTGTGCTTGTGTAGAAGACTCATAATCCAAAAATTCCTATTCATGTTAGGAACCAGCCTGTTGATTTCATATTGCATTATCTCTGTTCCAAAGAATTGCATGATTTGTCTTGGAGTTACTCCCCACCTGCTGTCAATGAGCTCTTTATCTCCTCCCTCAACTTGATCATCCGACAGGTTGAAAAGAATCTTAACTGCGTCTTTCAATGGCTCTGCAATTTTCACATGAACGAATCCATAATGTGACGATAAGTAATTAGCAATTGTGTCTTTGCCAGATCGTTTAAACCCGCAAATGGCAACAACTTTAGGCAAAGCCATGTGGTATAAAGGTTAGGTCTATGAATTATATTATCATGTATAATCAATTTATAAAAATTAACTTTGCAATCAAATCCTTTTAATGTGTTTTTCATAAATCTAAAAATCATCAAGATCCACAACAATGCCAACGTTTTCCAATAGAGTTGTCAGCTTCCGTGTACATACATGTTTTACAAAAGCATCATATCCTCCGATAAATTCACCTCCAATAAATATTTGTGGAAATGTCTTATACCCTGTTTTTTCCACAAGGGCATTTGTCGAGTCAACGTCCTCTTTTTCGATAAGAATTTTTTTAAAAGGTATTTTATACGATTCTAGATCATTCACCAAGTGCTCACAGTAGACACAACTCCTTCGGGAAAAAAACACCACCGCTTGTTTCTGCTCTTCGATAATTGTGGAAAAGTCCATTTATGTAAAGTGGCTATGTACGTATGCTTTAATACGTACGAGTATAGACCTTATATATATTTTTAATCAGTTAGTTCAACGTTTCATTTTCTCTAGGGCCGCACTTCCATGCACTAGTTTGAAAGAAATGTCATACACAGCTTTCTCAGTTGATATCACTAGATGGTGGTGATCTAGGGGTGTTGAACTACAATGCCCTAATACAATAGGGTTCTCCACCATGTGTTGCTTGGATGGTACTCTTTTCATTGAGATGATGGGATTTTCTTGCTGCAACGGTAATACTTCGCACCGAAGAACCACCTCAATCCCAGTTAGAAGCAGCCTTTTTTGAATGTGTTTGAATTGTTCATCAGTTAGCCCATCTATATCTATACCTGACTTATCATGATCATATAGGTATTGAATTCCTTTGTACAACAGTTCAGTGCAAAACATAAACATATCACGGTTGTTTTTAACACCATCAATTTCAATATTTACAAGTTTTTCTGATTTGTTGTCCAGAAAAATAAATTTTGCAAGCTGATCAGTTTCAACCTGCATTTTATGTGACACTTTATTTATATATATGTATTTATGCTAGATCAATATTTTTTACTTCTTCTTGCGTAGAACAACGCTCTTCTTTGCAACCTGCGGCTTCTCAATCTCATCTTCGTCGTCGCTTGTCTCTACTGTAACCGGAGTAACAACCTTTGCAGCTGCAGCTACAGCTACAGCTAGTTTCTCGGGCTCATCATTGGATTGCTCATCATTACCGTCCTCGTCTTCGTCTTCGTCTTCGTCTTCGTCCTCGTCCTCGTCGCTACACACGACAGCCTTTGTCTTGGTCGCAACAATAGTCGGCTCATCCTCGTCAATGTCAGAATCAGCAATCTTGTCCTCATCAAGATCCTGGAACGCAAAACCCTTGATGCTAGCCGGTGGTACGACGCGCAGTTGTACAACACGCCAAGAGCACCCAAACTTACCGCCCGCTAGCCAAACTCCTGTGCATTGCATGATAGCAGTGATCTTAGATCCTTTTGTCTCGATGTGAGAAAGATCAATGATGTTTTTGTTGTTGTCATACGCATCAAAGGTATACTTTCCATCCTTCATGGGCAGAGATAGTCGGAACGTGGGAGGGTACTTGTCAGTAATCTCACCAGTAACCTTGTCCTTCGGGTACTTAACACACGGCGTGTAAAGGGCTTCAACAACCTCTGGGGTGCTGTACTTCTTCTTAAACCACGCTTGCGAGTTGTCCATGCCACCAGTTACCATCGACTTATCAATTCCTGACATCATGTCATAGAAACTTTTCAGCGATGACCGCTCATCCTTGTTCTTGAACGATAGCTCAATTGTGTGCTTCTCATTCTCTGTCTTTCCTGAGTTGGGGCCGTCTGGGCTCCACTTTGAGAGCCCAAACGGAGCAACCATCTCAGGAGTCTGGGCAATGAGAGGCTTTGAGTTGTACGAAATGTAAACAACTTTGCCTCCATTGTCAAGAGCCTTGACAGTGCCGAAAGAGAACTTGGCAAGGTCAAAGGCAGAGGGAAGAATTACTGAGCTCATGATGGATATGATGTTCCTGGATGAGCCTGTGTTACTATTATAGATCTTCTTGCTTAAGTATATTTCAATTTTTTATCTATCCAAAGCGGTCATTGGTAACTGGATCGGAACAAGTTTCATTCGATGCTTGCTTTTCAATCCGACGAAAGTGATGTTTGATGAATGTTTGGATGTTAAAATAAGTCGGTTGCTCCCCAGGCTGGATATCAAAAATTGCCGACAATGCAACATCCGGATTGATCTTACGGCGATCTGTAGGATCTTCCAAACCGTGTGCCTTGATATATTGGCACAGCATGTTCCTTACCTCGTTCCGTGTTTTTGATACACCACGTTCCAATCCGAGCAAATCACACAACTCGTTAGACACTATGACGGGTTGTTGGAACCCCCTCAGAACCTTGGGTTTCGATTGTTGCTCCTTTTTCTTGAGCAAACTTTGCTCATACTTTTTGATGTCACGCTGGAGAACTTTAAAATCCTTTAGAATAGCACTGACGGCCCCCGATAAGGCATGTAGTTGCCTATCAAGTCTTTCGACTGTGGGTTCTCGTCGCGGTTTTACGCCATTAAAAGCATCTTGAATGAGATTTTTGACAAGCATGTCTTTGTCATTCTCCATTTTCAAAACAAAGCTTTAACTACTACCGGTACAGATTTAGTTCTCCTTATATTTATTTATTATAACTTTAACGTAGCTCATTTTTCATCATACGTAATGTAGTAGAAAGTCGATGTCCTTTTTTGTATTGAATTGAAACCGATGGCATGAAATTACTCGAATCCAGACATGAACAGACAAAGTTACAATAGGAAACATTGACATGATCATCAAGTCTGAAGCTCCCATTGTTGTTCAACACCATCCATCTTTCAAATGCATCTATGTTCATGAATAATGCCGCCTTACAAAAGTAATAAGAAAACACATGTGTTTCTTCCTTGAATTTCCCATATGGAAATGGAAACATAGGCAAGAGCTTGAAATGGCGGACAATGGCTGCACACCTGCTCACCATGTGATTCGATTCAATCTGCAAATTTGAGAGAAACACTTTCCTAAATGAGTTGTATCGCATCTTCGGTTTGTAGGATAGAAGCCCATTCACGAAAGTACATGTCATAAAATCGTTGAAACTCTCGTTAAGCGCAAGCCTACTTGATATGATGCCGTATTTCTGACATAATAACCTCTCTATGTCATGAACTTGGTGCGAATGTAAGGATGCATCAAACTTAAAAAAATGCATCATTTCATGCAACAACACTTTGAAAAACTCTTGTCTTCGATAGACGATCAAAAAAGATGTGTACTGCATTCCACCATTAACATTGACTCTTGAAATCTCAAAAGACCTTTCTTTTGGTAACATGCGCTTTGTGTCGAAGCTCGTTAACACTATGTTCAAGTGTGTTTGGACAGGCTGTACACTTGACAGCTCCACTGCAACTGCGCGATCTAGCAGCCACAAGAACAAACATATGTATGAGACAATGCGTTTTTTTTGTGGTATATGCATGGTGTATGCGATGTACAAATTTACCGTGTACTTCAAGAATGTAAAAGTTGTCAATTCGTATCTTAATATTTGAGAGAGGTCAATTACAGAAGGGTTTGCCTCTCTCAACATCATTTTTGCTGTTTCTGGAAGGCCTTCAAAACCGTTTTCGATTGGCTTCACTGTCAATGATGTGTCAACGAGTTTATCGAGTTTTTCTTTGGTCAAGATTGTGTAAAACGATGAAAATGAGTTGTACAAGAATTTTGAAAAGAAATCATTTTCAGTATGCGCGTGCGAGTGATTTGGTTGTAGCGCCCTATCGTTTGTCGAACTCTGATTATAACTCATATTCATCCTTGGCAAAACAATATTATATTGCGGCTAGATTACTTTTCAGAAAGATATTTTTGCATCAGCTCCCTTAAAGATATATCTGCTTGAATATTCTTTATCACTTCAGAATCTTTTGTTTCTGTAGGCATCACTGTTTCGAAGAACACAAATACTGTGCCACGTTTCTCAATACATTCGTCTTCATCGTAGAACGGCAGTCCCATTTCGTGAAACGCTTTAACTCGCATCCCACTCTCATAACCAACTACTACCAGAGTGCCAAACATATCTAATTCGAATGTGCACCCATAAAAATACTCGAACAATGAAATTCTATGTTCAACATGCAAGTCATATGGACTTATTATTGTATCTATTGTGAATATGGGATGAGGCTCGATTTGTATTTCTACAACAATGTCACCCCTCATCCTCGCGGATTTGGATGATATTATAGAAGGAACCACATACTCATCTCCGACACCTTCAAACAAATACTCTTTTTGATAATTTAACAGAGACACATACAATGATTGTTTTTTTAATATTCCATCCCTACTCCTTGTATTGACAACAACTTTTTTGACTTTTTTATTATAGAGATCGGCAAAAGTCGTTGGCATCTTTATCCTTATCACTGTTTCCATATCAGCTCTTTGTTGGTTGAGGAAGGAACCCATTATTGACATCATTTTAGCAAACAACTCCGTCCAATTTGGAATTGCAAAAGTTGAATCCATATTAGTTGCTGATCCACACATGTCATACATTTGGCGTTTCATAGGATCGCTGAGAACATCGTACGCCTCTCTAATTCGTTTAAACTCGGTATCATCGCGATTCTGTGTTTTGTCGGGGTGAAACTTAAGGGCAAGCTTACGGTACACCTTCCGTATATCCTTGGGTGAAGCGCTCCGTTCTAACCCCAATATTTTATAATAATCATCAACCATCTCTAGATTGTCGTTTATATAAGAGCCCCCTTCCTCCTTCTAATCATGGATAGACTAAAGTATTTAAATAGTTTGAAAGATATTCTCTGGTCCAAGCTAGGAACCATTGATGTTTGTAATACCGTTACGAATAGCTTCATCAAATGCACTGATGCCTATGTAGATATGCCACACGCATTGATCCACGGCAGATCAAACATGATCAGCAGGCTTATAGCAAGAAAGCATGTCTTCAATCAAGCAAATTTGAGCACGCACGCATATCGTCAAGAAAGCAAAGGTATTCAAGTCACAACAGAGGTAACATTTTCAGGTTCCGGATCTAAAGCCGAACTTGCTTATTCCTCCTACGCGGGGTTCATTGAGATCGACGTAGAAATAATGGCTTCATCAAACGGAGACAGGCTGGCATTACCAGAGCTGCTAAAACAAATCGCATGCCAAAAACATATACGAGGCCATCGCCACATCATTATTATTTACAACCTTGATTCTCTCCAGTCAGCCGCCCTGCATGCGATGCGTAAGGTCCTAGAAACATTCTCAAACAATGCGTACTTTGTGATGACTTGTAGGAACCAATCACAAGTAATTGATGCCATCAAAAGCAGATGTATTCTCATCAATTCGCGCATCCAAACAAAGAATATAGCAACTGATTTGGTTGATGAATGCCGCCCCGAGCTTTTGCCCTACGTGGATGTTATACTACATAAGGCGGCAAATGATCTTGTAAATTTTACGATGCTTTTAGAAATACCATGTCCTGATGCGTACATTGGACATCTTGCTGTATTCGTCGAGTCAAGATTGCAAGACATATGCAGGACCAAGGACCAACGAGAAATAGAAAACAAGATACGTGATATGTGTACCAAGGTAATTGCTGCATGTGTTCCGATTCCGCATTTTATTAAAAAAATAATAGATTTCGCTACCATGCATGCAATTCACTGCCTCAACGACATAGTAGCAATGTCGGCAGACGTCGAACATAAGATTGCAATTTCAAACAAAGCCGTCTTTGCCATGGAATACTTTCTCCACCATCTCGTCATCCTCTTGAGGCCTCATTTGTTGAAACAAGAAATTCGTTTTAACGCTTGACGCACCTTGTATTCAGAAATGTCAAGTCTAATAGAAATCTTTTGAATAGAAAGTTTTTCTGTGAATCTTAGATCCCGTATTGTGTCATCGTTTGCATGGTTTGTTGAAAGTATCGACGTAGAATTGACAGATGACCTTGTTTTTTGCTCGTACATTAGGACCTTTCCATTTGATGTTTGTACGAAACCATCAATAGAGATTGCTTTTGCGTGCACCTGATCATGGCATTTATCACACAATACAACCAAGTTTGATAGCCTGTTTTTATGCACATGAGAATTGTGTATAAAGCCATGCTCATCAGAGTCTTTTTGCTGCTGAATGTGATGTACTTCCATACCTCTGCAACCACAAACAGAACACTTTGACACTTTCAGTTTTGAATTGTAACTAGACTCTTTGCACGATAGGATGTCTACTTCTTCATCCATGTACTCGCGTCTTGCTTTTTGCGCCATATCAATGAAAGAGCTCCCCAGATTCAATGATCTACATACTTCGATTCCATACGTCGTCGCTCCTTGCCCATCCCTTAATTTCCGATCGTATACGAGTCTCTTGGAAGCACTTTCAAACTCTACATGTAAATGTTTGACTTTGACATTATCCAGTTGTTCAACAAGAGAAATCCGTGTCAAGTCATGAAAATGCGTCGCAAAAACAAATGACGCTCCAATTGACGCCAACGTTGCTACACCGGCACTCACAATACCAATTGCAGACGCGTTTTCAGTTCCACTACAGAGCTCATCCCCAATGATCAAACTATTGCTATTTGACCTACGTAGAATGTTTCTCAGCTCAGACATTTCAATCATGAATGTGGATTGGCCTGTGTAAATATCATCGCCCCGAGTTATCCTTGTGAATAATGTCGTGTATGGATGAAAGACCAACGAAGAGGCGGGTACATACATTCCTGATTGAGCCATCCAAACCGCTATAGCTATAGACTTCATGAGCGTTGATTTCCCTGCAGCGTTTAAGCCATACAACAACAAACCGTCAGAGTTGTCACACCCAAGCACTATGTCATTTGCCACATACGGAATGTCCTCTTGGATAATTTCAACAATAGGATGGCGGAGATCAGTACACTTCATAAATGATTTTCTTGATTGAGACAATGATATTTGAGGTTTCACATACTTATGGTGAATGGCGACATGAGCACACGTTGAATAAAAGTCGCATTCAGACAAATGCTTACAAAATGCATGCATGTCCTTTTCATGAAGAGATATCATGGATGCTATGAACTCTGTGAATGCCACTTTCATTGCTTTGCTGACGTTTTGCTGAGCGGAATTCATATTTTCGTTCAAGTTGTCGAGGTAAACATGACGCAGCTTCACGGACGAGCCGATAAGAGCCGTGCTTTTTACACTTGCAAAATCAAAACGACCGTCATCAAGCTTTACATTCTGTAGCTTTGCTTTATTATCATTGTACCTCTTGCTTGTGCACATTAGGAACAAGCCATCACGGTCGTTTTGCTCGAGTTTGAAAAAGTTGGATCCCGCTACATTGTTGAGGCCAACCGTTATCGCATCCAATTTAAACTTTTGTTGTTGCAGTGATGCCAGCGCTTCATCTACCTCTGCATATATACCAGCTCTGAAGAAAGATCCCAGCATTTCTTCTTGTGTATGCTTTGCACACTCTTCCAAATCAATATTATTGCTCATAAACTCCAAGAACTTTTTTACACTTTCATTTGATGTTTCTGCTCCTTCGAACCTGTGCATGTATTGTTTGAAATGTAAATCACTCGAAAATACACCTATCAATGTTTGCAAAACCTGAATAGACTCGAAAATACTCGCAAGCTCTGAAGGAAACAACTTGAACAACATAAGACGCCTGAAAAGCCTTTCTATGTCGTAGACTCGTTTCAACGATGATCTTACATATTCAATTACAGATACCCCACTTGAAACAAATGCTTCAACCATCGCATGTGATTCTGAGATGATCACATGATCAGAATGGGGATTCATCAGCCTTTGTTTGAAATAGCGCTTTCCCATCGACGTCACAGATTGATTGAGAATCTTCAGGAGCCCGGGGGCATCTAGCTGTTCCGCTGCGTTGTGTGATAGAACTAATGGAGGATGCGGATCATATTGGCCATGTTGCTGCTCCGGTGGCAGTAATTTTGAGACGAGTGTAGTGTTGTGCCTATACAAATAGCGGATCAATGTTACGAATGCCAAAAGTGCGTATGGGCTGCGTTCAAGATTTGCGAATTCAATTTGAGATAGCATTCCTGTATTGGGAAACACCTTTGCCAGAAGTTGATTTTGATTGTGTGTTCTCTTCATATCTACATCCATGTTGTTCAACCAATTAATGACATGCGCCCTTTGGAGATGCAGAGAGCTACTTAGCGTCTTTTCCTTTGCGGAGTCGCATAGGTCCGATATGAGAATAACTTCACATGGGTTGTACTGCACACAAATACGCAATGCATCGTCCATTGCAAATGAAGAGTCGTTCGCATTCGAATAACATTCATGAACATATGTCTTTCCAGTTGTGACATCAACAATAGCAATACCAATGGCTGATTGGGACGATTTGTCAGAGTCAACATAGATTGCCATCGTGTAACGGGAGTCTGTGCTTATTGAAATGCCGTCAATAACCGTTCCTTTGCTGACAACTTTTGTCACTTCGCGCTTAGGATTTGGCGGGGGGCTTACTTGTTCAACCAGTACAACCGTGTAGTTGTTGTCAACTAGAACCTGCATGAATTTCCCCATGGCGTGCAAAGGCCATCCTGCCATCAGAGAATTCGACCTTGATACCTCAGGTATGTTCTTATTTCGTTTGCTCACCTGAATATTTAGGAGCTCTGAAATGTCCTTGATGTTCACAATGCCATCATTAATGCTGTAAACTTCATAAAACCCGCCACACTGGTAAGCAACAACCGTCATCAAACCATACTCTTTTTGGTACATGAGTACATACGATTCATAGTCGTCATAAAGGGACACCATCTATATAGTAGGTAACAAATCTTTAAGTATCTCAATCGCACATAAAGATGCTGCAGTGAGCCATGATATATAGACATATAATAGCATCGCTCAGTAATAGAAATAATGAGAAGAAACCAGAGGACAGCCATGTTCTTGCTCAAACCCAGCCGATTTGTTGCAGGTGGAACAATTAATGATGCCTTTAAGGTCGCTAATACATTTTATAAACATAAGGGTTGGTTATCGATTGTCGACCATGCTAAAGAAGGTGCTCGGTCGCCTGCAGAAGCCATAGCAAACAAGACTACATTGGTGTCTGACATTTCACAATTGCAAATGTATATGCACATGAACGGCAGTGTAATGCCCTATGGTTTTGCTCTAAAGATGTCTAGTTTCTGTCACGATCCTGCTTCAAAAAAGACGATTGACACGACGCTCGCACTGATGACACAGGTTATAAAAAAACTTCTGTTTCCTAGCGTGAAGATATATAAACTTCCTCACATGCCATGTATATTTTTAGATGCAGAATTGTGTAAAGCACATGCATATGAAAACGTCGTATATAACAAACTGATTAAACATTTCGACACCCCTCTGATTTACAAGACATATCAAATGTATCGAAAAGATAGTTTTGAAAAGATGCTGGTCGATATGGAAACATTTCCTAACATGAGTATCAAGCTCGTGCGTGGTGCTTATATGTCACCTGATAAGGCATATGTTAAAAGTGGTGTGCTATGGAATACAAAAGAAAAAACAGACGAAGCGTACAACAGAGCAATGTATCACTTGATCAACGAACAACTGAATAAAAAAACACAAAGGCGTGTTCTAGTTGCAACACACAACGCTGAAACAATTGATAAAGCAATCAATCAACTACAAAACAAGACAGCAATGCGTGTATCGTTTGCACAACTGATGGGTATGCGTGATGATCTAAGCCTTAAACTACAAGATGATCTCCCAGGTCAGGAAGTGTGGAAATATGTCCCATATGGTCATTTTCTTGATACATGGCCATATTTAGTGAGAAGATTCGCTGAAAATGCTCCTCATATGTCAAAGCATTTGTTCTTTTGAGATGCTCTTTATTTTAGGGTTAGTTACTATTTTGATTCTATTTGTCATTTCTAGTTATGCTTTCAACAATGTACGTCTTAATAAGGCTAGCATGCGATAATGGTCGAGATGTGTTTTCAACATCTTCATTCACATCATAATCCAATAAAACGAGTTTGTGTCCTTTCCCAAGTAATGATAACAAGTATCCAATCTCTTCATTCAAATAATGATTTAAGATAAAATAATAAGTTGGGATGTAGATTGCTTTACGCGCATTCACATAACCCAGTATATTTTGTTCTGCCCCATAAATTACATGCCCGAAGACAGATCCACGTTTAGTCCCAACAACCCGCTTCAGGTTTTTCATTGTCGTTATGTTAAACTTTGTAATGTCGATGCCTTCTTTTTCAAACACTTTCAGCCCCTGCCACACACCTTCAACAGAAGCTGATACAATTTTGATTTTACCAGATGATGGGACTGGGATGTTACCGTGTGGATAAAATGGAGAGAATTTCCTAAACATAAGATTGTCTGATGAACTGGTTACATCAACAATAATAGATCCTAATCCAGCGAGTTCTGTTATACGTTTCTTGTGTCTTTTATTCACAATTGAAATATTATCGGTAGATACTATCATGTTTTATTGCCTTGTATCTTTTCTCTCTTGTTATGCTTCAAATTTTTTATAAGCACGAGATACGAATTAAGAGAGTTGAACCAGACGCGAGCGTTCTCATATGACGGTATGGCTCTTGTCCTGTATACTTGATTCGATGATTGGATGAACAATCTGTTCCATTCCAATGTGAATTTATCCACAGGAACTAAAACAAAAGTGCATATAATCATGCAAATGTCACAGTTCAATATTTTTTGGTCAAAACTATAGCTTGCGAGGTATGCTACGTCTGTTCTTCTAGTCAAGTGTATCATCTTCCGCGACCAACGTAAAAGCATAGATTGTGGCGTCTTAGCCTTGAATTCAATTGTTTTTTTTGTAAACTGGATAAAAGCGACAACATTGAACAACTTTTCTCTGATTATGTTGATGGATATATCTTTCAGCATCACATTTATGAAGTATGTGGAATATGGGACATGTGCGCGACGTGCTGCAGTGTGATCATGAGTTTCATCGCTTTCTTTACACTCCCTCTTGCCATTCATATCTGTGGTAAATGTGCTCCCTAATATTCGACAGCACTTTCCAACCACGTTGAAGTCTCCCGTTTTTATAGGACTTTCAAGCACTAAGAGCCTTGTGGTTCCATCGAAAATCAATAAAATGAGAGGAGATAAGCCTGCAACAAATGAGGAAATATAATACCAGACACTCTTATGAAAATATACTGTTTGTTCTTTACAAAAGTTTAAAGGTTTCGTTATAGAAAACCATACTGTTTTACTTTTTAAATTGAATGGAACTTGAAGTCCTTCATCACAGTTCATTTGTTGTTCTTCAGATCTCAATAAATTCATTTAAATAGTTATGTTGTTGACAATTTCTCCTTCAATGAATCCATACATCAGGAAGTCGTCGAATGTTTGGTAGCACCTGACAAGCTCCTTTGCAAGAGTTAAGATTAAACTGATATTGTTAATGTCGGTTTTGATAATTTGAGCATTGCCTGCCAAATTGAACACCCACTTGATGCCTTTTGTAGAGCTGCCAATCAAATTGACAACGTTCAATTTAAATTTTTCGATGCCCTCATTGTTGAGCGTAACTATGTCAAAGTACATTTGGCCACCGTAGTAAATGCCTAATTTATAGATGCTCTGTACTTGTTCTGTCGTGCCTTGTCGGAGTTCTGCTTGTGCGGCCTGGTACTCAATGATAGTATTCCTATTCAAAGCGGTGCCAGTGATCGTAGTTGTATTTGTATTGATACTTGTTGCCATTAGATGAGGTTGATCGCTATCGCAAATTGGACTGGCACTCGATCTGAACGTCTTGACATCACGAATGTGTAGTTTCCAATCTGGAAGATCCGACCCGCAAAAACGACATTGTTTTTCCTCTGGCAAACCTCTACAACGTTTTTGCCAAGAAGCAAGGCATTTTGCATGCACGCACGTTGAACATTTGCATGGTCGTATGAGATCTCCGGTTTCATCGAGGCACACCCAACATGCATCTGGTTCGTCACTTTGCTCAACTACCTTTTCTGTTTTTTTGTTATTCACAATGTTTATAGACAATTCAAGTGGCACAACCTTTGATTTGTTTATCTTTGGAGCGGAGATTATAGATTGAATGCAACCCATCCTGTGTGTATTGGCGATGTTTCGAGCATAAATATGTTGCAGATATCAATCACTCAATTTTTGAAACCTTTCATTGTGAAATCTCAACAATAATAGAAAAAGTTGTTGTGATACAATTTTTGTTATTATTATTTCACCAATCAAAAGTAAAAAACATGGATTGCAATTTAGGGTTGTTGTGATACAAATGGAGAAACAATCATATGTGTTTATGATGATTGAACATGAAGAGATGTTTGCCACTATTTCAATATATGCTCTCGTCAAAGTGAATGACATGCCATGTTACCTACAACCAGATGGCACGAATGACTACATAGAGATCCCTCCCAGAAAACGTGCATTAGCATGGTTTCAAGATGCATTTGAAGAATCATCTGACAACCACGATGCTTCTGTTGTTGTTGTAGCGATGAGAGTGTTTGATGAAATATTGGATTGGATAAGCGATCATTCCAGTGAGCATTTTGAAGGTTACAATTGCGAAGGAGATTTCAAGACGATTACCATACGTTTAGCAGGTGAAAATGACTATGCTGATGTGTCTTGCGATATTCTTGAGATAATCTATGCTAATATCTGAGAGAAACATTTATGTTAAAATCTAATCTAAAAATAAAACACAGCTTTCTTTTTCAACTCACTTACAATCATTTCTTTGAATTAGAAACCATGGCGAACTTGTGATCCGTGTAAAAATTGAAAATGATATCAAAACTGGTACGAATTACAAGTCTTCAGAATTATAGGTACTTAAAGGTCTCGCGCGTAATACATCCATCGGATCAATTCGCCGATGGCCGAGAAATCCAAGCAGCTGATTAGCAAAGACGAGCTTGATGATGCAACATGGAAACTCGTGCAAAAGTATTACACGGAGAACAAAGGTTACCAGCTCGTAAAGCATCTTGTTGAGTCCTACAACGATTTTATCCTTCGCAAGCTTGACCACATTATCGAGGGATTCAATACGATCGAGATCTTCCATGGATATGTACCGGAGATCGACAAGTTCAGGCACATTTTGGAGATTGATATCAAGAACCCTGTTATTTCAAAACCCATGATCTTCGAAAAAGATGGAAGCACAAAGATCATGACACCTACTGACGCTCGGAACAGGAACTTTACCTATGCAGGACCGTTGACTGTTGATATGGAGATCCGTGCAAAGACCCTAAACACGGAGACAGGCGAGTATGTCATTGAGCAGAAAGCTGTCAACAACGTTGCCCTTGGAAAGATCCCCATCATGGTAAACTCTAGGTACTGCATTCTATCAACGCATTCGATGTCAGAAGACGAGTGTCGCTACGACTTTGGTGGATACTTTGTGATCAATGGAAATGAGAAAGTCGTCATTTCTCAGGACCGCATTGCAGAGAACAAGGCCTATGTTTTCGTAAACAACAAGGTATCGGCATACTCGCACATTGCGGAAATCAGGTCCGTTATGGAGAACAAGTTCAGCGTGCCCAAGACGACAACACTGAAACTCTCGAGCAAGCCCAACCAATTTGGAAGGTTTATTCGGGTGAACATCCATCACATCAAGAATGACATCCCTCTCTTCATCTTGTTCAGGGCCCTGGGAGTAGAGAGTGACAAGGATATCATCAAGTACGTGGTGTACGACCTCGGGCTTGAGCAAAGTCAAATGCTGATGCGCGAACTCGTGGGAAGCGTAGAGGAAGCTAATAACATCTTGACAACCCGTGAGGCCATGGACTACCTGAGTAGGCACATGAACATCAATGGTTATCCCAGAGAGATGCTCACTAACCGTGTCCGGAGAATGGAGATCCTCAGGAATGTTTTGGAGAAAGAGTTCTTGCCTCATGTAGGAATCGAGTTCCACAAGAAAGCATTGTACCTTGGTTACATGGTGAACAAGCTACTAAAGTGTTATATGAAACTCCTCCCTCTCGATGATAGGGATTCTTACATCAACAAGCGCATCGACACCCCTGGAATCCTCATGGCAAACCTGTTCCGACAATACTATGGGAAGGTCATGAAAGATATGAAAAACATGGTCCAAAAAGATATCAATAGCGGCTCATGGAAAGCCACTAACAAGCTTATCAATGTTATCAACAAGGTTAACATTTCAAAGGTAGTCAAGTCAACCATTATCGAGAGTGGTCTAAAGTACGGCCTTGCAACTGGAAACTGGGGCATCAAAACAAACAAGACAAAACAAGGCGTTGCACAAGTCCTCAACAGGCTCAGTTACAATGCTTCCATCTCACACTTGAGGCGCATCAATACGCCAATTGACAAGACAGGAAAGCTAATCCAACCGCGAAAGCTTCACAGTACGCAGATGGGTGTTATTTGCCCATCAGAAACTCCCGAGGGCGTTTCTGTCGGTCTTGTTAAGAACCTTTCTGTCATGGGATCTGTTACCATTAGTTCTGATTCAACTAACCTTCGGGAGCTGTTGAAGGATATGGGAATCACCTACTTTGACGGGACTAACATTGACATCTTTTCAAAGGCAACAAAAGTGCTCGTGAATGGTGACCTTATTGGCGTCCATGCCAAGCCAGTGGAGCTGGTGGCAAAAGCCAAATTCTACAAGCGCAAGAGCATTGTCAATGCATACACTGGGATTGTTTGGAACATTCCCAAGAATGAAGTGTGGATTTGTACCGAGGGTGGAAGGTGCATTCGCCCGTTGTACATTGTCGACGATGGCAATAATCTCAGGTTGTCAAAGAACGTCGCGAGGATGATCCAGCTTGGCCAAGTCGAGTTCCCACAAATTGTGATTGGGATTTCTACACAATGCGATGTTGATGATTCAATTATCGAGTTCCTGGATGTCGAGGAGTGCAACACGTCCATGCTTGCCATGAAGTATGAAGATCTTGCAAAGGGTTACAAAGGAGCTCTACACCCCGTCAAATATACAAACATGGAAATGGATGCGTCGCTGATGATGGGGGTTCTTGCCGGTAGCATTCCATTCTCTCACCACAACCAAGCTCCCCGTAACACATACCAGTGCTTGTGGCTCGAAGAGGATGTCCTGATGGCCGATGGGCAGCGCAAACAAATCAAGGATGTCAAAATTGGAGACCAAGTGGTCACCTTTGATAATACATCAATGAAAGTGAGCGCTTCAAAAGTTACCGACCAGTTTGTCAAGACCACCGACAAGAAAATTTATGAAATCGAGACTACGAGCGGTCGTATCATCAAGGCAACATACGATCACTTGTTCATGACGTCCAACGGTTGGCAGCAGGTACAAGACATCGATGACACAACGCTAGTCGGCATTTATCCATCCCAACGGTCGGCTGACACGTCAAAAATTAATGATGACGAGTTCACTATTCTAGATGCCCGCACATTTGCAAACTATCTAGAAAACATTGGAATTGGAGAGACGCTGATCGACATCTATACAAATGAGCTGGTAAGCGCAGAAATGATCCCACTAAAAAACACAAGCTGTCAGCTCCCTATTGTTGCAAAGATGTGTGGATACCTTGCCTCTGCGGGGTGCCTGAACCTTCGCAATAAACAGGCTTCTGGCATGACACCTAGGGCCAAGTTCACATTCAACACATTTGACGATGCTGCAGTATTTGAAGCAGAGCTGAAGCAACTTGGGTTTTCAAAGGCATCGATTTTCAAGGGGAGTCGCACATTCAATGGCAGTCACAGCGGGGCATTTGCATCTCTCATGATCGCGCTAGGAAACCAGATTGGAAAAATGACTTCGCAAAAGAGGCTGCAAATTCCTCCATGGATTACAAATGGCTCACAAATCGTAAAGAGAGAGTTTCTGAGTGGATTCCAAGGAGCAAGCGGGTCGATGATTCGTTGGAAGCCCCTGAAATCGTCGGGATACACCTATGAAATCGGGTCGACTTGGCAAACGATTGCGACAACCAACAAAGACAGCTTGGTACTGTATATGCTCCAGCTAAAGTCGATGTTTGATGAGTTTGGAATCGACATCAAAAAAGTGGAAAACTGCACAAAAAACAAAGTGCGCATCGGCCTCGAGATCGACAATACATGCTCAAACTTGATCGCATACTTTGATACCATTGGATATCGCTATGATTGCAAAAAATCAATTACGAGCGCAATGATCGTCGAGTACCTCAAGTATCAAGGAAAGGAGGAGGAGGGTGAGAAAATGTCGATTGATTCGTGGATGCAAAAGACAGAGTGCAAGGGTGACATGATATTCGTGCCCATCAAGAAAAAGACCGTGATTGAGAACCTGGTGATTGCGGATATCAGTGTCGAGTCGGAGAACCACAGCTTCATCGGGGGAAACAACTTTGCGGTTCACAACAGTGCAATGGGAAAGCAAGCCATCGGCATTTACACCAGCAATTACCAAAAGAGGTACGACACACTCGGACACGTCCTGAACTACCCTCAAGTCCCTCTTGTGCAGACAAGGACGTCGAAGCTGATCAACACACACAAGCTTCCGTGTGGAATCAACGCGATTGTTGCGATTGCGACGTGCACCGGTTTCAACCAGGAGGACTCTCTCATCATGAACCAATCGTCGGTGGACAGGGGAATGTTCAGCTCCACTTACTACCGCACATACCGGGAACAAAACAACAAAAATCACTCGACAGGCGAAGAAGAATACTTTTGCAAGCCCGATCCCGAGAAGACCAAGCAGCTGAAGCCGTACAACTACAGCAAGCTCTCTATGGATGGGTTTGCGCCCGAAAATACCTATGTCCAAGCTGGCGATGTCATGATTGGGAAATGCATGCCTCAGAAGCAAGGCAACATTATCATGAACAAAGATACGAGCGTTATCTTGAAGAACAACGAGCAAGGCTTCATTGATCGCAACTGTCACAATGACAAGTACTTCACGAACATCAATGGCGATGGCTACACGTTTGCCAAGGTGCGCATGCGGAGCGACCGTGTTCCCACTATCGGTGACAAGTTCAGTTGCTACACACCGGATCACGACATTCTTACAAATGATGGATGGGTAGCTATCAATGAGCTCACTACTCAGCACAAGGTAGCGACATTAGTCGATGATGCGCTCGTATATCAGTACCCAACAGAGGTCCAAAAGTATGATTACAATGGGAAAATCTATGTTGTGAAAAGCAACCAAGTGGATCTCAAAGTCACACCTAACCATAGGATGTACGTGCGCAACAAGTCGCCGGGATCAAAGTACAAGATGGAACTGGCGGAAAAGATTTATGGTGATAGGCGGCATTACAAGAAGAATGTTGATGTGTTTGAGCCTGATTTGACTGGTGCCCCTCCTGAGTTGATCATTGAGGATGGAAAGGTTGTCAAATTCCAAGTGCCAAACTCTGACATCATTGTTGACATTGAGTCATGGCTAGTATTCTTCGGGATTTGGATTGCGGAAGGGTGCACGCTTCGTTCGTGGGGTGTATCATTTGCATCACACAAACCCCGTGTCAAGGAAGCTCTTGATGATGTTTGTGGAAAGATGAAATTTAAAATTCACAAGCATATGGACAAGGCCGGTGATGAAGAGAGGAATGCATGGTGTATTCCAATCAAAGAGTTGGTTGACTATATCAAACCAATGAGTGTTGGTGCAGTGAGTAAACAACTTCCTGATTGGACTTGGTACCTTGATCGCGATCAATGCAAAACACTCATACATGGAATGTGTCTTGGAGATGGTCATACGATGGCATGTGGAACAAAGCGCTACGACACATCATCGACGGTCCTTGCAGACAATTTCCAAAGGCTCTGTCTACATGCAGGCTACTCTGCAAGCAAGCTTAGCAAGTGCAAGGCAGGAAGTGTTGCAGTTAAAAAGGACGGCTCCAAAATTAAAACAACAGTGACTGCATGGCGTCTCACCATTAATACTTCCCAAAATGAACCCCTCGTCAACAAAAACAAGATTGTTAAGGACCCAACATCATGGTTAGATTCGTGGGAAGATTATAACGGAACTGTCCATTGTTGCACTGTGCCCCTTGGTGCTGGTGTTTTGTATGTTCGGAGAAATGGTCAAGCGGTATTTTCCGGAAATAGTAGACATGGTCAGAAGGGCACAAACGGTATGCTTTATCGCGAGGAGGACATGCCGTTTACAAAGGACGGAATCAGGCCCGACATCATTATCAACCCTCACGCTATCCCTTCGCGTATGACGATCGGACAACTCATGGAGTGCATTATGGGCAAGGCGTGTGTAGCTATGGGCACCTATGGAGATGGAACTGCATTCTCCGATCTATCTGTCGAGGACATCGCAGGTCTTCTCGAAGAGAGTGGGTTTGAGCGACACGGCAATGAGATCATGTACAACAGCCGCACAGGCGAGCAGATTCCTACGTCAATCTTCATCGGTCCTACTACTTACCAGAGGCTGAAGCACATGACCTATGACAAGATACACTGTCTCACGGCTGACCACGAGGTACTGACTGACAGAGGGTGGGTGCCTATCGCAGATGTTGATGCAGCGGACCTTGTAGCAACATTGTGTGCAGGTGCACTCGTTTACGCGCATCCCATCAAGACGCTTCACTTCCATGACTATCATGGGAAAATGTACAAGATCAAGAATGAAAATATAGATCTCAAGGTCACTGTCAATCACCGGATGTGGGTTGCAAGAATCAATGAAGAGACACAAGGATGGGGGGATTATGGTTTCACAGAAGCAGAAGACTTGGTCGGGACGCCAGTGTTGTACCAAAATACAGCAAATTGGGATCATGAGCCATATCAGTTTGTCCTCCCAGGAGTTGACAATATACCGGCAAAGACAGTAGATATGGAAGCCTGGCTAAATGTGTTTGGAAATTGGATCTCCAATGGTTGGGCATACAAAGGAACAGGTGATCAAGACACAGTGACCTTTCAGCTCAGCAAGAAATACGTGTATTATGGTTTGTGGTCGTATATGTCTGAGTTAGGATTAGACTACTGCAAGGAGAAAGAAACAGCAGGTCATACAAAGGTACGGATTCACAACAAACAGTTACAATCCTACCTTAAGGACATGAGTGTTCATGTATCGGAGAGGTATCTACCTGATTGGGTATGGCTGCTATCAAAGAATCAGGCACAAAGCTTGTTATACAGTATGTCTGCATTGTATAAAAATGGCAACCTTGCATTGCATACGTCGTCTACAAGACTCGCAGATGATTTTATGAGGCTCTGTCTCCATGCGGGATGGTCCACCCAAAAGAAACTACACACTTCTAAATATCAGCTTCCCATCTGGAAAATGTATGTTATAACAAGAACCGGGCGAGTGTTCAACCTTGACAGGAAAAACCCTGTCGCTAATATGCCGAACAACAAAAATGAGACTGAGAAAGTGTTTGCTTACAATGGAAGTGTATACTGCCTACAAGTACCTTCAGAAGTATTCTACGTAAGGCGGAATGGCAAGGCTTGTTGGACGGGTAACTCTCGTGCTTCGAACGGGCCTGTTGTGATGCTCACAAGGCAGCCAGCAGAAGGCCGCGCTCGAGATGGCGGGCTGCGCCTTGGAGAGATGGAGATCGAGTGCAATTGGGCTCACGGTATTGTGCACTTTCTCAAAGAAAGGTTTATGGAGTGTTCTGACAACTACCGTGTTTACATTTGCAAGAAATGTGGAATGATTGCAAACGTCAACCCGGACAAAAACATATACTGTTGCAAGTCATGCAAGAACTCTACGCACTTTAGCCAGATCAGAATTCCATATGCGTGCAAGCTATTGTTCCAGGAGATTCAAACAATGAGTATTGGCGCAAAATTCATCACATAAAAGTAGCATAATAACAAAATGCAAAGCTGTCAATAAGTAAAGGTAGGAAGAAAGAAGGAAGAAAGGTATATTTGTAAAGGTAAAAAATAATAATATTATTTATTTTCAATATAGTTTTATTTTATCGTACTTAGGCTCTAGAGCTACTGTGTTCACATTTTTGATTCAGTTGTAATGTACTCTGAGCGCGTTAGCGTCTTTGTCTTGCTTGGAATTTTCTTAACAAAGTTTTCTAAAAAGTATTCAAACCCAACTATTTTTTTCTGTATGTAGCGATTAGTGTAAGCTATTTTGACACTTCTAAATGGTTTTACATTTATGACATCTTTTATAATAATCTTTACAAACTCTTTTAGGTTTTCTTTTATCGATAAATTGTAGAATTGTTCGGGGGGTTTAACTTTAGAACAGTATTTGTATATGGACACTGATGGTCCACTGAAAGCAAGCACATACATCAGCTTTGGATTTTTGATTATGATCTTCACATTATAATTGCAAAAAGTAACGTTTGCATTTACATGTTGATGTATGGCGTGACACAATTGCTCCTCTTTTACAAACGATTCATCTTTAATCAAATTGAAATATGATGTTGATGTTATTGCAAACTTTATATGCGATTGAAAACCAGGATCTATCTTTTCAAGACAATCAAGGATATTATACAACGCGAGTGGGGGAAGAGTATCCATTCGGCTATCAACAACTATAGCACAACTCAATTTTTTTATGCAATATTATTAGGCTCTAAAAATATATCTTCAACATGCTAACATAATAAGACTGTCTGGGAAGACTCGTAAATACAATTTGATCTTTTGCTGGTTTGTTTTGTTCCAGTGCTATTTCATTCAAGTTCACTTTGCAAATAAATGTAAACTCATCGTATTGTAATTGTTCGGAAACATCAACACATATATCAGAAAATGGAAGGATCAATGTATGGTATGCATCCTTTACAAGAGTGTCTTTTAATGGCAAATCCTGTTCTATTCGATCTAATGCCTTGTTCATTTGTTTTATTTTTGCTTTTACTTGACCGAGTTGATCATTACAGTTGGGCTTAGAGTGTCCATACATCCTTAACTCGTTTACAATCTGTCCTGTATTCAAAAGTAATGGTTTGGAAATTGTTCGTTTTTCAGACTTGTATTGACTTACGTTTCGCAAAATAGGAATCGATATCATATTACCAGTGAAGAATATTTGATTAAAGAAAACCTGAAGAAGTAAACTGATTGTGAATTGCGATACTATATTACACTACAAGACATGGTGTGAGTTGTGCATCAACAAACCTGCTTACAAGTACTTTTTTGTTCTCGACTAGTTTAACAGTGCTATTACAAACAATGTTGCTATTTGCAATAAAGTCACTAAACCCGGAAATGCTGTGGATAAACCTTCTAAATGTATTTAGGCCTTCTTCTGTTTCGAATTTCAATTTTGCTGCATAAAATACTTTATTTGTAACTGTCACTGCACATGGAATGTATAAAGGTACACCAAATCCAGGTGATATGGCAATCGCGTCTTTTAAATAATCGCATTGACTCATTATAAAACTTCGAGTAAACGTGTTAGGATTATTAGGATGTGACACGAGCACTTCAGTTAGGGTTGTGACTTGCGGTGAAGGTGGTGGGCTTTTTGGTAAAGGAGGTTGTTGCCTTGGACTTTGCTGGGGCTGAGCTGGTGGTGACAGTTTAGGTGATGGTGATTGTGATGGTGATTGTGGCGATGGAGGCAACTGAGGTAAAGAAGGTTGTGGGCTTGGTGGTGGCGAGCTTTTTGGTAAAGGAGGTTGTGGGCTTGGTGGTGGCGAGTTTTTTGGTAAAGGAGGTTGTGGGCTTGGACTTTGCTGGGGCTGAGCTGGTGGTGACAGTTTAGGTGATGGTGATTGTGATTGTGATGGTGATTGTGGCGATGGAGGCAACTGAGGTAAAGAAGGTTGTGGGCTTGGTGGTGGTGGGCTTTTTGGTAAAGGAGGTTGTTGCCTTGGGCTTGGTGGTGGTGGGCTTTTTGGTAAAGGAGGTTGTTGCCTTGGGCTTGGTGGTGGTGGGCTTTTTGGTAAAGGTGGTTGTTGCCTTGGGCTTGGTGGTGGTGGGCTTTTTGGTAAAGGAGGTTGTTGCCTTGGGCTTGGTGGTGGTGGGCTTTTTGGTAAAGGAGGTTGTTGCCTTGGGCTTG